TCAGCCGGAGCACTCCCTTCCCCGTTGAACGACACCACCGATTATATCATCAAGTCGATCTCCGGTGACTATTTCACGATTGCAACTGCTGCCGCACCTTCAGTCACACTGACATTGGCGACCGCCGGCACAGCCCCGTGGCATCTGAAATGGAAGCCTGCCTTCTGGCGTATTGCAAAAGGTAGCCCAGCGAGTCGCCCCCGAATGCACCTGCAGTTTACAAAACTGAACCCTGATGTACGCCAAAGTATGGTGACATCTTTGCAGGCTGACCCCGCCGTCACTACACCAGCGATCAAGGTCAAATCCCTGACCACCGATAAACCAGGTATCACTGGAGATCTGAAGCTTAAGCTCGAACTGCCTGTGCTTAATGGTTGGGACGGACAAGCAACAAGTTTGAATACAGGGCAGGCAGTAAAAGGCCTGTTCTACAATCCTGCCCTGGAGCGGGTGGAGCTCGCACTGGGTCCAGTTATCTCAGAAATACGTAACGGTGGTGGACTGAAGATCGAGACTGATGTAAATGGTACTTGTACCGTAACATTCGCCAACGCATACGCTAATTCCATCACAGAACTCGAGCCCGAGCAATCGCGCTTTGAATACTATGGATTGAATTCATTCCTAGCGTTGGACTATTCTACGACCGCCACAGGGTTTGCTGGTAAGTTCATCTTACCGGACCAGCTGGTCGCCGGGACAAGCAACTATCTTAGCTTGATGATGATGCTCTTCGGTAAAACGGGAGCAGCATCGAATTCAAAGACTGTGAGGTTTAAGTTCGAGTACTCCGTTGCTCATCTTAACAAGTCACTGACCTCCGACATTACTACGATTCCAGCAGTAAACTTCGACTTGCCGATTACTGGTAGTGCTTATTCGCAATACACGATGTTCGAGACACCTCAGACCTCGTTTCGTATCCCGATCTCGGCGCTTAGCCCTAAGGCAACGGTAAACTTCCGTCTTACCAGACTGCGTAACGACCCCACATCTGGGCTTTATACCGGTGTGGTGGGAGTTTCAAACGTTCACTGGCTACTGACCTAATTTATGCCTATTGTTGAAAACTTCGACTTTCTTAACGCCAACACGTTAAGAAACTTCCCTATAAAGGAAGGAGCTTCGCGACAGGACCAGTCAGGCGCGTTCACTCTGCCTGATGACTTCCTGGTTGACTTGCTGGTGTCGGCCACATCCGACCCGTCTTTGCGCGTTTATATCTCGAAGGTAATCAACACTCCAGACGAGATCGAACTCGAGTTGTCCGCCTATGGCACAAGCACGGTCATTGGTGTGTTTAGCGTGGCCGCGCAAGCACATACGCGGTATAACACCTATGTCATGGTACCTTCTGCCAGTTACACGGCAGCGACAGGCAAATTAACGGTGGCGGAAGTATCAAGCATGCTTTCGCTTCCGTATGGTACTTTTGTGTTCGACCAGGATAGCACCGAGCTGGAGATGCGCACGATCGTACCAGGTCTCGCCACGATTTCCCGGTTCGTGTTCAAGAACGCCGATGGTACCTCGGTGTCAGTAACTGGAGACGTCACAATCCTAGCACAGACAAATACGAAGTTTCGTCAGATTAACAGTACCACAGTCGCGATCGACGCTGGGGATGGCTTGGGGTTGAATGCAGCTTGCGCCGATGACCGCCCTTGTTTGAAGACGATCAATAGTATTGCACCAGACGCAAATGGCAATTTCCAACTAACAGCTTCAGACTGCGCAAGGTTCTCGGCTCTTACCGCCGGCACCCTCAAAGGGCTGAACTTAGCCGACTCGTGCTGCAAACCTTGCTTAAGCTGTAACGAGATTGGTGACTTGACTCAGCGGCTTATGCAATTGGAATCTGATTTGTTGGCCCTGCGTGAGCATTATAATGAAGTGTCTTTGTTGGCCAAACAATTCGGTCAGTTGTCCAGCGCCAGCTGCGAATGCACATAACCATGTATGCCTACGCCACTTGGATATCTGACAGAGAATTCTCTTACAACGTATCCGTTCAAGGACGGCTCCTCGTTGCGCCCAAACGGTAGTGGGGTGTTGCCTTTGGCGAACGACGTATTTCTTGACTTTCAGTTTACTACTACTGATAAGCTGGTATCCCGAGTAGCGCTCACCAGGCTACAAACATACGTAGACGGCTACGGCAGCAATTTGCGTTTCACGTTTTCCGTGTTTCGCTTTGACCCGGCGACTTCAAGCTGGTCAACCGCTGTAGTTACGTTTGCAAAAAATCACAGTCAACTGCTGCCCTACAGCCTGGTCTTTGAGACAGTGGGAGAGTACCGTATCAAGTTTGTACCCGGCGCTGGAATGACCCAACTCTTCAGCAGCCCTTACGGTGTGGTGTTGAACTTCCAGGCAGATCCTACCACAGGCGTTTTTGCAGCTGAACTGAACCCCGGTACAATCGTACCGATGCAGCCTCATGTATCTCAGGTGGCTTTCAAGAACGTCAAAGAGTCTTCAGCGATAATATCGCCAGTTGCCTCCGGAGCCATCACGTTGCAGGCTGGGGCTAACGTCGGGTTTGAGCCACATGTTTCCGATGTTGGGATGATTGTCAGAAAAGGAATAGGTACCGGGCTCTATGACCCGTGTGCTGATTTGCCGACAGACGTGATCAGGAGCATTAACGGGATCGGTGGCGAGGACTTTGTTTTTGTATCTGGGGACTGCTACCGGACACTTCCGTTCCCCTCCGCCCATATGCTCAAGTTCGAGCATACCTGCCGTCCAAAGTGTACAAATACAGAAGTCAATGCGTTTGCCTATTACGCCAACCGAGTGCAAGACGGGCTCAACCGCATGGGAGACTATGTAAAGACCATAGTAGACGAGCTTAAACTGCAGGTAGCCGCTAACGAGGCACTCAAGACCTCTCAGGTGATTTCGCCTTATATCGATTGTCAGACAGCCAAGACACTCTTCAATAACCGCGCATACGAGTCCATCGGAATAGGCATTTACGATCCAAACAAAAAGAAACTGTCGATGAACCTGGATGCTGTATTTTCGAACGGCATCGTCGATTCCAGCTACTTTGATTCCCACCCTGCCTGGACCAATTGGGTGTTGTACCCTGGCTCACCGGTGTTGCATGAAGATAACAACGCTTATCCTCTGACTCCGGTTATCCCAAATACGAATGACAAGATACCGTTGTTAATCTCCAGGGGCGTGGATTGTCGAGGCAGCGCACTGGTGAACTTCATTGCCAGTATCCCTTCAACTGCTAGTGACCAGTGGGTTAAGTTGGTACTGTCGGCTTACGACGGGGCAGCCCTGGTTGGTACTGCGTTCAAGTACCAGACCTTGATGCCTACACCTCGTCCTTATTTCAACCTTCGTGCACGGCGAGGCATCCGGTACGGCACCACAAATACCTACGTACACACCATTTCGATTGAGCTGTTTGACTCCAACCCAAGCTGGTCTGGCCTAACCTCCTTTTCGGCAGTGGTGAACAGCGTTCACATCGCAAAGACTCCGCAGTTACGGATCAACAATGGGGCTGCCTCCGTGTTGACGACAGCTGGAAAAACCGTTGCATTCACGAACCGTACCATTAACTATCCGGATCGAGCGGTTTTGACTTTCCAACTGGAGGCAACCACAGCAGCAACTGTGAACCTTTCGTTAACGTTTACGGTTGGTGGGCAGCAGACGGTGTTGAACAATCTTACTTTCTCTTGATATGCTGCACGTTGATTTCCTTAACAAAAACACAATGCGTAGCTACCCGCTAAGAGCGGATACCTCGTCTGTGTCACAGGCAGGTACGCCTGTCCCTTCTTCTTTGTTCTGTGCGGCGCAGTTTTCCGTGGCTAGCGTATATTCAAAGCTGGCCATGAACCGTATTGCTGTTAATGGTAAGTACATCAACATCTTAGTGTCAGCAACGAAGGACAACCAGAGAGTCTATCTGGGGTATTTCAACGGGCTTATCAAAACGGATTATCAACCGCTGCCTTTCTTGCCAATCGACCCTGGGGTGTATGGGCAGTTGATCATCGGCCGCCTGGAGGCGTTAGACGCTTTTCAGGGAGTACACACATTTGGGGTTGATGACATGATGTTCGAAGATAGCCTGGTTACCTATGTGGTGCCACCAGCGGTGACTTCTTTACTCGTAGGTAGCAAGACGTTGACCGGACGCGTTGGGCTTGAACTATCAAACGTTCAAAGGATCGTAAATCCAACCGACTTACAATTGGACGTTGTTTCCAAGGATTCTGTAAGGGCGACTGGCGACCTAAGCGCACAGTTTGGCAATTGTCCAACCAACCCGATCGGTTCGATGAACGGTGTGTTGCCGGACGAGCACGGCAATATTGATATCTATGGCATCGCGCCTGTTAAGGTGCGGGTCACGCCCATCGGTCTAACGCTCGACGTACAGGACGTCAGCCGTCAGGAGCTGTGCGCTGAAGATAAGCGTATCCCTCCATTGGTTGCCATATCGACTTACCTGAAAGACGTAACCAGGGCAGTCGTGCCCGAATGGAAGACGTGGCCTCAATACACCAGACCTTGAAGTATGAACAACACCATCGGAATCCTGGAATGGACTAACGAGCATAGCGTCAGCAGCTACCCGCTCGCTAAGGCCTTTACACCACAAGACTTCATTGTGGATGCATCGTTCGTGCAGTTTGATGGCTTCGTGCCGGTGTTGAAGTCGATTACAATCAAGCAGGGAAAGGCAACCCTCGTAATTACCACTGACGCTGGAGATGTGTCGGTGGTTGTGTCCCGCCCGTCGTCCTATTATTTCCCTGGCTATAGTGTGGAGCTTCGTGCTGGCGGACGGTACCTGGGACAGCTAGTCTTTGGCCAAGGGCTCGTGACGTTATTTTCAACCCACCTTGATGCAGCCTTAAAGCCAAACATTGCGTTCTTACCTTCGGTGGTACGTGGAATAAGTAGCCGCGGAGGGCTTTATTCCCTGGCGGGTTACTCAGGCGATGTCAATGTCTTTACGGGAGCCACACCCCAACTGCGAACCATATTCTTCGATCAGCTTGGAAATCAGGTAACTTGGAATGCTGGCTGGTTGGGGAACCAAGTGGAACAGCCACCCTTAAAGACGCTCAATGGAGTAACTCCAATTGGTAACGCATTATTTATTGAAGATTCTGACTTGGTAAAGGTGACACCTCAAGGGGATGGCGTTTTACTATCGGTGGTGGTACCATTGTCTGATGAGGTAATCTCACCGGTAACAAAGTACGAATAACCATGGCTCAATCCCTCATTGTTGAATGGCTTAATGAAAACGAATTTCGTTCGTATCCGCTTCGCTTTGCCAGGAGCCGTGAGGTCAAGGTAGCAGGCCTTGGTACTGTGTCTTTGGGCGGATTCAATGCGTCGGTTGGAGGTTATTTACTGAATGGAGGTAAAGATGCCCAAGGTGTTTCAACCCAGTTCTTAACCCAAGTGGGCGTCGGTGATCTCATCGGTATCCAAGGAAGTTACAGCGAAGTAATTCTCCCTCCTCGTCCGTCTGATATGACGGATTCAACTCTGTACGTAAAACAGGCTTTTCCTTTTTCCTCGTCCAGTTACTCGTACTCAATTACAAAACGTAATTTCTCGGGAGATGCCTTGGCTGAAGCAAATTTCAATTTCGAAGGCGTGTTGCTGGACGCCAATTTGGTGTATCACACATTGCCAGAAGAACCTCAGCTGGTGGGCAAGCTTTTAGCTATTTATCCCGAAGGTAGCTCTTTACGTGTCTCAGTTGGAGGACAGGCGTTATTCACGATCCCCGACTATACAACTGCGACATACCCTTACTATGTGAGGAACGCTGATGGCAGCTTGTTGGTGTTGGGGAACTCAGCCAAATGGGTAAAATCGAGATGGGACTTTGTGGAGCAGTATTTTGAGCCCTCGACGGTTACCCAATTGGATGGCGCCTGGCACGGCGTTACTTCTTTGTCCTTCAACAGTGACACTCCACTTACTGGAGTCATTGACTGCTTGGATGGGTACCAGTTGTCGCTGGCGGTGAACGAAGCTACGAACGCACTGAAGATTACTGCCGGTCGCGGGCAGGGTAAGCCTATAGGTTGTGACCGTATCTTCGGGGAAGATGCTCCTGCCGACTGCGGGGCTATCCTCTCTTTCATTAACAGTGCGTTTGCGCGTACAGACTTCGGTGCTGTCAACTTACTGCCCGGGAATCGTATTGCTGTCTATCCGGACCCAGATCGTCACCGTATTTACGTAGGACTGACCTTCGGTACGGAAGACATTTGCAAGACACTCCCGGCAAGACCTGTAACACAAATATGAACCGCGTTGTTATCTCATCACTTGAGTCGGCTGTGGCACTGATGCAGGCAAACCCACAGCTGCAGACGCTTCCGGCACTGCAGTCTCTTCGTCCGTTACTGCAACGCAACTTGCACTCAGAAGGGTGTTGTGGTGCGAAGCCTGATTTGTCGACTTATCGCACGGCCTTTGAAGGAGCATTTCGCAATATGACAGCTGGACAACGCCAAGACATGAAACGTATCCTTGGAGTAGATGAGGTGGCGTTCTTTGTCAGGACCGGCACCCAGATAGCGCAACAGACATTTTAACATGCACACTCGACTTCCTAGCTTCACTTTTGTCCGTGACCCGGTTTACGCCCAGACTGAGTGGTCGTTCACCCCACCAGCTACAACGCCACATTATCAGGGGAGCGACATTGTGTTGCCCATGTTCCTGCTTGATGCTGACAACGAGCCAATTACGTTGGGGGACTATCGCCTTACCTTTGTGGTCAAGAAATCGGAGATGGCCGAGAATGTCATCTTTCAGCAGGACATAACGACTCACCCGGCAAATAAGCCTGCTGGGGTGTATGAGGTCACAATACCTGCCACCATATCCAGCAGGTTGCCGGCAGGGGTTTATTACTTTGTCGTCCAAGCGGCGCATAAGACCACCGGTCGAATCATGCCTCCGTTTAGGGGATGCTTTAGCCTGGAGCTTTCTGCGGCTTCGCCAAACCCAAAGCTCGGCATACAGGATGGTGAGCCGACGGCTATTGGCCCGGGGGGTACTGCGGATGAGCTACGCGTCCCGGCGGAAATCACTGGCCCCAATACCCCCGACATCGGACAGCTCTTTTAACCGGACCCCCCATGTATTAGGGGGGTGGTTTGTGGTATAACAACTTGAAAGCCGTGGTTATTTCTACCCTACCGGGTCGATCATACACCCTGCGTTCAACCGATTGATTACCTCTAGGAGATACCCGCGGTAAGAACTGGAGATGATAGGTATCCCGATCCCTCTGGATAGGAAGAAGTTATTGATCGCCCGGACGAATGCGCTGACTGTCAAGAAGTGTTCATTAAGTAGCTCAAACGGTTCCTGTTTCCCTTCGTGGTAGATAACCCCAGTCCGGTAGAACTGCTGATTGGTTTTGTTTCGTTTGATGCAGTTGATCTCCATCGAGAAGTTGGTGAACTCTTGTAGCTGTCCATCGTGACCTTCGACGTAGTAACGCATGTCTTTGGCCACGAACTTTATGTGGCCAATCGTTACGTAAGCTTGCTTCTGGGCTTGCCAGGAGCCTTCCAGCTTCATTCCGAACCTTTTTTCTAGCTCTGAGAGCTGGACGTAATTAAGCCCTCCCAGGTTGTTTTTTAGCTTACCCTGTTCCTTTGCTCCTTCGATGATGTCGAGCGGATGCTGCTTGAATCGGATATTCTGGGCCTGCGTCCAAATCTGTAGACATTGGTTTACCTGTAGTTTATCGTGCAACCCGATTGGCTTGTTAACCCAATAGTCCAGCTTACGGTCCCATGTACAGCCATGATGAGTAAGCAGATTGGAGAGGTTACCATAGATCATTTTCTCTGGTTTTCCGTACCAGCCCTTTTCGCCGTTTATGAAGAAGGTGTGCCGTTGAAGCGGCGCACTCACTTTGGCAGACTCCAGTGAACAAAAGTGTGAAGGCGAGCACCACGTCGGTAGAATCAGCTTCCCGCGGACATGCCGTGGAAGCGTGAGCGGAGTGTAGTAGGTATTGAAGATCGAATCGCTCATGTACCCGACGCCGGTAGCGGCAAAAGCCTCCATACCGTTTTCCTTGAACATCTTGGCCAAGCTCCCCGTCTTGCCATCTGTACGCACTTCTCCTTCGTTGAACTCCGTCATTAGATCTTGATGCATCCGCCTGAGCGTCAATTGGATACGGATGTCGTTGCACAACCGCGCTACTGCGATCTCATTGTAAAAGATCTTCCCTTCATGGTACTGAGGCTTCTCGAGAATGAGGTCAGTGCAAAATGGCACGATGTCATCCAGTGGTAAGAAGTCAATTAAGGTACGTATTTGACCATCGGTCGCGCTCACTGCGAACCACCCAAATCGAGGCATCTTGATGAAGGTTTGGTCTTTTACACCGTTGTTGTCGCAAAAGGCTTGTAGGTTAATACGGCTGTTGAAGTCACTACTCGTCATGAGGGACATGGTATCATACTTTTGGATTGTGTCGAACCATATCCGGTGCTAGGATAATGGATATGAAATTGGACCAACTTTCTGATTCGTCAAACCAGCAGCTGTATCGCTTGCTGCAGGGTATCGACATCCCTGAGTTCGTGAAAGACGCCGCTGTTGACGATGAAGAATCGGTGGCGGCCTTGGCTAAATCGGCCTACGCCGACCAAGTCAATATCGCGTATCCGATCAACACTCCCGCTCGTGTTTACGTTAGCAACGCGTTCTTCCAGTCCAAGAAGGCTGCGTTCGAAAACCGATTCGGCACGGCGCACATGCGCGCTGTCGAAGAGCAGATCAAGGGAGCAGCTGAGTTGTTCAGTATTTCCAGAGAGATCGAGGCTTACAACGAAGCCCACGAAAAGCGTGCTTCATACGACCTGGAGCTGCAGCATGTATGCGTGGTCAACGACGACCAGCTTGGCGATACGCCCCTTTTTCCATTCAAAACGGCCGAAGAATTTTCCAAGTCTGCTGAGGTGTTCGCCACCAATATGCGGAACTACCCGTTTGAATGGCGCGAGCAGATTGCTCGTTCGTTTCTTTCCAAAGCCGCTGAAGTAGGTGTGGATGAACTACCTGACATCGTCTGCAAATATGCAGGACTATTTTTCCCGGACCATACTACGTCAGTATCAAATGAAGTGGCCCGAAGAGCCAATAAAATGTCTTCAAAGATTGCCAAAGACCGTCTCTTGGAGCTTGCAAACGCCGTCAGCGGCTTTGACTCGTTTGACTCCATTGAAGATGTGACGAAGATCGCACAGATTGTTTATCACGTCGAGCAAGCAGACGGGGCATACGATCGCCCTAAGACGGCGGAACTACTACCAGACCCAGTGGATGTGTTCTTCACCCTGCCTCCTACAAAGGTTGCTGAAATCTTGAATGTAGTAGAGATGGCGGGAGAGAAGTATCCTATTGGGCCTTTGAAGAAGGTGTCGGCCGACAGATATAAAGAAGCTTTCGGAATCGACATTGACCCATCCAACGAAGAACAACTTCGTGATGTTCTCCCGACCATGCCTATGAGCGACGTATCGTTGTTTAAGGAATTGACGGGAGTCACACCAGTTTGACTCTGAATGAGATTCACATTAGCCACGGGCTTTGACCGTAACACCCAGGACGAGGTGACTACCACCTTCGACCTCGACGTTAGTTTGATTAGGGAAACCCTGCAGAAGGGTTTCGACAAGATGGACTACGCTGAACGTACTGCGTGGATCTTTAAGAATGCCGAGACAGGGAAGCTTCTTGTTGACGAGAGGTAGCTCTCCGCAACATGTTTTAAGCCCTGATCCTGTACCGGTCGGGCCTTACATATGCAACTCAACATGGCTCCCATACCTGCTCCTGTTTATTTTGACCACCAGCTAACCTTGCGTGGTGTACCTCTTGCTCTACGGGTGTTTCCAGGGAACAACGTATTCACCCTTTCCTCAGGGCGTCCGTTGAAGCCAGCCGAGCAACAGGCTTTTGTTAAGTATCTGAAAGACGAAGGCTTCTTCGATAATCCAATGACCGGAGACGAGACCGACCAAGTTACGATATAACTCCCATGACCATATTCTCGTTAGAGGTGTTGAAGGATGAGAAGGCCCCGGCAATCGCTCTGGTTGACGTCGTGCTGCGTCGATATGGTACAGAGGCAATGTCTTGGCAGCCTGAGTTCCTACGGGAAGAATTGGAATCGGATTTCGGCGTAACCCTTTCGGATCTACAATCTGACAAGATTCAAGCAGGGTTCACGATTCTCCAGACCGACTTGTTCCAAAGTCAGTGGGAAGTATTCAAAACCGTCTGTCACCTTCTCAACAATACACCAGACAGCTTTGAAGACCCAACACCTCTAGAAGCTGAAGAATTAGCCGCCGCCCTGGCGCACTATCGGCTTTTCGTCGGTGACGCCGAGGATACGCCCTTCTCAGATGAAGTAAAGGCCTACGTCGGGGTGATACTCTATCACTATGGTATGTCGGAAGCGGCGTCTATTTTTAAGGGCGCCTTGATGCCTCCATCGGTCAAGGCGGATCCGTCAGAGAAGAATGCGGCTTTGAGCGCAATCTACGATGCTAGGACAAAAGCCCTTACGGATTATGTCCAGTCACTCGTTCGTCAATGAGACAACTCGCTAGTATTCAGCGCATCGTTGATCTCCAACCTATTCCAGACGCAGACAAAATCGAGAGCGCAACTGTGCTCGGTTGGAAGTGTGTCGTTAGAAAGGGGGAGTTCAGGGTGGGCGATCTGGTCGTCTATATCGAGCCAGATTCAATGCTTCCTTTTAACCCGTGGACAGGCGAACTGATCCCGGACAAACCTCTCCGACTGAAGACGGTGAGGATGAAAAAACAAATCTCCCAAGGGTTGGTCCTAGGTTTAGGTCTTCCACAACTGGCCGCCGTCAAACTTCTTCAGGTAGGCACCGATGTTACGGGAGTCCTAGGTATCACGAAATATGAACCTCCTCCTCTCCCTGCGGTTATGGCTGGTCTGGCTCGTGGAGACTTTCCTTCCTTCCTCGTCAAGACGGACGAAACAAGACTCCAGGCGTGCCCATCCGTCTTACAGCGGTGGCCGAACATACAATTCACCGTCACCGAGAAGATTGACGGAATGTCCACAACCTACTATTCAACCATGGCATTGGATGGTCAACCCATGCGTGGTGCCTGTTCCAGAAATCGTGACCTTATCCCAGGAGACGCCGTTCAGTGGAAGGTGGCCGCAGAACGTCAGATCCACGAAGCACTTGAACAATACGGGCAAGCGCATGGGACGCATTACGCCGTTCAGGGAGAACTCGCGGGTCCGAACATTCAGAGCAACAAACTAGGGCTGTCCTCCGTCCAGTTCTTTGCTTTCAACCTGTTCGACATCGACCGGCATCGCTTCCTTACCAATGAGGAGCTCGCCTCGTGGTGTCAGACTTGGAATATTGGGATGGTTCCGATCATTGAGCCTAGTATTACGCTGGCGGGACACACCGTCGACTCGTTGGTGGAGTTCGTCACGCGTAAGTCACTACTCAACCCACAAGTGTGGATTGAAGGAGGGGTTTTCCGACCACATGTCGAAACAGTCGACTGTGACCTTGGGCGTCTGTCCTTCAAGGTAATCAACCCCGAATTTCTACTCAAGTACGGAGAGTAGAGCAACTATGTCACTAATCGGCCGGCCTTATGGGCCGGCTTTTTCATTGTGCTCCTGAATAAAGTTCAACAACGTAACAAACACGCGCTGGCAACATTCCGTCGGCTGAACGAGTTGCACCAACAACGATGGTGTGGAAGGTGGGTACCGTGTAAACCGTTTCAATACGGTTGGATCCGTGACTGGGACCTTCGCCCGGATGTGGCGGCCCGAGCTGACGCTGCGGACTTCCGCAAGATCCTGAACCACATCGGCTGCCATCAGTGGTCCAAGACCCAGGATTTTCTGGTTAGGGGTTTTGGGCGGAAAAAGCGTGTGACCCTGGATCCGCCTCCGCTTCGCCCTATCGAGGTGCGCCCGCATTATTCGACTGGAGAAGAAATTGGTTGGCCTAAGGACCTACCAGAATCTTTGAAGAAGTGGTTTTATCGCCACGAATGCAACGCTCCTTTCTGTTGTTGCTATCCGAAAGATCGGCGCTTTCGCCCGGCACACTACTCTTTCCGGTCCCCGTGGATGTTCCAGTTGCGCATTCGCCCAGCGTACATCAGCAAGTTGCCGGCATGTGACGGCGACCTGGACACCCAAATCGCTCAGTTGCAACGTCACATGGATTGCAACAATTTCTATCCTCTTATCAGCCACTTGCATGGGCACTCTGCCTATAACGGCCGTGACAATCTCCGTCGAGCTAAACTCGCCGAGGATACCGCCCAGAAAGAACTCCGTACTGAACTCTATGAATCAACCGCGTATCTTGACTCCTGACCAACTCCGTAACGCTCCTCTTCTTGGTGGGCCTCCTATGCCTCCCCGTCCTCCTTCGCTCGATGAGGTCCTCCCTCAGTATGTCGAGGGAATGAAGGCTGCGGCCGCTCGTGATCTCTCGACCCTCCCGGCCTTGGTGGCGTATAGTGCATTGAGTGACCGCCTCATTGCAGGCGGACTCTCAAAACCGCTCGTCTCCAAGCTTCTTCCTCGGGTGAAGATCGCAGTGACCGAAGCGTTTATCAACCATCCTCGATACGCAGAGGTCATCCAAGGGTTCGCCAACATCATGGTGGAATTGTACCGGGCCGTGACTGGGCGCTTTGGTGATGACGGCGAGGAACTTTTCCTCGCCATGTGTGAGGATCGTTTTGCCCTCGTACTGCCTGTTTAGTTATGCCCACACAAGTTACACCACCGACGGTGACCTTAAGTAGCCCACAAGACCCGCTATGCTACCGATGTGTCCACCGTCGATCCATCCCTGGGGATTGTCATTCCCGTTGTACTGGAGCTTTGAGCTTTAAGCAGGTTACCGCAAATTCCCACGGAGTAGCGCAGGGTTGGTTTTTCTGGCCTTTCAACTTTGACCCAGTCTGGTTGGAATCTTGCAGCAACTTCCAGGCATTACCCGTGGACCCCGCCGCGCCACTCCCCGTCAACAGCAGAGGATGAGGGTGCGTTGAGCACAGGATTACCGGCCAGCAAATGCGCTTGGCACACAGCAAAATTTAGTGCATGGAAGAAGTCATCAGGCTTGGCTGCGGGGTGGCGGTAGACCAGTTCTTGCCGGAGCACGCCTTCCTTCACTTCAACGAAGATGTTCAAGATGTCACTATGACACTCCGACGTCTGTTCCCAATTTGGGAACAACACCTTCCCGGCCTTTAGTTGGTTGAACACAAAGGTCATGGTGTCACTGCGATGCAAGCACCAGCGATTCTGCGACGGGTGAATCGCGTTCGGTGGTGTCTTGTATTGTTGCATAAGCAACCCATCCTCGTAACGAACCAGCTGAGTACGCTGCCACGACGTCTGGTCCGCCAGCATCTTACCACGTGCAGGGTCTGGGCCCGCGTCACAAGCACAAAAAGCGTTTACTCGGTTGGCAAATTCGGCGATGTCATGGATATGCTTCTCGTAGTCAAAGTCCTTTAGGATGCGTGCGAAGAACACTTCGTACACCCCGTCTTCACGAAGACCTCCCATAACGACTGCGGTACGAGAAGTATCCATGTTGACGCCCCAGTCAACACCACAAGTAATATATAGATACCTCGACAACCCTCTGGTGTAAACACCATCCATATCACCGAGAGTCGACAGCTTCTTTAGCTGCTCCTCGGTGATGGGCTTGGAACCGGTGTCGAAAGCGAGGCCGAATACCTCGTTGTTGATTTGGGCTGGTGAGTATTTGTTTGGCCCGGTGTTCCAAACCTTCTTGTAGATTTCAGCCCATTCCCTCGGGTCTTGGTTGAAGTGTGTCAGGATTGGTTGGGCCAGATGATAACCGATCAGGTCATAGGCACCAGGGTTAAACTCCACCCACTCGCCTGTACCTGTATTGAGCAAGGTGCTGCACTTACTGCAAGAGAGCCCTTCCTTTCGGACCATCTTGAATGGCTCGTTGTCGGGAGTAAGGCTGTTCCAATGCCCGCACGCGGGGCACTTGGTAACCCATTCGCATTGGCTGGATGTTTTCCACAGCTCATTGATGGTGTTGTCGGTGGTCAGTGGAGTACCGGCGAAAATCTCTCGTTTGAACGCAGACAATGCCATTGTCTCTTTGATAATGGGGAGAGTTTCAAACGCCATGTCCTGCACCTCGTCATGAATGTTCTGGTCAGTAGCGGGACCACGAATACGCGAGGCGTCCTCTTTGCAGTAACGCAGGATTACGCTACTATTCGTATCTTCCAGGATTTTTTCAAATACGTCATTTCTACTAAACCCACGAAGCACCTGCTTCAACGGTGGGCTTTCGAATCGCACATTAAGATAGTTGTTGCTAAAGTATTTTGCCGATAGTTCTTGTGGAGCCACATATAGCATCTTGTAATGCTGGTATCGCAGCAAATTCAGCGCGATCATGTTGCTCAACAGGGTTGATTTCAGTGTCTTACGGCTGCACTTTAATAAAAGCCTCTGCGGAGTACCATCATAGATTGCCCGCATCATCTGGAACTTTTCCAGACTTTGTGGACGCCCTTCGTTGTCATAGAGATAAGTCTCAACAACGGTGGAGAGCGGAGCAGACAAGAAAAGCAGCTGCCTTGCGGTGGCTTTGGCTTCCTCCTTGGATGCTGGCGAGGATAATATTTCCTTAGCTTTAGCAAGCAGAGCATGCAGATTCGATATCATAGTAATGAGTCACCAGCTTTTAATACCTGGCTGGAACTCATTGTAACTTCCTTTTCGATGATGATCAATGGCGTAGTTATCATCGTAAAAGCCATTTTGCCAGTAAACAACCGAACGCCAAATGAGCAAAACAACCAAGCGGGTAACAGCGAAAGACGGTTCGATTAACCCACAAACCTCTTCCTCCCCGACCTATATCACCGGTAAGGCGAAGAGCCGTACCGTGAGCGCAGTGAAGAACCCAAAGAAGAACAAGTAATTATGGGAAGACCTAAAGGATCCAAGAACAAACCCAAGCTCCCTGCTGTCACAGCAGCTAGTACTCTTGCACCTACCCCGGCGCCTACTGTACAGAAGCGCGCCCGCGCGGTTGCTGCTACGCCTCCACCGCCTCCGCCTGCTCCTCCGGCAACTGCCGAGGTTCCCAAGCGTCGTGGCCGGCCTCCTGGGAGCAAGAACAAGCCCAAGGACGGCGCACCCGCCGCTCCTGCGCCCGCCGCTCCTACACCAGAGCCAGCGAAGCGTACCCCGAGGGTTGTGGTGCCTGCGGTGACACCGCCACCACTGCCTCCAGTCGTAACTACGACCGTTCCAGCAGCGACGCAGATCACACGAACCGACACGGACGACGCTCCTGACCAGGAAGCTTCTCAGGAAAAACTCGCCGCATACACGGTGCTTGACCTGCGCCATCCGGCACTGAAAGAACTTCAGGCTCATGCGACGGCATTCTTTGACCAGGCCTCGCCACGGCAGAAGCTGTTCTTTGAAGGAAAAGTCCGCCCGGGCATGACTGTGCCGTTGGCGGTGTTGAAGGTCCTTGTGGACTTTTTCGAAATCGACGTTCTGAAACTCATCGACCAACATGCCAAAGCCCAAGCGGGTCACGAAAAAGTCGGGGGCTAAACCCTCGCGTCCTTCATCTGCGCGACTTCCAATCGATGCAGCTGAAGTGGAAAAGCTGGTGCAACTGGCGTTCAAGGGGTCCGTAGTATTGGTCCCTTCTGAGCGACCTTCAGCACCAGCAGCATCCCCAGAGGCACGGCGGGCACAAATCCGCCGTACCTTTTTCGACGACCTTGACCTGCCTCAGCTGGAGGAGGATCTCGAGGTCATGCAGGAAGTTCAATTACTTACTAGCAGGAGAGGCGACGATTACGCCAGTGCGGCAGTTGACCGTGTGGTCAATTTGCTTGAGTCTCTCCTTGATACTGGCGAAACATGTAAAGTTTCAAGCACCTAAGCTACAATGAGTTCCAGGGTGTCATTCCAGGGCCGGCTCGAAGCCTATCTCAATTCGAGTTATCCGTTGTTGTGGGTTCAGACTCACGAGGAAGGCCGTGTAATCAGTGAGATCTCGGACTGGGTTCTTAACCCTCCTCCTGAGAGTGGCCGGCGTGCCCGGACTATCCTCGAATGGGACGCCATTCGCGGACTCACCAAGATGGAGTTGAACAAATCACGCACAGCGATTAACGATACGGCAGTAGTGAAGAAGTTGCTGGAGTACATCGAGAAGAATTCGGCTGACCGGCAGCTTTTCATTCTCAAGGATTTTCATCCGTACTTCCAGGACCCTTCGGTGCGCCGTGCGTTTCGAAATGTGATCGGACGGTTGAAGAGTAAAGGTACAACCGTGTTATTCGTCACTCCTCTTTATGCGATACCTGAGGAGCTCATCAAGGACGTCCAGGTGCTCGACTTCGCCCTGCCGGGTGACGAAGGGTTGCGAGACCGACTTCTTTTCGTACAGCGCGGGGTCGAGGCCACCAAGGCAGCCGGGTCACACCACGACTTTTCCATTTCCCCGGAAATCATGGCCAAGGCCATTGAGGCGGCGAAGGGATTAACGGACAGCGAGGCTGAAAACGCGTACACTCTTGCCATCGTGGGTAGCAAGAAGTTCGATCGGACCTTTGTCGATTCTGTGTTTACCGAAAAGGTTGCGCACCTGAAGAAGTCCGGGCTGCTTACTTACCTGGAGCCTGATGTGACGTTTGATGAGGTCGGCGGGCTGGAAGGGTTGAAAGCCTGGATCCGTCAGCGTGGACAGGCGTATCTTCCGGCTGCACGGAAATACGGGCTACCTTACCCAAGGGGTGTGCTGCTGTGCGGCGTCCCGGGATCTGGTAAAACGCTACTCGCCAAGGCGACGTCGGCGGAACTCGGACTACCTGCCTTCCAACTGGACATCGGTTCATTGTTCGGTAAGTTGGTTGGCGAAACCGAACAGAACTTCCGGCGCGTCATTCAGGCTGTGGATGGTATCGGCAGCTGTATCCTCTATATCGACGAGATCGAGAAATCGTTGAATCGCTCCGCCGTATCAGGCCAGGGCGATACCGGCACGTCATCCAGAAGTTTTGGTACTCTGTTGACGTGGCTTTCTGAGCACAAGACTCCGGTCTTTGTGATCGGCACTTCAAACAACTTTACGATCCTTCCCCCGGAGATGATTCGTAAGGGACGGTTTGACGAGTTGTTCTGGCTGGACCTGCCTTCTGAGGCTGACCGAGCTTCGATCTTCCGCGTATTGCTGAAGCGCTACGGCAGGGAACCAGGCAAGTTCAATTTGAAACACCTGGCGAAGGAGTCCCGAGGGTTCACCGGCGCAGAGATTGAACAAGTGATCGTCAGCGTGATGTTCAAGTGTTTCTCTGACGGTCAACGCGAGTTCTCTGACGCAGACTTGATCCAGGAAATTCAGGGAACCACCCCGCAATCGAAGACGAACGAGGCAGATATCGTCCGGATGCGCGCCGAGGCTGAAGGTAAGCTGCGTATGGCCGGTAACGATGGAACGGTGGTCGACGTAAAAGAAGAACTGCGGAGTATTGCCATATGAGTCAAGCCCCACAACCGCAAGCTCCGAACGCGCTCAACGAGCGTTTTCAACGCTTGTTCCGTGATGGAAAATTGGTGCAGCTTCACGTATCAAAATGGTCGATGGCGACCAGGTTGAACCGCGAGGATCTGCCTTTAGTTGCAAACGCCGTGTTGCCGGAGTTCGTGAAGCTCGGCAACAAGATGCTGGTCGGTGAAGAGCAGCTGCGCAAGTTCGCAGCGCTTGAGAACGCTGCACGGGCATATCTCCGTGCGCACGCTCATCCATTCCCGATCGCACAAGCGCATTTTGTGCCACACCGTACTTTGACGACGGTGATCGAGAAGCTTCACGACTTCCGCACAAAGTACCTCGCGCTCGTCGAGACGTTTCTCCGCGAATACGAGGTGCACAAGGAAGCCATGCTGGCAAAATACCCGGATCACCGGGCGTTATTGCTGCCCTATTACCCGAGCCGCGAACACGTTCGCACCAAGTTCGGGTTTCATATCGGTATGTTCGAGGTCGCATTCCCAAGACAAATGCGGGAAATTGACCTGGCCTCTGTACAGGCCGAAGCCACCGCTCGAGAGGACATGCAGCGTAAATTCGAGGCAGAGTGGCAACGACAATATGCACAAAGCATGCAGCAAGTGGACAGCTTCTTGAAGGACGCTGTCACCTCCATGCGTGAGCGTATTGTGGAGGTGTTTGAAACCATTGCACGCAAGATCAAGGATCGGGAGGTAGTATCAACGACCAACCTGAAAACCATGGCTGGGATTATCGAGGCTTTTGAAGGTCTCGACTTCCTTGACGACAAGGTTGTTCGTGAAAAGCTCGCTGCAGTCCGAGGAATTATCGGCTCTGGCCGGGACCTCAAGACTGACTATGACGCAATTGCGGCCCTCGGTGCTGCAGTTGGTGAGGTACTGCAAGTCGCTAAAGACACTTCCGACCTTGACGCGTTGACCGGCGAGTACGTTCGACGTATCGAGGTATGAGCAACAGTCCATTGGACGATATTCACGAATACAAGTTCGATACGGTGTGGATCAAGTTCACAAACCTCAAACATCCCACCCCGGTGGTTTGGATTGAGTTGGCCTCCGGCATATATGTAGCCGAGGAATCCACGCCAGACGAGCTGGTGTTCTTAACGAAGAAAATTGTACCGGTAGCTGAGGAAAATATTGTCAGCCCAGAAACCGCGGATGACTCGCCGGAGAAGACACACTTGAAAAGGGCGGATTTGATCCACTATTTGGAAAGCAAACTTCGCCCGACACCGGAGGAGGACGTAGTGGACTACGGCCCAATCGAGGACATCAGAATGCAACCTGCAGGACGTGAGATGACAAAAGAAGTCTATCAATTCCTGCTTCAATACGGAGTACGTTAATGTCACATACAGTCAAAGTCGCAGTGCAGTTCAAGGTCACCGAGCTACCGCAATTGACCAGGTCCCTGGAGGCCCTTGGTTGGACGCTCGTTCAAAACGGCCAGGCCCGTCAATACGGCGGGACCTCAATGGGCTACCCTTACGTGGCGGTAAACCCGGATAAGACGGGGTCAGGTTATGACGTGGGGATCAAGCCAGAAGGTGGAGTGCTCGGGTTTTACACCGACTTCTACGGAGGGTCGGTTGGAAAAACGCTTGGCGAAGGGTTTTACAAGTTGAAACAAGAGTTCGCCAACGCTGTCATTGAGGACGAGTTCCCTAACGCCAGTATTACTCGGCAGAGGGACGAACAAGGAAATATTATCGTCGAAGTCGCCGAGTGGAACTAACAGGCACATGAACAACAAACCATTGGCTAGAGAACTGACCACGGACATTATCCAGGCGCTTCAGCGTCACTACTTTGCTGAGGATCCCCCACCGAAGTTCGTGACGGTGGACGCAAAGACGGTACGTGCCGATAAAGCGGATTCGGCATTCTTCTGTGCCAAGGTGACCATTGAGGTGGAGCACATTGCCGGAAGCCCGAAGAAGCACACGGTACATATTCGATTCCGCCTCGACCAGAAAAAGCGGGTTATCCCGGCCTCCATCAGCTATCTATGAAACGCATCCGATTCAAAATCGACAAACACGGCGCCACTACGATTCTTGACGCCGAAGGATACGGCAGCACTTGTGTCGCTGCCACCGCAAGGCTTGAAGGGCGCCTCGGAACGGTAGACGAGTCGTCCAGGGCCTCGACGCCAAACTTCTTCGCCGATCCTGAGACCCAGACGGCGCAACAAGGGTTGGGATGAAAAAGCCCATGAAAATCCTGCTGACGCCGGAAGGCAGGATGGTAGCAGTGTATTCCGATGCATTGCTGCCAGTGGCTGACCGGCTTGGTGAAAAAACAATCGACCGTGCCAGCGACGTTGAGTGGCAGGATGGGGCCTGGGAGGCAAAAAGTCGGCAAACCGGAGAAATCCTCGCACGAGAACCCACCCGCGAAAGAGCCTTGCAATTGGAAGTCAAGGCGATAGAATCCAACCTTGCTGCATATGCTTGAGTCGTCTTCATTCCTTGCAATCTCCGATGTTCATATCGGGTTAAACCTGTACAACCAGCAAGAGCTCGGCGCTGATCTTCGGCGCTTGTTTGCAGAAGCTTGTCGTACGGCTGCTGCGTTACATGTTGATTATCTGGTCATCGCAGGTGACCTATTCGACACAAACAAGCCTACTCCTGACTTGATCCATTTCGTAAGGAATGAAATCGAAAATGCGAGGTTGGCTGGCGTACGCGTAATTGGTATCGCCGGGGATCACGATAAACCGGTAAATACTGAGTCGTGGACTAAAATCAGCGGAGTGGTTCCTGTCGAGACTGCCCCGCAGTTCGTTGGTTGTGATTACTCGGACAATCCGGCAGAAGTAATGGCACATCTCCAAACAGCGGTAAATCGGAGTACCGCCGAATGGATTGTGCTGCATGGGCAGGTGCCTGCTCTGTGGCCATTCTGCGAAGAGCGTAAGAAGCTGGACTTAAGCACGTTGCGGTTGTTCGAATTGTACCCTCGTCTCCGCGGCGTCCTCCTCGGAGATATTCATAAACCCTATGAAGGCAGCATCAAGGCAGACGGGCGTGAAGCCTTCATAGGGTATTGTGGCAGTTTGGGTGTCACCTCGTCTTCTGACATTGGTGTGCACACTGGAATGCTGCATTTCAACGGCCACGTCTTGAGTCGTATCCCGTATCCATTAGGACGGGATTTTATCAAGCTGGACCTGACGACTTCGGCCACGAAAGGGCTGGAGGTCGGCTATTACATCGACAAGTACAAGAAACACCGAGGGCGTCGCCCTGTGTTTTTGATTGAATACTCATCCTCTACGAGAGACCGGTTGGTTGAAGCTCGCGAGCTGTACCAGCTTGGTATCGTAAGGACAACTCAAATACGTGCGAAAGATTCTTCTGGCGAGGTCGTCAAGGGAGTCAGCATTCGTAATGAGTTGAATAATCAAGTTCGGATAGGCGCTGTTTTGAAAGACATGGTGCCTGACGAAGAAGTACGGTTACTATTAACTTCGGCTCTAGACACTGAAGACCCCCGGCTGGTGCTGGACGGCTTCAAAGGAAAATACCTTGTATGAGCCGACTAATGACATGGTTTGACGATGGAGAACCGATTTGGCCGCGAGCGCAGCTAGAGTCGCATTTCATCCAAAAGCTTATCATAGCAGGTGTATGGGTAATCGCTGTGGTCGATTATCCTTCGGCAATGTCGTTGTCGCACCTGGTAATTCCACCAACAAAATCAATCAATCAACCAATTAAATGACTCCCTCTATTGTGCAGCACTTCTATCTTCGTACTTCCACGGCCGGTTTGGTCGGCAAGGATGGTACGCCTGTTCCCCCTGACCACCGTGGCCACCCGGTTGGTGTTCTCGCCATGACCTTTACTCCGAAAGGAACGATCCGATTCTCGGGCTCCCTGGTCAGTAAGAAGGACGTGTTCCTGAAGAAGACCGGTGTCGCGAAGGCTCACGGCCGTTTGTCAAACGACAGTACTTCCGCCGAAGTCCCTGTTGACCAGTTCAAGGCGATGGACACCTGTCTTCTGGCTGCAACGATCGGCCTGTACACCAGGCGCGGTAATCGGTTCCACGAGATCGACTGGGCCAGGGCGGAAAAGACCAAGCTGTCGGCACTCGACAGTCTTGAAGCACGCTGTGGCAAGACGCCCGCGTGAGTTGACTTTTACCGCGAGGGTCGGCGATGAGCCGGCCCTCGCTTCACCCATAACTCCGTTCGTTTCTTTTTAGCTATGATGATCTTAAATGAACTGACGCTCAGACGGTTTCGTATTCACGATAATCTGACGATCAAGTTCTCATCGGGCGTCACAGGTATTGTTGGTCGTAATGGTACTGGAAAGAGTTCCATCATCGAGGCTATCGGCTTCTTGTTCACTGGCGAAACTGACGACCCGAAGGAACAGGTCATCACAGCTGGAGCGAGCGGTACGGCTTATGTGCGTGGTAAATTCACCCTGAATGGAAAAGAGGGTGTCATTGAGCGTGCACTGGACACTTCCAGGGTGATATTGGAGTACGACGGGCAGAAGCTGGTGAAAGCCAGTGAAGTGAGGGATATGTGGGCAAAAATGATCCAGGTGGATTCCCATATCTTCCAGCACGTCATCATGGCCAAGCAGAAGAAAATCCCGGAGTTGTTCTCGGGTGAAACCGCGGTCCGGGAAAAGGCCTTCCAGCGTATCTTCATGGTGCCAAATACCGAGAAGTTACGCAGCTTGATCTGGGACGGGTACATCAAGACTTGTCCTCCTCCGTTGCCTGAAGACGACGTACACGCTATTGACTTACAGCTTGCCAGGTTGCGTACGGAGCTGACCCCCAAGGAAGAAAAGCTCCTGCTCATGTCAACCTCCGTTCTCAGTGAGCAGCAGATGATGGCTGTGCTTGGATATACTGACCATTACAACAGGTGTATCCAGGACGCGCGCAAGCGTCCGATTCTCGAAGCTCAGTTGGCAGAGGCTAAAGCCAATGTGGAAAGTTTCGTCAGTCAGTTCACTGCATTGGGTGAACAACTGCGCACAATACCCGAAGACCTTGAAAGTCAGTACGCAGAGCTTGTAACTAAGAAAGAGCAGTATAGGCAGCACCTCCAAGCCAAGAGTGCATTGGCTTCCGCTTGTGAGACAATGCAGAGTCTCAAGGTCGATCCTGTCGCTCTTCAAGCTGAAATTGATGAGCTGCAACAACGGTGTGACACGCATCGCTCGGCAGTTATGTCCAACCAACTGGAAGTTCAGAAAGTACGACAGGAAATACACGGGCTTCAAAACCTTAGTGGTGCCGCGACTTGTCCGACCTGTCACCAGCCGCTAACCGACGTAGCTCAACATTTGGCCGATGCCCAGAGTCGCCTCCTCTCCCTGACTAGCGATGGTGCTTATGCTCAAAGTCAACTGGAGGCACAAAGGGAAATCTTGCAATCGCGCAAGGCCGTGCTGTCCCAGTGGCATGCATTGAACGCCCAGGTACAGGCATTGAACGCCCAGGCAACCGGTTCTTATGTGGAGTATGACGAGGCCAGACTAATGGCTGTTATGACCTTGCGACAGCACGTACAGACCACCCTTACCACAATGAGGCAGCTGGACAACGCCCGCATTCAGACTGAAGCATCTGTTCGTGTCCTTGAGGAGCAATTAAAGCACTTGGTGGAATATACAGGCAACGCCACTCCGGCTGAAGAGTTAACCTTGATGAATGAGGTGTTGCAACGTCACCGGTTGAGAATGCAGGAGATCAGCGCGTTGGAAAAGGAAGTCGCCCAGGTCCGCACTGAGGTGACCATCCTTGAGCAAAGACGTGTAGCTTCACTGGCAAACCACGAGAAGAACTTGGCGAGGACGGAGTATAGCAATAAATTGCGCATGGCGTATGACGTGCTGCATACCTCTCAGTTTCCTCGTCGTCTTGTACAAACCTACGGGACCGTTGTAGAAGAGGAACTCCAGCAGCAACTCCAGAGGTTCGACCTGCCGTATCGCGCAAATATCAACGAAGACTTCAGGATCGTCGTTACACGCGATGGACACGTGGTACCGCGGTTATCTGGCGGCCAGGAAATGGTCGTGGGGTTGTGCCTTCGCCTTGCGCTGCACTCCATGTTTAGCCAGGCCTTCCCGATGTTGATCATCGATGAAGGCACAACGCATTTGGATGAAGAGAACAAGAAGTTGTATTTCCAATGCGTGAAAGATCTGAAGGCGGACAAGATCATCCAGCAGTTAATTATCATTGACCATAGCTCTCTGCTTACAGAGGCTGTGGATCATGTCATCCGACTATAGCATATGATTGGTGCACTTTGTTTAATTGGTTCAGGCGCCTTGTTGGCATTGTATTTTACTCATGCAAGTTTTAGGAACCGGGTCAACGACCTGGCACTGCATGTAAAGGCATTGTTCGCTCGCCCGGGTCCTATTCCTACTACCCCGATTGACCCTCCGCCTGCGGCAACGCAGGTTACTGAGGTACCACCGACTTAATATATGGAGATCACAATCACCAGAGTTGACGGCGCTTTGTCGGTTGTTCCCAGCCCGCCCTATCTGGTGGAGTACCTCCAGTACTATCACCGAGGGTTCAAACTGGTAAACTATCGAAGAGTAAACGACTTCGAGCAGAGGTTGTTGCATCAGATTCAACCTGATGGTTCGTTGATCACCTTCCCGGGGTTCTTTGATAAAATACTCGAGCTGTGCCACTCGAACCATGATACGGTTCGGGTGGTCGATCAACGGACTGCTTTGCCTCCGGTCGCATGGGAGGCTATTCGGGACATCAATTGGGCCGGCATTGGCTCCACGGGGCTGCGGGCTTATCAGTTCGATCCTATTGCGGAGTTTTTGACCAAAGCACAAAGCTCCTCCGGGATCGTTAATGCGGCAGGTGGGTTTGGTAAAACGATCGTACAGGGCGTAACTTACGCTGCGTTCAACAGTCTTAACACCATCCTCGCGATTCCTCTCAAGGAGGTCTTCACACAGACTTTCGAAAAGTTTCGCCGGATGTTTCCTGGTAAACACATCGGTCGTGTTGGAGGAGGTTTTCATGACATATCCCCAGACATCACAATCACTACCTTCAAGTCCTTACGAAGCTGCGCCATTGAAAAATGCCAGCTCTTGCTTATCGATGAGTTGCAGAGTACGGCCGGTGAGGAAATCAGCGCAACTCTCTGTTCGATGCACCCCATTCGTGTATTCGGGTACACTGCCACTGACAAGGGAATGTTCAACAAGGCCGAGAAGCTTCTCAAGGGCCTTTTCGGTGAACGGCTCATTTACATCCCCTACAAGGAAGCCGAAGAGTCAAATGCTGTTGTGCCGGTGAGCGTTTGGTTTATCAAGACTCCGACCGATATCATGATTTCGGCCGGCACGATGGAAGGAAAACTGAGACAAGGGATCAAACAGTGCAGGCCTCGCAATGAGCTGATCGGCCAGGTTTGTCGCGCTGTGCCAGACAATTGGCAGACCTTGATCTTTGTGGATCACATATCCGACCATTTAAGGGCGCTACACAAAGAGCTGCCAGCGGGCACCCGGTTCATCCACCGTGAGGCTACCAAGACTCTGGGAGAATATGCTCTGTCTCCTAAGAAACAGCGGGATACGATCGCCGCCTATCAGGCCAACGAGTTTCAGTTCCTGATGGCAACTGATGCTTTTCGAGCTGGTGTGGATATCCCAAATTGCCGGGTAATTATCCAGGCAAGTGGTGGATCCAGCGAAGTCGAGTTATTGCAGGAGGCACTGCGCGGCTCCAGAACACTGTCAGAAACGCAGCAGCGCACACTCGGCGCTCCACCGAAGACGCATTTGGTACTAATAGACTTCCTGGACCTCCATGACCCTTCCCTTGAAGGTATGTCACGGAAGCGCATGGAGATTTATCGCAAACAGGGCTGGGCGATCCACGAGGTGGAATCTCCGGCGCAAATAGATTGGAAGAAGTATTCTCCGACCAATCGAGGTGAGGAATAATGGCTGAAGACTATGTGTTGGTGAAATATGGCGACAACTGGGCTGACGAATTCGATGTTAATTCGACATGGGTTGTACGCAAGCCTGTGTGGGAGGAGTGGAAGACCAGAGTCGTCACGAAAATCACGAATGAAGTCGAGATTTACTTTGGTACTAACGAATACATAACTGTCGACAGTGGTGAGGCGGTCGTCAAGAAGTGTAAGGTGCAGGAGATCCCAGAAAGTGACGCTAAGGTGATCGCTAAGTACTTTGGCAAGTCGTGGGATAAACTGGAAGAGGGTGGAATACTCATTGGTCAGATCTCGGTGTTTGACCGCTTGGCTGACCAAGCCAGCTAAGAAGACTGAGGAGAAAGCAAAGACGATGCAGGTGGAACCCTCTAAGAAGACGACAGTCGTAAACTTATTTGCCGGCCCAGGTGCAGGTAAATCTACATTCTGTGCAGGCGTGTTTGCCTCACTGAAATGGTTGGGAGTGAATTGCGAGATGGCGCTTGAGTACGCGAAAGACATGGTTTGGCAGCAGTCTTTTGATGTGCTGAATAACCAGCTTTACGTATTCGGGAAGCAGCAGAACCGCCTTTTCCGGTTGAACGGTAAGGTTGATGTCATTATCACTGACTCCCCATTGATCAACTCCCTTATCTATGACGCCCAGAAACGCGAGCAGACACGTGCTGCCTTTGTTGAGATGGTGCTCGCAGAGCATTGGTCTTACGACAACCTGAACTTCTTTATCGAACGCCGAAAGCGTTATAACCCGATCGGGAGGCTTCAAACGAAGACAGAGGCCGAGCAGTTGGACGCCCGGATCAGGAAGGTACTGGAAGCGCGAAATATCCCGTACAAGGCACTCCCAGGAGTACCAGAACAAATTGAAACAATTGTCGAGGCGGTTATCGCGCATCGCCCCGATCTCAACATCAATCAATCTAACGATGTCTCACTTGAAAAACTTTATCCAGCGTTGCTGGGGCCGTCTTTGGCGGCGTCGCCCGGCCCCACTAACGGTTGATACTCGTGAAGTGGCCCGACTGAACCAATTGGCCGAGCAGGTGTAGTTTGTTTGCTAATTCTTATGAACGAGAACGAGGTCCGTGTACTTTCGAAACTACGAGAGAAATTCGGAACGGTAAAACCGGCCTCGAACGGATGGGTACGTATCGCTTGTCCAACTTGTACCGCAAGGGACAAAAAGAAGTTCAAGCGATACGTACACCTGGATCGACTGTTCAATAGGTGCTTCATTTGTGAGATGCCTATGCAGGAGGCTGAGCTGGTCGGGGACCAATTTATCAGGGTATCTGGCACAGCACAGTCCACTGTGGAGTTGGAGCCCAAAAAGGAAAACCCGATGGCGAGGCAGATGCCAGGTCTTCGGTTTATTCCGGTGAACCAGTTGCCTTTGGACCATCCGGCCGTCAAGTTCCTGCACAAAGATCATCTGTTCGATTTGGATCGGTACGCCACTGAATACGGGATTTGCTATTGCCCTTGTGACGCTGGAATGACCTTCTCCAGTCGCCCGTTTATTTCATCGGCTGAGAGGCTGATCTTCCCGGTGCGGTTCAACAACGAGTTGGTTGGCTGGCAAATGAGGTCTATACCCGGGACCACATACGGTGATCGAGAAGATGCAGTCAAATACTACCACTTGTTCAACAAGGGGCAGTACTTGTTCAACTACGACAAGGCCAGGCAGTATCAGACAGTCGTATTGGTTGAGGGTGTCAAGAAGGCATTGAAACTGCCTAATGCAGTGGCTTGCTTCGGCAAGGACCTGACGGATGCCCAAGTGCAACTCTTGACCAACTGGAAGAATATAATCGTATGTCTTGACGCTCAGGACGTTGCCCAAGCGATTGGTCGCCGTGTTGCGGCTTCGCTACGGGCTTACGGACTGCGAGCCTTAAATGTCGACCTTGGGCCATACGGCTTTCCGTCACCTGACGAAATGACGACGGATCAACTCAGCTTCACGCTATACAACGAATGGCGAAACTATGAGCACACAGACCCTTTATGAGCAATATCCTCAAGCAGTAGAGTGGATATTAAAGCTCCTGCGTAACTCGACTCCGCCATCGCAACTAGCCGCGGAAGTTGACCCGATAAAAGAACAAATTCGCGGATACCTGGGAGCGCAAGTTGGTTTGAACAGCTTGTTTTCACAACCGCCTGCGACGACTCCTCAGCATAGTGGGATATGGAACCGCCCTACTGCGGCTGAGTCCTCTGTGCGCCACACTACAACCTCTTGCCCCACCTGTGGTCAACAAGCCAGGATCGATGCGTCGTCAGAGAAGTGTGGTGTCTGTCAAAAGCCGATGGTCGTGAGGCACAACCGACTAAACGGCCAGGCGTTTCTAGGCTGCACTGGGTATCCTTCCTGTCGTGGGACCCGTAACCTTTCAAACCTCTTGCTGCAACGGGCTCGGGAGGCCATCGCTCGTGCCACTGTGGCCGGTGGTGAAGAACTACGTAGAATAGAACTTTGATTTATGGACTTTTCTTGGCTGCGCGGCAGCACTCTCTTTTTGACCGTTCATGGCTCTCAAGCTTACGGTCTTAATCATTCATTATCGGACTTGGACGTCAAAGGAGTGTGCATTCCTCCTATCCAGGTTCGTGATCACTTATTTCAAGGGTTCGAGCAAGCCGAGAATGCGCCAGAGATTCATAGTTGGGACCCGGTGGTAGCTCGCGTTAACCCACTAAACCCAAAGGTGGAGAGTAACGTCTATAGCCTGAAGAAGTTCTTTAAGCTGGCGGCTGACGTTAACCCGAACATCATCGAGGTACTCTACACTGACCGCAGTGACCACCTTGTTACCGTGCCACTCTTTGACGAGCTGCAAGGAAGACGTGCGGAATTCTTATCGAGCAAGGCTAAGTTTACTTTTACTGGATACGCCATTGCGCAGCTCAACAAGATAAACCGGCATCGGAAGTGGCTACTTGACCCGACTACTGAAAAGCCGAAACGCAGTGATTTCGGGTTGCCGGAGGAGAGGCCAAGGGCGGTGGAAACAATTGCCCGTGAGCTTAGCAAGCTGATTGAGGAGTGGAACTTCCATCAATATCGTCTCGACGATCTGGAACGGAGCGAGTTAAAGGAGCGTTGCTGGGAACTGGTGTACCTCCTTTCAAATGGAAAAGTCGTCGACTGGGATAACTGGCCTGACGAGCATTGGAAGGCAGCCATCAGTAAACTGCAAAGCGAGTTGAACTTGTCTGACGAGCTTACAGCCGTGATCTCCAGGGAGCATGACTACCAGAAGGCTCTTCGGGCTTACGAGTCCTACGTTCGGTGGGAGGCCAACCGCAATCCTGAACGGAAAGTTCTTGAAGCTAAGTTCGGTTACGATGTAAAACACTCCATGCACCTGGTGCGCTTACTGCGCATGGGTTTTGAGATCCTGACTACGGGGCAAGTACTGGTGCGCCGGCCGGACGCAGGCGAGTTGATTGAAATCCGCAATGGCGGATGGAAATACGAACAACTCGTAGAGTACGCCGATACCATGGGCAAGAAAATCGATGAAGCCTACAAGACCACCAAACTACCTCGGTCTGTGGATCATGTGGCGTTGAATCGACATTACCACGCCTTGGTCGAGCTATGGATGACAAGATATGGAGCTGACATTTGACGACATAAAGAATCGATTGCGAGCGGCGTACATCAAGTATCGCCGAGGCAAAATGCCTAATTACCGGGGGAGCAACGACCTCGAGCAGGCTCTTGACGCTGGGGCACGGAATTGCATCGCCGCCAAGATCACCCCGGAAGACTACTGCACCGCCTTGTATCAGGCGTATGTGAAGGATGGGGTTGATAACTTCTTTCCCAATCAGCTTCAAGGTAGCAAGGCCCTCGAAGTGGCCAAGCGGTTTACCGCCAACTACGAAACCGTTTCTCCGAAGCAACTTTGGACCACCCAGATTGCTTTGCTGAAGACGGCCATTGACCGGACAAAGAGACCAGTTGAAGACATCCTGCTGGACCACGTGCTGCCATTCAGCGCGTGGTTCCGTATTGTTGCTACAGTTAAGCCTGTGCAATCAATCATCGATCGATACAAGGATGAAGCAAAAAGCGAGTTAACTGAGGAGTTGCTGACATTCTTGTCCGGCGTGGCTGCTCAAAATGTGTCAAGACTACGAGCCCTATGAGCGAAAATTACAATAGCCAGGACATGTCCGAGCTGGTTCTACGCCACTTGATGCACTCTTCGGTGGTCATGAAAAAGGCGAAGTCGTTAGGACTGTCCCCTGACGATTTCCTGCCTCCTGGAGAGTACCAGCTGCCTCTCTACAAAATCGTCGCTGAAGTTCTTCTGGAAATTGGAGAGGCACCAATCCTGCTGGATGTGCTTAAAATCCATTTCGGCCGGAGGGCCGCCCAAGGGCTATCTCCTGCTGTTTACGAGCAACTGCCGCACCTGCTCCTACGTCTTGTCGGGAACACTCAACTGATGGAAAGCTACGTCGTTGAGTTGCTTCCCAAATTCATCAAGGCGCGGCGGTCTGCCAAGATCGTCGCCGAGGCAGGCGGAGATTTGGAGCGACTGGCTACGGAATACCGCAAGGTAATCTTCCCACTCGACACGCTGGACGACTCCGAGATCCCGGTCGATGAACGCTTCGTAAGCCCATTTGCCACCATTCTTAAGAAGTCTATTTGCTCCATGATCCCTACGGGGTTCGCGAAGCTAAATGCGGCCCTTGGTGGCGGTGTCGGCTACAGAGAGTTTGGACTCATCGTAGGGCACTCTGGTGGTGGTAAAACAGCGATGGGTACATCGATTGCTCGTGGTGCGGCATTGGCCGGTCACAAGGTTATTTACTGCTCGATGGAGGAAGAAAAGGAAGATATCGCAAACCGTATGTACGCAGCGGTATTCGAGGTTGACTACACCAGCCTTCATAATGGCAGCGGATACCTTGAGCTGGAGCAGAAGATCGCATCCGATACTGATGCCCCACGTATGAAGCTCCTTCAAGAAAACCTGGTCTTGTTGGACCTTAAGGGCATGACCCCGATGAAGCCCACGCAGCTAAAACAGCTTGTCGACGATTACGCAGTCAAGCACGGCTTCATGTTCGAACTGCTAGTCGTCGATCAGCTTCAGTTTATGGAGCCGGAGAGCGTACAGCCTGGGGAGCAGGACTGGATTAAGGAAGGGCGGGTGGTAAAGGAGTTGGATGAGATTTCCCATCAACCAATCGCCGACACAGGTAAGCACTTCGGAATGTGGGTTTTGCACCAAGCGAAAGGAAAGGTCAAAATCTATTTTTCGAATGACGAAATCGCTGGGTTCAAAGGTATTGTCCACAAACCGGAAACGGTACTGGGCATCGGTCGCGAGAATCCTGCTTCCGATAACTTTGAAATATTCTCCCTCAAGAACCGGCATGCGAAGAACTTTAGGCTTCCGCTGCATGGCGACTTGAAGTGGATGAAGTTCATTGAAAAGGCGGATGGTCCTGGGGACGCGCAGTCCATTGGATCAGTCACACCTCCGCCGCCAGGCACACCGGCCGGAGTACACACCGCCATGTCCTCAGGTAATTTCCAACATCAAGGGGATATGCGACAATTGTTACAACCCCCTTCAACGGGTGGACCGCCTGTACCACCATCATTACTCGCAGGCATTTAACTTCATATGGCAGACACAGAACAACCCGCAATTAACGAAGCAGATCTATTCCGGGTGCGATACGTCGCTCCGGAAGACGGAGGAAGACCAAAAATGTGGTTACCTCCTACTGGCAACAGGGACGCCAAGGTCATGCTCATTTTGTCCCACCCTAACTTCAACGACCTCGACTCCCAGCGTATCCTGAGTGGAGAATACCTCACCGAGGTGCAGAACGCCTGTACGGCGGCAGGAATCAACATCGGCGACCTGTATGTAACGACTATGGTCAAGTATGGTATTGGGAAAAAGCCCAAACCAACCGCCGAACAAATCGCCGAGTGTGCCCCATGGCTGGAATATGAAATCGCCATGGTCAAGCCTGACTTGATCATGACCATGGGTGCTGAGGTCTTCAAGTGGGTCATGAAGGCCAACATGAAGCAGTCCGATTACCTGGGTGAACTTGTTGATTCTCCTTACGGGAAGATTCTGCCGAATTACTCCCCAGGTATGATTCTCACCCAGGATCCGAAGAAGCGTACTCAATTCCAGGACGCATTCGTGTTGGCACGCCGGTACCTCGATGACGACCTGGACTATCAGGCGTTTACCTGGGAGATCGTTAACACGCCGGAGCGCAATATCGAGATCCTTGTCGACTACATGAACCGAGGGCTATGGACAATCGGTTATGACGCCGAATGGTCACCAGGTAAGATGGCTAACGGGGAAGAGGTCATGACCACTTTCCAATACTCGTGTGAGCCGCATCATGCCATCATCCTGGACATCAGCCCGGACCTGGTGGAGGAGAACCAGGAGTTGCTGAACACGATGCGACTGATATTGGAGCATCCAAAGGCTGACCGTGTTGGCTGGAACGTACGTGCTGACGACAAACGCCTAATCCAGCGAGGCATTCGCCCACGGGAAGAAACATTGGGCTTCGATGGAATGAAGGCCGTGGCTTTCTTTGATTCGCGTTACCCCAAGGGGTTGGAAACAGGAATCAAGAAGTTCACGAAGTACGACCCGTACTACATGCCGCTGACACGGGCCCTTCGTGAGCATAAACTGACACCGAAAGACCTGGTCAAGTTGAAGCAGCTGGCGCCTGATGTGTATTGGCGATACTGTGCCGGTGATGCGGTTGCGCATCGTACGGCCTGCGTAAACATGCGGGAGTACATGAGGCAACATGTTCCCAAACCGGTACAGGCGTATTACTTCGATACGTACCTGCCTCTATCCAATTACTTTGTCGACCTGGAGATGTACGGCATCCCAATTGACACAGTAATCCTGGAGGACTTGAGCACCAAGTTCTCTTCGAAGTTTAGTGAGCTGAAGGCACAGTTGCTGGAGTTGGTTACTCCGATGATGCCTGACTTCAATCCGGCTTCTTCTCCTGACAAGAAGAAGTTGTTGTACGACCATCTGAAGCTAAACCCCGCCTATTACACGAAATCAGGCAAGTCACCAAAGCCCAGAGCGTGGTATGTGAAGCAGAAGAAAGACGTACAAGAGCAGTACCAACCGAGCACGAACAACAAGTCGCTGGCGACGATCAAGTTCGAGTTGCTGCAGTATCTTGAGGCACATCCTAAGTTGCCTGCAGAAGAGCGCACCCCACTGGAGCAAAAGCTACGTATTGTATCAGTGCTGCTGAGCTTGAACCGTGTGGGTGTATTTGCAAACAAGTTCCTAGACCGACGGGGAACGGAGTTCGTCAAGGACCTGGAAGATCCGGCAAACCTGGATGCAGAGGAAGAGGAAGAAGATGAGCCGCTGAAGCAGTCCTATTGGGGCGCCTTGTGTAACGACAAGCGCATCCATGCTGATTTCTTCGAATGTCTCAACAATTTCCGAAGCAGCTCCAAGCCGAACGTACAGAATCCGGCGTCCAAGGTCTTGAGTCATATTCCTGACATTTTCGTGCCAGGTTATGCGTCTCTTTCCAAAGAGGATCGAAAGAAATACGACCACCTTATTCCAAGGAATATCCGGCACATCTTCTACCCAGGGAAAGAAGATTTCCATTGGGCGGAGGTTGACGTGGCCGGGGCGGACCTGGCAATTGCTGCTTTTCTTTCGAGGGACCAAGATTACATCACGGATATCCTTCAAGGAGGATTCCATCTTACAAAGGCCCGGGAATACTTCCGGGATCCAAAGATCGGAAAGGATGACTACTCGAAGTATGTGTCGGCAAAGGCCATCACATTCCGGGTAGCCTACACGTCCGAGTTGTCTGCTGCAGCCCTGCCTATCCAATCGGAAATCTTCGCTGAATCAGGTATTTATGTGAAGATGGAAGATATCGAGTATGCACTATCGACCTGGCATCGGTACGAACAGTACATGCGCTATCGAGAAGCATGCAAGGCTCAGGTGGCTGGAGGCTACATCGAAAATGCCCGAGGAATTAAGTACTGGTTTGACCAGTCTGACCGCTTCGGCATTATCGCCGGATGGCAAAACGAATCACTGGCTTATCCCATTGCCAGCGAACTCGCTTTGTTTCTGTGGGACGTGTCTGTCAGCATGAAAAAGCAGTTGCAAAAGGAGGGACTATGGATGAACCGAGTCATCCCAGTCAACTCCGTGCACGATGCTTCTTACTGGATTGTTCATAAGGACTTGATGCGGGATAACTATTTCCCTGAGCTCGCGAAATACTACTTCACCGAAGGCTGCCGTATCGCAACGGGCGATCGACTTGGCATGGAAATGGTGGTATCTGATCGGTGGAAGGGCAAGGAAGTTGTCTTCAGCAAAGAGACCAAATGGGATTTCGAGAAAAAGACCTGGTTGTGGAAGTAACTTCTGCGATTGGTTCTATTGAGTGATTGGCCTAAATGGCCCAAAATTAACATGAGTTCTGTTCTAACTTCTGATTCTTCTGATTCTACTACTTCTATTTCGACTACTTCTACCCCGGTCGGGCGAGTTATCGAGCTCCCCGACCGACGCAAGGGAGTGACCGCAGCGTCGAACCAGTTCCTGTTGACCCACCGGGCTTACGACATGACGACGTTCAACCGTCATCAGCTGAGCATCGAGGCGTATTTCCAGAACTATATCGCACGGCCTCATACGGCCACCGAGCTGACCGTTGATGGTAACGCAGTTGTGGGAAACCCCAGCCTGGTGTACAAGATCGCCACCCAGACTGGATTTTCTGTGGCGCCCAGCTACACAGGGCCGGTGGAGAGTGAGGTCGCCTCCAAGCGTTACCCTGGGCGTAAGGTTCCTGTTCTCTCCTGCGCTGGCGGCGTGAACATTCCGAGATTCCCGACAAGCGATGGGTCTGGGGATACCTCCAGGTTCTTTGTGGGTAGCATGATGCCGGTAGGGAATAGGTTGGTATTGCCCGGACTCTTGCGCGAGACGCCTCTTCCAGAGGAAGAGCGAAATACCCAATACAATTACTTGATCGCCTTAGGTTCGGACGCAGGCATTCATCGCGACTTGGTTGTGAAATGGGGCTGCACGGCCGACTGGGAAACACGCCGCAAGTGTCATGCTTCTACACACGGTGAACCGACGTCCGTGATGCTCAGGATTCAAATCCCGGATGAGTACGATAGGTTCGCTGTCGAGAGGGCGATGCACGCACTAATGGCCCAGTGGCGCCATCACGGTAAGGAGTATTTTTGTCCGCCGGTCTGCTTTTTGCATGACTTGATGCAATGCAGGGACTTCACGCAGCTCATGACTCTCATGGTTGTGTATTCCTCCAATCGTGGGCAGCTCTTCCTTAACACCCTGAATCAACACGTGGTTGAAGGACGTGTGACTCACGTTCAAGAGCACCGAGCTATTGAGGTTGTCCAGCCAGGCCAGCTCAACACTGCCGCATAACGGATATCGGTTAACTGGGGCGCAGGTGCGCCCCTCATTCATCTTTCGAAACTATGTCGAACTTCACTTACTTTAGTGTCTCCAAGGGGCAAGAAATTCCTCTTCACCAAATGGAGAATCATCATCTTAACAACGCCATCCTCAAGTTGGAGCGTGATCAATCCCTCGGTGCGCCTATTCCACTGGCTGTACTCGCCGCGCTAAAGGCGGAGCAGGCTCGTCGGAATGGAGAGCAAGCGCAGCAGCAGGCCACACAAGCGCAGCAGCAGGCCACACAAGCGCAGCAGCAGGCCACACAAGCGCAGCAGCAGGCCACACAGGCGAGCGGACCCTATATCTCTCCGGAGGCCTCAGCCCCTCCAGTGAGTAACAAGCAGCCGGCATCTGAATCGCCGACTGCGCCTTCCTTTGTCACCTTTGCCGCAGATGTGCATACGGCTCTTACTCAATTTACCGAAGGGCAACTCTCTGCGGCCAAGTTGACGGAAAGGTTGCAATCTCTCGCCGCTGCAATAAACTCGCATGGAGGAAAGTCGACCGAGAAGGTTACACCAACACCTAGCGCACGCGATGCTTCTCTTGTCCTCCTGAAGGACCTCCAATCGGCTGAGTTTCCGGCGCTTACTTCTCGTGTACTGTTGAACAGCCTTGCGACTTACGGGGTTACCACCCTAGCTCAATTAAGCGCACTTAGCCGCGCCGATTTTGCTGCGGTGCGTTTTTCCACGCCTGCCGCTTACATCGAGGTGCAGCAGCTGTTTGCCAACTACGGGCTGGATTGGGCGCCAGCCTCTACGATTCTCATCAATGATGGGCGCATCAGCTCGACGCTTAACCCTAACGCCTCTGATATTGCAGTGTTTGCTCGAGAGGCTGAGCGTCGATTGAAAAAAGCTGATGGCCTCTTCGCTCCGGAAGCCTCGATCGAGCGAGTGATGAATGGCGTCAAAAAGCGTCTCAGCCTGGCGGCCAACGCCCTGAGTACTTCGCTTTTGGTACGCGGCCTCACTAGCGAGCCTGCAGTACAGAACTGGCTGGCATCACTTACGGTTAGTGAGGCGTTCAAGCAGCAGGTGCGCCTTTGCCTGGCTCGTATGATTGCTCGGGTGCAGGCGACCTATCCGTCTGTTGTGACCTCGGAGATTACACCGACGGAAGGTCGTATGACGGGCGCCAGTCAGCTCGACTAAGTTGGGACCACACAAGGCACCTACCCACGCGGTGGGTGCCTTTTATCTTGTATTGCTTTTTCGTAGTGTAGTTTAGCCAGTATCTTATCGTGTCTTGATCTATCTTGTTGTGTCTTTGCAAAGAGGAACCTCGTGCAACCACACCATGACTGAATCAGACAATGTACTGAAATTCACTGATAATTCCAAAACTAAGTTCAAATCTAATCATCTAAACACTTTTGGTTTGATGCATGGCCGACCAGAGAATGGCGGCACGTGCCCTGGGTCCACTACAGGGCCTGGTGGGTGTTTGAGCTTGAAGCGGGAAGGAGGAGTCAATGCTACGTGCTACGTTGACAAACTCGTGAAGGCCTACCCCAGTTTTGGAAAGGTCCTTGCAAGGAATACTGCCTTGTTGAAGGAAAAAAGCGTGGAGGAGATGGAAGCGATCCTGACTGCTTCTGTTGCCGCGTTTGTCAAACATAATAACGGGAAGCTCTTGCATTTCCGGCTACATACTTCTGGCGATTTCTTCTCGGAAGATTACGCCAGAGCGTGGGCTGCGACGATCAAGAAATTCCCGCAAGTACAATTCTGGACGTACACTCGAAGTCTATGGGCCGTGCCTCTGCTCATGGATTGTCAGAACCTTGCGCTCTACATTTCGTCGGACAACGCCAATTATGCGGAAGCACGATTGGTGTTCGATATTTGTAGTCCAGGGCATCATAACGTTGGAATTTGTTACATGGGAAATATTGGTACACAGCCGTCAGATACAAAATGGGTCGTTTGCCCTGAAGTATCTGGCAAGCTCAAGAACGAGCGTTCTGCTGGAGCTTGTGCAAAGTGCAGGCTATGTATGACTTACAACGGTGAAATTGCGTTGAGAAAAATACAATTTCCAGTTCATTGAACTTGTAGTTCCGCCTCAGTTTGATACAATGGATGGAGCGGTAAGAACCGCACCATTTTTTCATTGTTGTCTCGTTCGAAATCACTTAAAGCAAAAACAAATTATGACCAAGACCATCAACATCCGCATCACCGACGCTTCTGGCCACACTAACCTCACTCAGGATCTGGCCGATGCCATCAACACGGTTATCACCGCCCACATCGAGAACAAGCGCTGGGCATATGTCGGTTCGAATGTCTTTCAGTTCACGGCCACTTCGGTCGATGACCCTGCTCTCTTGCAGGACGCTGCTCGTCTTCGCGAGCTGCTTCTTTCTTCCCCTGACGGTGTCACGGTAACCATCACCGGTGATCTCGTCGGCGGTGCCGGTCAACAGGTTACACTCCGAGTCACCGATGCCACCGGCCATACCGAGACCGTCGAGGACCTGGCCACCGCTGTCAGCAAGGTTATTGCTGCTCACGTTGAGAATAAGCGCTGGGCTTATGTCAACTCCAACGTCTTCACCTTCGATGAGGACGCTCTGTCCACTCCTGCCGGCGTCTTGGCCGAGACTCAACGTCTTTTCCGTGTCGTCGAGGCAGCTGGTGAAAACGGTTCTGTGACGGTCACCTTGACTGGCGATCTCGCCGGTGGGTCCGCGCGCTAATTGTTCCTGTTTCGTATTAACGAGGGAGGAGAGTAACATCTCCTCCCTTCGAACCCTATTGTGTCTTCACTTCATCTATGGCTATTCCTCTAAAGACAATTTCGCACGCAGTTCGCCAATTCGCTGAAATCCAACGACAGCTCCCCGGTATCACGGTGGCGATTGAACCTGAAAGCTTCTGGGTTGGTGCCTCCAATGAGTGGCATTTTCTCCCTAAGTTTAGCAACGTGGACAACGTTCCGGCACTCGCAATGATTTGCGAAACTAGCCAGTGGTATGTGTCGGATCGAACACTCACACCGGCTGGGCAGAACTCATCATTTTTCACGACGCTTGAAAAGCAGAAGACTTTTGCTCAAGTTACACGCGGTCACAGCTCTCTCCTTCAAAGCCCGGTTAAGTATTTCTTCGAGACCGTTCGTGGGTTCTCGAGTCACGGGTTTGGGGTAGTTGTACCGATGTTTATTACGGGTACGCCTGTTGAATCCCAGGGTCAAGGGAAGTCATATCGTACATTGAGTGGCGATGCACTGACGACGACAGGTGACGGCTTTGTCCGTGATGCTGGGCATACCAGCCCCTCGTATTTCGCTGTGAGCACAGACAGTCCACTCTACAACTACATGGATAAAGGACACGTCGTGTTCTTTTGCTCCAAGACGGGTGAAGTTCCCGCCATCTTTATCTCGAACCAGCTTAGCCTTAACGTGTATTCGTTGGCAGCGTTGTTCGCGGTGATTCCGGAGCAAGTCAAGCTGTTGCTGCGTGACGGAGTATTTCTGAATGCTGCAAATTCCGGCGAGCTACAGAGGATTCTCATGCTGGCTGAACGTGCACTTCCGGAGGCCCACGCACAGCGATATGCCAAGTTGAAGGCTGCCATCCGCGCAGACTTTGAGACGAACGCACAAAACGTCATCGTCACCAAGTTCCAGCGAGGTGAGATTAAGGAGATCGTCCTTAACAACATCAAACTGAGCGCCAACCGGGCGACTTACGAGACCATCAGCATCGAGGCTGAGGGGCTGACGGACGTCATCATGACGAAACTGGATCCTAATGGAGTGTTCGACATCTACCAGCTGGCGGATGCCTTTATCGCTTCCATCGTCCATGAGTCAAGTCAAGTTCCGCTGTCTGCGACTTCCAAAGGATTTAATGAAGCCAAGCAATGGGCTTTCCGTATCAACGATATTCCCATTGTCCTGTCACTGAGCACGACGAACACTCGGCGAAAAGTAAACGGGCATTACATCAATAACGATGAGCTGCATCGCGTTCTTCGCCGGGCCACCTGCTTCACTAATGCCGAGGACTACAATCGATTTGTCCGTCAAATCGAGAAGGCCTCGCTGCGTGTACACGACGCCCTGTCAAACGGCGTTCCGCTGAAGATCTTTACGTTTGACCGCTACGCGGACTATAACCGCCCGGTCACAGCCAAGCACCCCAAGATCTTCTTCATTTGCGAAAAGGGGCATTACTACCTGTGGCTCAACAAGGAAAAGACGACCAAGGTTCCGTTGCGCCGTTTCGTCGGGTTCCTCGATGAGTTGGCAAAGCTCAACGGGAAGACAAACAACTCCTGGGTAAATGACGAGTCCGGACTTCAACGTCGGAATACGGAATGGTGCAAGTACCACCTCAAGCGGATTATTCGACTGCACGCCGTGGATGACAAGGATGTGCCGCTTGTGACCTTGGAAGAGTTGGCCCCGTTGGTGGACTGGCTGTTGGAGGCACGCTCTGAGGCCGAGAAGAAGTCTGCACAGTTGCTTGCTACGGTTGTCAAGGAAGTCGGAGCGAAAGAGACCAAGCATCAAGGTTTGGACGCTTATGAGGTCGTTGGGGCAAGTGGTGCTTCCTACACGGTTGAGAAGGAGTCCTTCAAGGTGTGGAAGACGGGCACCAGCCAATACGTTTGCATCGTTGATGGCCGGGCTGAAATGGGTGTCGGTTACGACGCCTTGGTCACCCGGCTGATGGCGTTGAAGAACGACACACTGGTGGTCGACCGGATCACAACGCTTCGTGATCCCATCCGCGACGCAAAAGCAGCCAAGGCTTGATATGCGTTATCGCCTTTTGAAAATGCCTGTGGTGCAGCTGGATGGGTCATTGCGTGAAGCCATCCAGCAAGCCATCGCTCAGTGCCCTGGTGAGAATGAGGAGGAAGGAGGCTTCATTGTTCAAAATGGAGAGAAGTATGAATTCCACCACCTCGTAAACCAGCACACGGGTACTCCTGTTGGGGTCGCCCTCTACGAGCCCGATCAGCAGCAGTATGGTGACAGAGTCATCGGGTCTTACTCCCGCGGGTTCATCAACTTCGGCAGCTTCCATACGCATCCTACGGGATGCCGGGCGCTGCCGAGTGGTACGGACCTTACGAGGCTGTTCAATGGACAGCCTAATAATTTCATATGGTCCCCTTCGCTTAAAGAACTAAACTGGTTTGCGTTCGACGGCAACGACGGCACGGAAACCTCCTGGTTTTTTCAGAGTGTGGATCTTTCTAATCTATCTATTCCTTTTTCTACTTCATTCCAAGTTTAATCCTCTATCGTGTATGTCTGAACAAGTCGCAAGTCGCATCCGAAACGTAGCAATTGCCGGTGCCGGTGGCATCGGTGGATATCTGGCAGGTTTTCTATATGACCTCGGTGTCAACCGGGCACAATTTCCATTCGCTGATTGGCGTTGGACTGTGTTCGATGATGACACCGTCGACCATACAAACTTGCTGCACCAGAATTTTACCGAGGACGACATCGGTCGTCCTAAGGCTGAGATTATCTCGGAACGTACTGCAAGGGTGATTACCCCGGAGTTACGTTTCATGACTCCAGCCGACTTCAAGAATTACGACGTAGTGTTTTCCTGCGTCGACAGCATGACATTCCGTAAGGACCTCTACGAATATGGCTTCAACAACCCATCACTCTATTGGATTGATGGCCGCTGTAGCAGCCGGAATATCGGGTTGTTCAACTCTCGTGTAGGGGAGAAGTCCCTGCGAGCCAGCCTCAGTGATTCGAAAGAGCGCCGTGGTTGTTTGCTCGCTGTCGATAAGGCAAAGAAAGTATCACACATTACGCCGGTGGTCGTGGCCAGTATGATGGCTCAATGTTTTCTCAACCACCTACGTGGGGAAGACGTGACCGACCAGATTCTGTTGTACGTGTAATTCAGGTGTTGACGAGGCCAGTAAAGATTCTTAAGCTTTCCCTCCCTCACCGGAGGGCTAGATAAAAGTAGATTGTTCGATAAGTGAACCAACAAAACAAATAATATGGCTGTAATTACACCTTCTCGTTCCTTTGATGGGAGCGACCTCAGTACTAACGTCTTCGGGCGAACCCTCAAAGACGGCATCCGCGTCATCAATTTTCGAGATGACCGAAATAAGGAAGGCAACTTCTTCTTCATCCTCCCTCCATACAAGGCTGACGCCATGGGGCGCGGTGTGTCGTGGAAGGTTCTCGCCGTTCGCGACAACTTCGGTATCGATGTGAAGGAGACGTTCTCAATCCCGCGCAATTGCCCCGTGGCGTATTTCGCCGGCCGGGTTAAGCAGTTCTACCCGGATTACGCTCGCGTTGAGCAAGTCAGTCAGAATGGCCGCCAGGTGAAACGTTACCCGCCATTTGGTCGTCCGGCCAACAAGGTGCTGTTTAATGTGGCCTACATGCGTGACCTCAGCCTTGGTGCGCATGTCCTCACCCTGCCTCAGTTTGGTGGTGGTGAGCATATCGAGGCATGGCACCGTCGCCGTATGCCTGACGGTTCGGAAGCTCCACTATTGAATGACCCAAATGCCGCAATTCCGGTGTTCATTCAATTGAAGAAGGACGCTGTGGGACAACCTTGGGTGGTGACACCTGAGGCCTCCAGGACCTACCCGCTGCCTCCTGAGTTGGCTGATGCAAACTACCTCTATAACCTGGACGAGGTAGTTCATTACCCGGAAATCGAGTATCTCGTGGAGAAGCTCCACAGCTTTGTTCCTGCCGAGATCTTCAACCGGTGCATGCAGGGTTACCAGATGCCCAACGGAACAGTCATTGGGGGCAGCGCAGCCAGTGTCTCAGGTGCGACTCTGCCGGTTCCTGCTCCTTCAGGTATTCCATCGGCCAGCATTCCTACGGCAAATGGAAATATCCCAGTAAGCCGGCCAGGGCCGGCGCCGATGCCGATGCCTACGGCGGCCCCGATTCCTCGCGCCATGGTGCCTACGGCGCCAGTGCAGGCCGATCGCCCGCTACCGCAGGTTCAGGCAGCTAGCGCCAGCAACCCGATGAGCGCCCCAGTTGGAGGCCCGCCTCCATTCACGCTTGACCAGGCACGTGAGTTCCTGCAAGCTGGTCGCCCAGTCTAACGGTTGCACAAATGGGTCCTCACGAGTGTGGGGACCCTCCCTGACTTTCAAATATGGCATTCAAAGACTTACTAGAACTAAGCCGGAAGCAATTCTTAAAGAAGAATCCTGAATCGGACATCGAGTTCCGTACAGCCAGTGAGGAACCTCCTCCTACTGGGTTGATCGTGGATAATCCGTTGCTGGAATATTTGCTTGATCGACGCTTCCTGGCCTATGGGCGCTTTATTCTTGTCTATGGCAAGAAGGGTAGCTCAAAGACATCCTTGTTTTACGACCTCGCCAAGCTTTATCAACGAGTAGGTGGTGACGTAATCTGGATTGAAACCGAGCACGCCATTGACCTGGACTACGCCAAGAAGCAAGGCGTTGATCTCTCCAGAGTGGCGGTGCTGCATCCCGACAGCCTCGAACAGGGTCTGTCTATCGCGGAGACGATTATCCGCAACCTGCCCAAAGCTTATCCTGAGGGCGATACGCCTGTGCTGATCGCATTCGACTCAATTGCTGGTGCAACAGTGGAATACGAGTTGGACCAGTCTCATACTGTGTCTGACATGCAGCCTGGTATTCACGCACGACTGCTCGGTCGTTTCTTCCGAGAGATGGAAAAGCCGTTGGCGAATGAAAAGGCGGTATTCCTCATGATGAATCAGCTGAAGTCCAAGATCGGCGCCATGGGCTACGGTGAAGACGCTCAAGACGCGTTGATCGGCGGGGAAGCACAGTTCTTTCACTCCAGCCTGCATCTGAAGATGAGCCGTACTGCGGAACTGACTGCAGCGTCATCCGGGGAAGATGGAGCCGTTCGAAAGATCGGTTCTGTGCATCGTATCCAATGCAAGCGAAACAAGCTTGGACGCGAAGGCAAGAATCAAGAGGTCGAAGTCGACCTTTACATTGATGGTGGAATGGATTGGTGGTCACCGCTGGTTCGCAAGTTGTCAAAGGATTACCCATCCGTTGTTCGTCGTGCTGGTGCCTATTACACCTGGCAGACTCCTAACACGAACTACGTCGATCCAGCCACCAAGAAGCCGGCAGTTATCGATTGCGACAAGTCGTATCGGGAATCTGAGCTGGCTGTCGTCATCAGGAACAGTGCCCAGGCCAAGGAAATAATCCGGAAGGCTTTTGGGATACCTGACCTGCCGGCGGAGAAAGAAGTCGCTGAAATTGAGGCGACTAGGAAGAAGAAACGTAAGGCCTCCAAAACGGAGGAACCTGAGCCAACTGCCAAACAAGTGGCGTTGGTCTGAACAAATTCTCAAACATGAAAAAATCCTGTGTAACAGTTCGCCCGCAAGGCGCTTATCAAACAACGGTCGCGCTTCGAAATGATGGTGGGTATTTCGTACATATCCTGCCGGATGCGCGACATCATCGTAAACAGAAATTGATCCTCCGCCTGCCTACTGGTAAGAAAGGCAGCCCCACAGAGATCGCACTTAATGGTCGACAGATCGCTTCTCTGCGCCGGGTTCTTGCGAAGTCTGCCGAGGTATGAAAAAGAAAGCCAAACGTCCAGTAGCCAAGAAAACCAAGGCTGTCGTAAAGGGGAAAGTCGCTGCGACAAAAAAGGCCAGCAAGACCCCGTCTCGTGCGGCTGTGGTTAACCGCATCCGGGAGGTAATCGTCCCTCCTGCAACCAAAGACCAGCCGGTGTTGGTAACGCCTCTCCCACAGAAGGAAGTTCGTAACTTCGGAGAGATCCCGTTCGAGCACCAGGCGAACCTGGTCTTTCAAACGTTCCCAGCTGATGCCGCAGAAATCATCGGTAGTACCAAAAACAGCGGGCCGGCCAACGCCAAAACGCCCCCTGTCTCCGCTGGGTGAAAAACCTCCTGCTGTAGGTGCAGATACGTCTGCGCCTACGGTAAGGCGTATTTACTGCGGAATAGACAACGGCTCATCTGGCAGTATTGCGATCTTGTCTCCAGGTGTGCCTCCCTTTTGGGCGGCCACTCCGACAAAACACTGTCGAAACTACCAGAAGACGGAGAAGCATCTGAACCGTGTCGACGCTGAGGCATTGTTCGATATTCTTTACGATCGTGTGTATTCTCCTACTCAGGCGGGAGCCACAGCCATTGTGCTGCTTGAACGGCCTTATTGTAATCCTGCCGGATTTAACGCCTCCATGCTCGCAGCTCGGGCACTGGAAGCGACACTGGTTGTGACTGACTTATTGGGGCTGGATTACCAGTTTGTCGATTCCAAGGAGTGGCAATCAGTGATGCTGCCTAAGGGGATTATTGGTCGCGATGAATTAAAGAAAGCCAGTTACGACGTAGGCAAGAAGTTGTTTCCTTTGGTGAAGTTCAAAAAAGATGCCGATAGCTTGCTGATGGCGGAATGGGCAAAACGAAAAGGACTATGATATGCCAGTATTGCAACGTACACGGTTGGAATGCACCACACGGGGGCACAGCAAAGAGTATCTCCTTGAGCTTGAGAGCAATGAATTGACCGGCACGTACAGGGTAAGAGGACAATACGGCCGCATCGGCAGCACGCTGACGGATGTGACCAAATGTGATGGTGTTACATACCAGCGTGCATTGGCTGAGTACGAAAAGACGCGCCGCGAGAAGGTGTCAAAAGGGTACGTTGAAATACCTGTACGCAATCAATACACACCTGACCTTGACGAAGATGGTGAAGCTATCAATGACACGCCTCCTGCACCTTTACGAAGGCGTGCTGTGCGACCTCGAGCGGCGCGACCTCGAGCTACGAGCCCCAGTACTCCAACAAACACTGTAGACTTCTACGATGAAGCCCCTAGGAGGATCAGCCTATGACTATTCAAGGTAAAGCTGCCGAGCATGCCCTGCTGCAGAAGCTGGCCTCCTTCACGAAAATACCGAAAGCGGAGTTCGTGAAGGAGCCATTGTTCAGTCGGGATACCAGGGAGGAACTCCCGGTATTTCGATATCCTATCCTGGCCGAAAGGCTGAGCTTGCGCTACACCGAACCGTACTTCCACTGTGTATCGTTGGGCGGTAAAGGCACCCTAAACCTGGCTGCCTTGGTGGACCCAGCAAAATGGTTGAAGTGTCCTCTACGGGAGGCCTATTGTCAGGGAGAGGGGTTTATAACTGACTTGCATCTAAAGACGGCCTTTTGTCTCTCCACCTATCTGGTAGGCATGGTCTGGGTGACCACATATCACCAGTCCGGTTACGCCCCTCCAAGGGGGGAGCAGGCGACTGGAGGAGTGATAGTACGGGATCCGGTTATGGGTGGTACATTCCTTAGCCAGCCGGTAAGGAACTTCATGGTGGAGATCCTGGGGGTTTCTGTATCTGGGGATTAACCCCCACCCCCCCTTGTAGGGGAGGGCCTTACCCTGGTATAATAACTTGCGAACGCACTTAGCAATAGGTGCCTACGCAACAACGGCCCGGTGGGTGAATTTTTTTACCTGTCAGGCTGCCGTGGAACGTAACGCAAACGAGTTCATCTAATTAAAAGCATACCACAAAGAGGGGGCGGGACGGTACGGGCAGGCTCCTTTGGCTGTTCGCAAAACTAACCTATTGCGTCCAGGACAGGCAACCTCGGTTGTCTTCTCTGTAAGTACGGCAATGAGAATCCACCATAGGTTCTCCGCACACCTGCTGCGACAGTGCAGGTTGAGGGAGGCAGGGCGAGAGTCCGGTCATTACACCCAATACCTCGTTGCATCTTTTCATCCACGGACTTTGTGCGAGCCGTCACCCCGAGGGAACAAATAACCAAAGGGATTGTAGGTGAGATACGCTCCGGAGTGGTATCCGGGGATGCCCATACCGACTCAAGCAGGCACCAACCTGTTCGTGAGGGCTATGCGGGTTCAAGTCCCGCCTCGCACACCAATTTTTGAGCACCCTGATCATGAAATAAGGATCGCGAAACTCTGACCTGCGGTACGCCGCGGACTAAGGGGCAAGTGCTCAATCTGTCAGTGCATCTGACAGTCGGCTGCTGTATGCCTAACCTCATCGGTCAAATACAGCTGGTGGCAGGCGGCCTGGTTAACACCTCGCCCCCCAAATGGAGTGTTGTTGGCGTCGACAAAAACACCTTGGTAGTGCGAGGTGAACAAATGACGTGCCTTGCTTCACTGGCTTGGCGTTTTTTGCTCGGTTTCGATGAGTCACGAATAGTGGCCTTTGGAACCGGCAACACTCCTATCGCCTCCTTAAATAGGGGGTTGACAATTTTCAGCAAGCCTCCATAATAGGAGGCGTTGATTGCCCCCTTGGCATTCTTTTTAGGTCGTTCATCTGTTTCTACAGACTAAGAGTTCTGCAAATGACAGGTAAGCTCCGAGAAAAAGGACCTTTACCAGTACACGAGCTGAACACTACAACGAACGCATCCTGGAATGCCAAGAGAGCAATCAAGCTCTTTGACTTTTGGAGAAGTAATAGAATCTCGTTCATCGTATATGGAACGAGTGGTCCAGGTTCAATTCCTGGCTGGCCCATTTGACGGGCTGGTGGTGTAACGGATAGCACACTAAAAAATGAGGTTCACTTTTTCTCTCCATTCACTTTTGAGGAAGTAATTGAAAGACGTTCATCGCATGTAAAGCGGGTGGTCGTGGGTTCGAATCCCACTCCTGGCATTAGACGCCAGGATAGCTCAGCGGTTAGAGCACCTAACAAATGTCTTTCGCTTTTTCTCCTCATTCCCTTTCCAAGGACGTAACCGTACGACGTCCATCAATCCCACAGCTGGTCGGTGGTTCGAATCCACCTAGGTGTCTTTGGCATCTATAGCTCAGTGGAAGAGCAGCTGTTCAAAATGTAGCTCGTACAATTTATTCGCCTTGGATTCTTTTTGACTGGATACCTCTTTAACCGGAGGCGACGGGCGTGAAACATCCAGTCGATGGGGCCGGACTCCATCTCACCCGGCCATGGCCGGGAACATTCTTTCGATTGCGGGGTGGAGCAGCCTGGTAGCTCGCTTGGCTCATAACCAAGAGGTCGCTGGTTCAAATCCAGCCCCCGCTACCAATTTAGCGACTTGTAGCGCTTCGGCGCCGGCTACAGACCGGATACTCGAACGGGCAGCGATTCCGATACAATGCGCCCCGGTTTAGTCGCTATCAAACCTTCCGGACAAACATCTGTGAGGGGTGTTCATAGTGGTGCTGGTTCCACTGACGAGGTGGGCAAACATGTAATAGACAGGCAGCCGATTGTTGCAGTCTCCTTTTTCCATGTTTGCCCTTAACCAGACACTTTTCGATTTTGAGAGATGTAACCATCAGGAGTTCATCATGTACCGCAAAATACAAGGTCGTGGGTTCGATTCCCACCGGCGGCTCAAATGCCGCCGTAGCTCAATGGTAGAGAAAACAACTTCCTGGTAATTTTTCACTCTCTTTTCCTTTTGGGGAAGTAACAGTCTGTGGTTCATCTTGCGTTTAAGAAAAAACCCACAAACATCATTTCTCCCCTATCACTTTGCGGAAGTAACTTTTCCAGCGGTTCATCATTCCACGATAACCCCCGCTGGTACTCCTTTTCTCCGCATTCCCCTTTTCCATTTTCCGGGACGTAACGGTTTGTGATTCATCTTCTGCATTATCGCTGAAACAAAAATTCACAAGTCTATTTTTCGCCCGGTTTCATTTACCTGCAAACTCTGGGTCTCGCTCTCGAGACCCATTGAGGCAGGAGCATCGGTCGCGGAGGACCTTACTGCAGTCGTTCAAGATCCTCGAACTGGCCACCGTGGAAACGGCGTTTAACGACAACGACCTAGAGCGTTGGCGGTGCCCGATGCATTTTTTTAGAGGGATGTAACACTGACGGATACTTCTATCTACGAAATACCCCGTCGACCCTATTCAACCTCAATCACTGACATAACCCAATATGGCTAAGTTCAGCTCCTCACTCAACACAACTCCAACCCAGCCTGCGCTCTCTTCGCAGTCGCAACGAGCACGGTCGCGTTCGGCGACCTCGCTGGTCGGTCAGATCCCGCCATCGCCACCGGCCGCTACCACCGTCATGCCTCATCACCACGCACAGACCGACACGGTCAACGCAGCGGGTGGAAAGGCTTTCCGGAAGAGCCCAGCTTTCGAGCTGTTGTCGCTCATCTTCACCACCCTGCTGCATGAGCCTAAAGGGAAGTTCTATGAGAGCGAAGCCCAGACGCTTGAGCGGTTGAAGACCCTCGTCAAGCACAGCCCTCGCTTCGCTGCTCAGGCCGCTGTGTGGGCGCGCCGCGTACTCGGCCTTCGGTCCATTTCCCACGCTGTGGCGGCCTTGGTCTGCTACTACACGAAGGGCAAGGGCGAGACCTGGGTCAAGCAGTTTGTCGAGTCCGTGATTTACCGCCCGGATGACGCCCTGGAAATTGTGGCGGCCTACTTCGCGTTCTTCGGCGGAGGCAAGACCATCCGTAAGCCCGGAGGCAAGCGAGGCAAGAAGGTCCCAGTGACGCTACCATATCCCTTGAAGAAGGGTATCGCCGCCGCGCTGTCCAAGCTCGATGGCTATCGGCTGGCCAAGTACCAGAAGACCGGTCAGGCGATTTCCTTGGTTGACGTGTTCAACCTCGTACACCCGAAGCCGACGCCCGAGAACGCTGAGGCTTTCCGACAGTTCGTACGTGGCGAGTTGAAGAACGTCGACACGTGGGAAGCACGCCTTTCGGCTGCAGGCTCCGACCCGGCGAAGAAGGCCCAGGTTTGGCGTGAGCTGGTGGCGGAGCGGAAACTCGGTTACTTCGCCACCCTGCGCAACCTCCGGAACATCCTGGAGCAGGCACCTGAAGTAATCCCTCAGGTCTGTGAGTTCATCACCAACCCCAAGGCGGTGGAGAATTCGTTGATCCTTCCATTCCAGTTTGTACGTGCCTACAAGGAAGTCCTTGCCTCTGGGTTCGTGCATTCGCGGGTGGTCGCTGACGCAATTGAGGAAGCCGTCGCCTTGTCGTGCCGAAACATTCCGAAACTCCCAGGGCGTACCCTGGTTGCGCTGGATGAGTCTGCATCAATGGGGGGTGTCGAGACTGACCGCTCTCCTGCAAACATCGGGTCGCTGTTCGCGGCAATCGTGCTCAAGAGCCAACCCGGTGCTCACTTCATGTCATTCGCGAACCGAGCTACCTACAAGCCGATCCGCACGAATATGTCGCTGTTCGCGACGTTGAATGACATACGTCAGAACTGGAACGGAGGCTCCACCAACTTCCATTCCATATTCGAAGCTGCCACCACTGGATACGACAACATCATCATCCTGTCGGACGGTGAAGGTTGGCAGTTCGGTGACAGCTGGGACTCGCAAGCCGGCGCGCCGACTGCCGCAAGACGCCAGTATGAACAGCGCCACAAGGTTCTTCCTTTCATCGTCATGTTTGACCTCACGGGGTCTAAAACGATGATGTTCCCGGAAGACTCCGTGGCTGTTCTGTCTGGTTTCTCAGACAAGATATTCGCCCTGCTGACTGAGCTCCGTAAGAATCCTTCGGCCCTCGTTCACGAGGTCACCCAGGTGGATTTCCAGGCGCTCAACGAAGCAGACGGCGAATAGCCTTTCAGACGTTCAACCAGGGAGGGATTCCGGCGATTGCCGGAGTTCCTCCCCTTCTGTATATTTTTAGCTTGGTAGTTAATTGCAGTATTCTCAAATTTATCATGAACACTCTCACAGCTCCCATTCCCGCCGTCGCCTCAGCTCCGGCCGCTTCAACCGTAGTTCAGGGTCGTGTCGACTACAAGCCCAACCATCCTCGTCGCGCTGAACCTTCCAAGATCACTGAATCCCAGGCCCGGCAACTCGTGGTCAACGGGTTGGGGGAAGCACTCCGTCACATTTCCCAGCTCGAAGAGCCTGACCGCACGAAGCAGCTGCAACTCCTCGTCAACGGCGCCTCCGCCACAGGGTTCGTCACCACCGCCACAGGTGTTCGTGTCGCCTCGGTGGAAGGACTGCGCTCCTTGATTTACTCCCTGCACCGGCTTACCACGGCGAAGACCTACGACCACGGCAACCGTCTGCTCTTCTTCTTTGCCGTGCCCCGTGGGTGGAGCGCGTACGCCGGTGACGTGAAGCTGGATCCGCTGGTTCGGTACTATGAGCGGAAAGATGCCGCTCTGGCAGAGAAGCGTCGGAATTGGGAGCTCATTCGTGACGCCGTCGCCGCAGGGCAGGCCAAGGAACTCCCCCCGGAAGTGCCGCCCGTCGTTTACACCAAGGTCCCCGGCACCGGCAGTGAATGGGGCCCCTGGGTCACGCTGCTTCGCAACGGCACCAAGCCGGATTTCATCGAGATGCCTGTCGTCACGGCGGAAGGCGTGCAGCGCGAACTCAAGCCGGTGCTCGTCAATGAGAACGCCCCATTGCACCAGGCCCGGACCATCACGTTTGTGGTGGACGCAAAGAGTGGTCGCCTGTTGGCCTGGCAGGCCGGCCGGTACGTGGCGGATATGACTCCAGCCCAGCGCATGGAGAGGGTCATCCTCGCCAGCGGCGAAGTCGACGATGGCGATCAGGACACCCACTGACAGCAATCGACGGAGGTAACCGAAGCCGGCAGGTATTCACGAGTACTTGCCGGCTTTTTTCTTCGTGGTCGGATATCTTTGACTGCGTTCTTCTGGTACCGGTCCAATAGACGGATCAATGGGCGCAACCCAGGTAAAGAATCCGAGTACCACAACAATGCTGCCCTTAATCGAGTGAGGTCGGGTCTCGCTTTTATGGTAAGACAGACTGATTGGGTCTTGCCGTTGTTCCTTGTAAACACGCTACCACCAATTGCTTTCTGCAGTTTTATGGCAATCCACTTTTTGGTGACCGGTAGTGTGACGACTAACCCATGACGAAGTTGGTCCGCCTCGTTCAACGTTAACCGACTAAAAAAAGCTCCGAGCAAGAATGGTAACTCGTGATGCGTTGACATACAGGCGAATCATAATCAGATCTTCGTTTACACACAAGGATAACCGTGAACGTCAACTCCGCCGCAGCTGCACTTTTTGCAGCACTGCTGATCTTCTTCATATTCCAATCCACAAGCGCCGTCATTGTTGTCGGTGTAATTGTGGTCGCTCTACAAGCACTTTTTAAGATCCGGGGCATCGCCCCGGGTGCATCGGAAAAAACATAAACATTACATCAACCACCCCTCAAAATGAGTTCCAATCGTCTGAAACTACACGTCCTCGGCATTGACTGGCAAAATGACTTCTGCCGCCCCACCGGTGCGCTTTTCGTGCCCGGCGCCGACGCCGACGCCGTCCGCATGGCCAAATTCATCCGCCGTATCGGGCCCAAGGTTGACATGTTCCACCTGACCCTCGACTCCCATCAGGTGCCGCACATTGCGCACGCCTGCATGTGGGTGGGAAAGAATGGCCAGCCTCCTCCGCCGTTTACGACCATCACCGTCGACGACGTGAAGACCGGGGTGTGGCGCGCTGTCAAGCCTGAGCATCAGCCCTGGTTCGAGAACTACGTCCAGTCTCTCAAGACCAACGGCCGGTACGACCTCATGGTGTGGCCTGAGCACTGCCGCATCGGGCATGAAGGCTCCAACATCGTGCCGGAGATCTGGGATGCGTTGGCCGACTGGTCGCGCACTACCCTGCGTTCGGTGAACTATGTTCCCAAGGGCAGTCAGCCCCTCACGGAGCACTATTCGGCCATGCAAGCGGACGTCCAGATCCCGCAGGATCCCACGACGAAGCTCAACGCCAACCTGCTGCGCGCCCTCGGTATGGCTGACCAGCTGGTCATCACCGGCGAGGCCTCGTCGCACTGCGTGGCCAACACGGTGCGCGACATCGCCGCGAACTTCTCGGACGCTGAAGTCCGCAAGTTCGTGATCCTCACCGACCTCATGTCCCCGGTGCCGATTGCCAAGAAGTTGGCGGACGACTTCCTGGACGACATGCGTCATCGTGGCGTCACCCTCACGACCTCGGATAAGTTCCTGATCTGAACGGAACCGTCAACATCACGCAGAAGATTCAACTATCTATGAATTCCTCTCTTCTTCCCGCTGGGGACGTCGCCATGTCTCAGCTCATGACTGCGTCGTCGTTTCAATACAGCGCTGTCGACCTGAGCTCGCTAGCCAATCTGGCAAGCAAGTACACCCTCGTCACGATCATCATCGATGTGAGCGGCTCGGTGTACTCGTTCAAGGACACCCTCGAGTTCATCCTCAAGGAAATCATCGGTGCCTGCAAGAAGGATCCGACCGCCAACAGTCAGTTGGTGCGTCTTGTGGTCTTCAACCAGGACGTACAGGAGGTGCATGGCTTCAAGCCGATCAACTCCATCAACGAACACGATTACGACGGTATTCTCAATCCCGGCGGAAATACCGCGCTGTTCGACGCCATGCGGCAAAGTGTTGAAGCCTCGGTGGCTTACGCACACATCCTGGCTCAGCAGGCCTACATAGCCAACGCCATCACGATCGTCGTGACTGACGGTGAAGACTCCGGTCATGGCTGTGGTGCAGGTGATGTCGCACGCGCCAACGAAATGGCGGTTAGCGGTGAGTCCTTGGAGAGTTCTCAAATCGTCCTCATCGGTCTGACGAATGACCCGGCGTTCGGCAGGTACCTGGAGGACGTGCGCGTCAAGTGCAAGATCGACTTGACCCTGGCTGTGGGACACCTCAATGCTGGCGGTCCGACTGCCAACCGGGGCAAGATCGCCAAGCTTCTCAATTTCGTCAGCCAGTCGGTCAGCTCGACTGCACAGGCACTCGGCTCCGGTGGGCCGAGCAAGACGATGCCGACGTCCTTGACCATCTAGGGCGCTTTCACCAATAGGGGTGGCCGGCTACGGCCGGCTGCCCCTGTTTTCATTTTCACCCTTCACTTTTTCTTTAGACATGAGCATCATAACGGACTATTTCACTTTGCAGGGAGCATCCCTGCTCCATTTGGAACACGGTTGCCAGGACTACGCTCACGGATTTTCCGACGGCGACCTGCGTATTGCCCTCGTATCGGACGGTTGTTCGTCGGCGCCAAACAGTGATGTCGGTGCCAGGCTGCTGGTATTGACAGCCGGGCGTATTCTTAAGGAGTGGCTGCCTCAGAGGCTCATGGCTGAGCCTACGGCGAGCGCTACATCCCTCGAGTTGGAGTTTCGGGCAAGGCTGATATCCCAGCTGGCTGGGGTTTACGCCATGCTGAATGAAGGCGCATTCTTAGGACCGCTGTTCATGGATTGTACGCTGGTTCTGGCGGCACAATACAAAGATCGCGCTTTTGCGTTCATGTACGGCGATGGCTACGTCGGCGCCGACTATCTGGATGATACGACAGAGGTATTTCGCTCTGAATATACCATCACGCTGGAACGTGTGGAACGCAGCGGCCCGTTCTACCTGGCGTATCAATTACCACAAAACGAAGACCGTCTGCGCAACTATGGAGCCTGCAACCCGATCCGGGAAGACACGCTACATGTGCTGCGTCCATCATCCGGCGATACCTGGGAGCTCAGCCGTGAAGAACTGCACACGTTCGGGCGTCCACCAGTGGTTTTGGACTTTGACTTCAACCGCCTACGAAGCCTGGTGGTGTCATCGGACGGTATCGGGTCTTTCGGCGACAACGTGAAGTTCCACCAAGAGATCGCAGCTGACCTGCTGAAATTCCCGGTTGGTTCGAGGGGAAATATCCTCCGTCGGAAAATGCTGTTCAACTCCACCCGCGTCTGGCCCAAGAAAGGCTGGAAGCACCAGGACGACCTTGGGTTGGCGGCCATCATCAAACAATAACAATTCTGCTTATGCCTGCGAATGCAACACAACCGTCTGACATTATCGTAGGTGGAAAGCGCGTCCGGCTGACACAGAACATGTATGTGGCCGCCGGAGGAGAAGCAACCATCTACAAACACAATGGTGTGGCCCTGAGGCTGTACCATGACATTGCGGCAATGCCGCCAAAGGCCCGGCTGGACGAGTTGTCGCGCATCAGGCGGGCAAACGTCGTACGCCCAATCGACATCATCCAGGACGGTAAAACCGGCAAGGATGTTGGGTTTTCCATGGCCTTCATCACGGATACTGAAGCGCTGTGTCAGTTCTTTACAGCTGCGTTCAAGAAGGCGAACAACATACGCCCAACCACAATCGGCAAGCTGGTTGTGGATATCCAGGAGACGGTCAAGGATCTGATCGATGAAGGATTCTTGCCTGTTGACCTTAACGAGTTGAATATCCTCGCGTCATTGAAGGATTTTACTCCGTGGTTTATCGACATTGCCAGCTGGGCGACGCCGTCATTCCCGGCTACGGCAATCATGGAGAACGTGCGTGACCCGATGGTGCAAGGAAACGCATTCACATCGGGAAGTACCTGGTATTCGTTTGCAATCATCGCGGCTCAGCTGTACCTGGGAATACATCCGTTCCATGGTATTCATCCAACCCTGAAAGCGGATTGGAAGAAACGCATGGCCGCCAATGCCAGCATTTTTCAACCTGGTGTCCGGGTTCCCCCGGTGGTGCCGCCATTCAGTGTCGTGCCGCCGAGGCATCTGGAATGGATGAAGAAGGTGTTCTCGGATAGTGCGTTTCGGGATGAGCCTCCGCATCCTGACGCACTGGTGCCACAGCAAGTGACGCCAACGATTGCCCGCGTAGTCAATGCTACAGGGAATTTCCAGGTTACACACTTCACCAAGGCGCCGTACCAGGTCGTGGACGTGGTATCTGGTTTTGGGAAGACTTATATTGTCACCAGTGAATCCATCTACTGGCTGGCTGGCGCCTCCTACGTGCCCATCTGCGACCGGTCGAAATACCGGAAAGCTTATGTGCTCCCAATCAGTGCAGATGAAGTGATCATCGCGCTGGTAAACACCGGTCTGGTACGGTTCGTCCGATACGGACACAATGGTGTTGGTTCATCGCTGCTGGAAGAGGTTGCACTCACCGGAGAGATATTCTCCCGTAACGGGCGCTTCTATAGCGCGAACGGAATGCAGTTTATGGAACATGACTTCATGAAGCTGGGGGCTCGGCTAGTGCACACCGAAACCCATCTGGACAACGTGAACGCAGCTACGGTGCGGTTGTTTGATGGTGTCGCTTATCAGGACTTGTTTGGCAAGGCCTGGTTGACCGTACCATATCATGCTGGCGTGACCGTCTCAAAGGCAGTCCCACAACTCGATGGCTATCGCATTCTTGATGCCAAAATGATGGGGAATATCTGCGCAGTGATTGGTGAAAAGGGCGGGGCGTTTCACCAAGCCATCATTACATTCAACGACGGGTTTACCGCCGTTCAATCGGTACGAGTCATCCCGAACCAACGGGAGATTAACTTCACCCTCACGCCACAAGGTATTTGCGTGATGCTTGTTGGGGATACGCTGGAATTGTTCCGGGACCCGACCAAGGCCAAGGTATTGAACGACCCTCCCATCGATGGGTCAACCAAACTGGTGTCAACGCCAGACGGCGTGCACTTCCTCGATGGGAATGAAGTGCAAAAGCTCTCAATCAAATGAGTGTCTCAACTGATGAATTGATGGATGTTGTGCTGCGTATCTGTCAAAAAGTCGAAGACCTGGATGGTGCAGCATACATTGTTGGTGGTGCCGCACGGGACCGGTACTTGACCCAACTCGCAGGCGAGCCGTTTGAGTTGAAGGACGTCGACATCGAAGTGTTTGGTCTCAGCGCCGAACACCTGGTGAAACTTCTTCAGCAAGAATGGCGTATTGACGTGGTGGGGCGTTCCTTTGGTGTTATCAAGATACACGGTTACCCCATCGACATTTCGATCCCCCGTCGTGAAATAAAGACCGGGGATACTCACACCAGTTTCCAGGTGGAACTGGATCCGTTCATGACTATGGTCGAGGCGGCATCCCGCCGCGATTTCACGGTCAACGCCTTATATTTCGATCCAATCACCTCCATGTGGTTCGACCCATGGGGAGGCAAAAAGGATCTTCTGGAAAAACGCCTTCACCCGGTATCGTCACGATTTGCAGAGGATCCCCTGCGTGTCCTACGGGGCATGCAGATGATCGCGCGTTTCGACCTGACACCGTCCGAAGAGTGTATCCGTATTTGCCGCGGACTGTCACAGAAGCATCTGGCACGAGAGCGTATCTGGGAAGAGTGGAAAAAGCTCCTCTTGAAAGGAAAGCACATCCGCAAGGCCCTGGGGTTCCTCAATGACATCGGGTGGCTGGAAAACTACTACCCTGAGTTGTTCGCAATGATCGGTAGCGAACAGACGCCGGAGTGGCATCCTGAGGGCGACGTGTTCGAGCACACTGCTTTGGTGGTCGAGGCGTTTACTCGCGGCACCTTTGAGGACGACGAAGAGAAACTCGTTCTTGGACTGGCCGCCTTATGCCACGACATGGGCAAGCCTGCTACGGCAGTGTTTGGCCCGACAAAAAGAAGGCCTACACCGCATTGGACCAATCATGGTCACGAGTTCTACACAGGGCCGGCCGAAAGGTTCCTGATGCGGCTTACAAATGAGACGAAGATTATCGAGCAAGTGTTGGCGCTCTGCCGCAACCACATGGCTCCGTCGTCTTTTTACCACAGTGACCCTGAGTTGGCGGCCTTCCGCCGGTTGGCTCAAAGGGTTCCAATCAAGCAGCTCACCAAGCTGCTGCGGTTTGACCAAGGAGGCCGGGGACCGACGCAACCTCCTGATGAAGAAATGATAGCCTGGTTCGAGAAAAAGGCGGCAAAGGCTGGAGTACAGCACGAGGCGCCTAAACCTCTTGTCCTTGGCAGGGACTTGATCGCTCGATTCCAGTATCCAACAGGCGCAAAAATGGGCGCACTGTTGGCGCAGCTGATGGAGAAACAATTGTCCGGAACCTTTGAGACAAAAGAGGACGGACTTAACCTTGCAGAACAACTCATCCGTGAAAACAACGAATTACAAGCTTAGCGCCGGGTTCACCATGGTGGAACTGGTCGTCGTCGTCATTATCTTATTTATCCTGGCTGCGCTTCTTGGAGGAGGGTGTCATCTCCTTTCCGGCTACTCAACAGGCAACCGGGTCGGGCACGTCACCAAACTCTCGTACAAGGGCGTCGTGAACAAGAGCTGGGAAGGAGAGCTGGTCATGGGAGGTTCACGTGCGCTGGCTGAAGGAGGTGTGGTCGGAAACGTCTGGGCCTTCACTGTCGACAAGACCAACACCAAGGTCATCGAAGACTTGCAGCGGGCCATGGACCGCGGCCAATTGGTGCGGCTGAGCTACGAAGAGGGCAGGCAGACACCGATGGCCGGTGATACGCCCTATCGAATTACGGCGGTGACTGTCGTCACGCCTGAAAAGGGCGATCGCGACCCGTAGTTTCTGTGAACACGAGAGGGGTGTGGCTCACGCCACATTCCTCTTTTTTTTTAGCCTGTAGGTTGTTACCATTAAGGGCATGGAGAAGCCTAAGTCCTTCAAGCTGCCTGAGAGTTTCTTGTCACAACTGAACGAGTTTACTCTTGGGTATATGTTAGTTACAGTAAATGAGGCAGGCGAGTTCGAGACCTTTGTAAAGGCCGACAACCCTCTAACACGTGTGGCGCTTGTTAAGTTTACCGAGTTGGTGTCAGACAGCTTATCTCAAAGCTTGGAAAATGCAGTAGCTAACCCGGTGCCTGAAGCTCCTGCCAAAGCAGCAGAGGATGAAGAAGATGGAGACGACCCGTTTGGATCGATCAATGTATAAAAAAAGGCCCGCATCGCTGCGAGCCAGTTAATAGGAACAGAGACAAAAGGGCAGTTAAACGATCTCGCCGATGATGATCGTATCGAGCAGTTCGGCGATGACATCCATGTTCACATGGTTCTTATCCAGCTCCAGCTCGTTGATGTCAATGGCGTGAAAATCAAACTCTGCGGGCTCATCCAACACTTCCTGGAACTCCGCAGTAAACTTCTTGGCAGCTTCTCCAGTAAGGTTTTCCTCTTCACCCACTCGATACTTCTTGAAAGTCTCCACTCGGGTCTTCTCCAGGTCGTCCACCACAGAACGCAGCTTCTTGAAGTTACGAGCCAGTGCGTAGGTCACCTTTGCCTTGAACGCAAAGGCAGAGCGGGTGCGGCTATTCGGATCAAGCCCAGGATCCAACTTGGACAGGACTTGAAAGTTAGTAAGGATCTGTTTGTTCGTCAATTTAACTTTGGCCATAGTGTTGGTGAACTTACTACAAGGTTGGTTGGCTGTCAAGCGTCAGATCATTACGTTGTGTACTTCCAGTATTGTTTGCAGCCTCTCCACCGTGTTTGTCAGACTAAACTGTAACGCACGGGCTGCTCCCTGTACACCTAACCGAGAGACGGCGGCTGGATGCGCGTAGCAATAACGCATACTATCTACCAGACTTTGCATCTTGGGGCAAGCCCAATGCCCATGCCCAGTGAACATCCCGTCTGCGGCTTCGTACTCGTGCTCCACCACCAGCCCAACTGTGTGGTCAAAATACTCTGCAACACCACCATATTTGCAAGCGACTACTGGGCGCCCCAAGGCCATTGCTTGAAGAGGTTGATACCCCCAACCCTCGGATTTTGAGGGGTGGACAAATACATCCAGGGCTCCGTACCATGCTTTCATTTCCTCATGAGAGAGGTGGCCTTTGGTAACTTGAATTCGTGGGTCATTGGGGATCTCAATATGATCGTAAGGGCCTATTTTGATGTGCAGACGTACATCCGATATATTGGGGAATGCTGTAGTGAAGGCCTGTACGGCAGCCGACAAATTCTTCCTTGAAAGCTGCGACCCTAAGTGTCCAGAGCAGCCAAATACAAAAGCGGCTTTTTCTACAGGTGGAGTGAAGGCATATCCAGACGGTACGAACAATGGTAGCTGGTAAATCGGGACAGTGACACCGCAAGCGGAGAAGCAACTGGCGTTCCAGTCGCTAGGGGTAATGATGGCTGTGCTCTGGTTCATGCGTTTTACCCACTCTGGCGCCAGCTTCGTGGCCTCCCACATCGTTAACCACACCTGCGGAAATCGGCTCTTCTCTCCCCTGAAATTCGGGGGCTGGATTAAAAAAGAAGGCTTATCTTGCCCGGTGGTTACGAGGCTTTTTTGAACAGCTGCCGGAAGTGGCTCTGGTTTATCTGCAAGCCCTGTGGCAAATACCGTGACTTGAATACCAGATAGCTGAAGACCGGATACCAGGCTGCAGTTTTGCTGCCCGTATCCGGTCATGTTGTCCAGATGGCATGCCATGTACAAACTACGCATGGGTGCCAACCTACCTGAAGTGCCGATTTATGTCAACACCACGCCCTTCCAAGCTGCCGCAGTACCGTTGTAGATCATGAGTTTATTGTTGGTGGCATCCCACCAGGTCGATCCGTTAACAGGAGAGGCAGGCTGGCTTGTCGGCAGGTTCATTTTGCCGGAGACCGTGCAATCCGTAAAGCTGGGCGAGGCCGAAATGGCAATCGTAAGGGTGCCTGCCGATAGTGTGGCAGAGCAATTTGATCCGTTGGCCAGGGAGATTTCTTCAATCGCTCCAGTGGAAGCAGTGGTACGCCCAAGCAATCGGGCGGTGCTCATTGTTAACCCGCTGCCAGTGACTGCTCCAGAGGTAGCGGCGCTGATGTCCGAGCGCACTTGTGCCGCAGTACGCGTGTTGATGGCCTGGCCACTTGTGGAAGGGTCGCCAGTAAATACTGCGAAGTAATTGGCGGCTGAACCAAAAGCTGCAGCCTTTAGAATGGTCTGACCACCACTGACGGTAAGCCCGCTTGCTCCGTTAAGCGTAACCGAGGCGGCCGAGATGGTTAAGGAACCTCCCGTAGTCCAAGTCAACCTGGTGGCGGCATTAACATGGTCATACAACTCTAATGAACCGGCGCTCGAATACCATTGCCAGGCTGCTGCACTTGTGTCACGCCGGCCAATGATCACACCGCTGTTTGTTCCTGTCGCGAAAACGGTAGGGAGGGTCAGCTGACCATTGAACAAGGTCATTAACAGCGTGGTTCCGCCATACCATTTGAAGGAACCTGAAGTAGTTGGGACACTAAACCACAGCGCACCAGCCTCCAGCCCTACAGCGTAGTCAGCTGCACTGGCTCCAACCGCCGGGTATATGATCAATTTTGTACCTACCGAGGAGGTCGTGAACGTGGGCGCCCCTATTCCAGCAGTACCCCATTGAATCCAGTTTGAGGTACCATTGGTTAGTTCAATTGCTTTACCTCCGATGTTGTTCGTAAAGATACCGTTGTGCGAAATCGTACCACTTATGCTAATTGTGTAGCTCCCTGTACTGATTGAGAAACCGTGTGAAGGAGAAGAGATGCCGTAGCACTCCAGCAGGCCCGTTGACGGAGTGAACTTTAGCCGGGTAGAACTTACCTTGGCTGGGAGGTTGCCTGAAGTGGATGTGACCCAAGGAATATAGCAAGTAGTGGCGGTTGCATTGTCGTCGGTCACGGCCACGTTCGTGGTGTTTGTGGCGTTGGTCGCGTTGGATACTGTGGCGGTCAGTGTTGTTGATACTGTAAGGTTGGGGACAGTCAATGTGGACGACGTGGCATTCCAAACGCAAGAGGTGGAAACGTATGTGGGAATGTTGCCGGTATTGGCTGTGTACATTCCCAGATAGTTTGTGGCGCCAGACGCGGCCGCGACTGTACTGTTGCTTGAATAGGTTGCCGAGGCTGCGTTACCTGTGCAGCTGCCGGAAGAGCCTGTGCAATTGCCGGTTACGTTACCAGTGACTGCGCCTGTCAATGGCCCCGAGAAAGCGGTAGCCGTCAACGTGCCAGTTGACGGGTTAAACGTCAGCTTGGTGGATGTCGTTTTCTGAGGCAAGTTACCTGTGTTCGCAGTAACCCACGTCAAATACATTGTGGCGTTTGAAGCGGTGTCGTCTGTGATTGTTGTGTTAGCGGCATTTGTAGCACTTGTTGCCGTTGTGGCACTGGCGGCAGAACCGCTGATCGAGATACCCCAGGTACCTGATGCTCCTGTGCCTGTGAGTGTTGGGGCGTATGTGTTGTAGTTACCTGAATGAAGGGTGGTGTTGCCGTTGATCGTCAGCGAAGAGCTCGTGAGGGTCATTAACAGCGTGGTTCCGCCATACCATTTGAAGCTACCAGTAGACGTTGGAACCGTGTACCAAACCGCACCACTTTCTACACCGACGGCGTAATCTGCGGAGCTGGCGCCGATGGCCGGGTACAAAATAAGCTTCGTACCGGCGGAGGAAGTAGTGAAGGTAGGAGCTGCTACACCGGCCGCGCCCCATTGAATCCAGTTTGAGGTACCATTGGTTAGTTCAATTGCTTTGCCTCCTACGTTATTGGTGAAAATACCGGAATGCGTGATGCCGCTGGAGATATTGATTTGAAAGCTACCGGCACTGATCGAAAAGGCATGTGACGGTGAAGAAATGCCGTAGCATTCCAATAGTCCGGTCGAGGGCGTGAACTTCAGTTGGGTGGAACTCACCTTGACTGGCAAGTTGCCAGAAGTGGAGGTTACCCAGGCCAAATAGCACGAAGTGGCGGTTGCATTGTCGTCTGTAACTCCAACATTAGTCGTGTTGGTTGCATTGGTAGCATTGGTAGCATTCGACACAGTCGCAGTCAACGTGGTCGATACGGTGAGATTGGGAACGGTCAACGTCGACGATGTGGCGTTCCAGACACATGAGGTTGATACATAGGTCGGGATATTACCAGTGTTGGCCGTGTACATGCCAAGGTAATTGGTGGCACCTGCGGCTGCCGCTGTAGTCACGTTGCTCGCGTACGTGGCGGATGCCGCGTTGCCTGTGCAGCTGCCTGATGACCCAGTACAGTTACCTGTAACGTTGCCTGTCAAATTGCCGGCAAATGCTGTAGATGTTAGTGTGCCTGTCGACGGGTTGAAGCTCAGTTTGGTAGAACTGACTTTCTGAGCAAGATTACCGCTGGCTGCAGTAACCCAGATCGGGTACATCGTAGCGTTCGTTGTCGTATCATCCGTGATCGTCATGGATGCCACGTTATCCGAATACGCAATAGTTTTACGAGTTGGTCCGGTTGTCTGGGTGATGTACAGGTTGGTTCCATCCCATTCCATAGCACCTGCCTCTGCTGCGGTGAGGTTCGTTCCGGCTGTAAACTTTAATGGGGCGTTGTTGGCTGCTGAGGCACCAGCTACCAGATGGAACCTCGCCGTTGGGGCCGCCACGAAGGCGCCGAGGCGCCCGGTGCTGACAGTGGTATTTTGACCATCGATGCCCACACCGAACAGAGCATTACCTAGTGTGAGTTGATTACTAGTAGTGGCAGACTGCGCATCCACGTTGTAACCGATAACAATATTTGCGCCGCCCGATGAAAGGGCGTCACCTGCTGAATAGCCAATCAGGATGTTATTGCTCCCTGTGGTCAATGCAGCACCGCAATTGTACCCGATACCGATGTTGTACGTGTGTGTGTTGGACGCAACAGACAGCAGTGCTTGGTATCCAATTGCAATATTTCCGGTTGAAGTACCTGCAGCATTTAACAAGGCCTGGTAGCCAATCGCCACGCAATAATTGCTAGTGGCGTTATAGTACCCGGCGTTGTAACCAATACAGATGTTTCCCGTTCCACTGCTGTTTGTGTATCCGGCATTTACGCCAATAGCCACATTCACCGTTCCATTTGTAGTGAACAACGCGTTGTAGCCGATAGCTATGTTGTAGCTGTTCGTGGTCAAGGTACGCAGGGCATTGTAGCCGAAAGCACAATTTCCAACCCCTGTAGTGCCTGCGTTAAAGGCAGCAGACCCCACGACTGTATTATATGACCCAGTGGTGACGGCGTTACCTGCTGAATAACCAATGTAGATGCAGTTGAACGCATTGTTGAGTGCCGCTCCGGCGTTTGTGCCGATCGCGATATTGGCGTAGCCGTAATACAGACCGGTTAATGCGTTTGCACCAATGGCGATATTGTTTGTTGAAGCAGCGTCGGCCTTTTGAAGTGTCGTTAACCCGATCGCGATATTGCTGGACGTATTGCTGAACCGAATTTCACCGGCTACCGATGTACCATTTGTACCATACATTGTCAGGCCGGCCGCTGGCCCTGCGCTGTAGGCCATCACCGACACAGTGTCAATGGTACCGATGAAGTTTGAAGAGGGAGTGACTACGAATCCTGTAGTATTTCCGGCCAGTACATCATAGACATAAACTCCGGTACTGTTGGTGGTATGCGTCACCATTGTAACGCCGCCCCAGGAGACTGCTACACTTGTTCCACTAGTTTTGACAACGGTAAACGACACGCGGTAGTGTGTCCCGGCGACCGCAGTACCTTGGCTAAGAGTATTCGCCGCTGTGCCGTTGTGTGAGGCTGCGCCAGAGACCCAGGTCCAGTCAGCACCACCAACCGTCCAGCTACTGAGGTCTGAAGTGAATGTACCGTTCGTGATTAAAGTAGTACCGTATGTGGCGTCTGGTTGACGTAGGCGTACCGACACCTGACCATCATCACGGACACGGAGAATTTCTGTACCTGCTGAGTCTTCAAACCTCCCTGTGTATGTTGAGCTCGTGGTACCCGCGCCACGCACGTGTAGCGTAGCTGTGAGTGACGACGACACGCCAATACCATGCCGGTTGTTGGTATCGTCCCAGAATAAGCCACTGAAAGCTGTCCACACGCCGGCGTTGTTATAGAGCATCTGCCCTTCCGTGCCGGTGGGGAGCAGCGAAGCGGACAGGTCGCGCTTGTAAACAACACCAGCGTTCTCAATGAGTACAGAAGTGTAGGTGTTTGCGCTCAATCCAGTGAGGGTGAGACTGGCGGCTTGAACCGTTCCTACAGCGGTAATGTTGTTGTTTACCGTGATGTCATTCTGGAAATTCATGGCGAAATAAAATACCCTGTTAAACGGTGTATTGCAACCATTTTAACAGGGTATGCGGAGGTTGCGAGCTGTTTATCCGATTACCGTTACACGATACGCACCGGAAGACGGAGCTGTCTTGAAGTTCAAGGTGATCTGACGAGTTTCCTGACCTGCTGTCTTGACCCAGTCAGTCATCACCATTGCACCAGTTAAAACTTCATTTACCATCACATGGATATCCTGGGTACCAAACTCGTGAGCAATCGTCATGCTGGTGCTGAGGGTCAAGGCCGTATTGTTACGGTCGAGTGCGCCGGTTGAGAGGGTAAAGCCCCACGTACGGCACATGCGAAGAACCTGCAAGCTGCTATTGGCTGCATTGTCCTTCCAGGAAACCGTGCCCCAGGAAGATGAGGTAGAAGTGGTGGCCTTGGGCTCAAGCTGCAGACTGATGTTGGCATCGGTACCAGTCGTACCCAAATACACCTTGCCAGCGGTCGTAGCAGAATTGGTAAGATTGATGTAGTTGACAGCTGAAGCGGTCGGAGTAAATCCGATCATCAAGTTGCCGTTTACATCGTCAAGACCTGTCGTAATCGCCGGGGTGGTGAGGGCAGGTGCATTGTTGAACACCAGCACACCAGTGCCCGTCTCGTCAGAGATCACTGAGGCCAACTGGGCCGACGTAGTGGACGCAAACTGATTTAGGGTGTTGCCGAGCAACGCTAGCGTGCCTGTCACGTTTTGGAACGTGAATGTACGTGTAGTCGCTGTGGCGATTGTTGCGCAATCGAATTTAGCAATCTTCGTGGGATCCGATGTATTACGAATCGAGAAGGTTGTGTCGTTTGTATTAAGCGTGGTTGCCAGCAGTGTGCTATTGATCGTGATGGTACCACCGTTTGCGCTACCAAGGTTGATGTTGGTAGTGGAACCTGCTGCGCCACCAGTGCCAATGTTGATCGTCTTGGTCGTTGCCGTGGCCGTGGCACCAGTACCGAAGTTGTAGGTTGAGGCTGCCGTTGAGCCGCCGCCGACCGTAATGGTTTGGGCGCCAGCTGCACCACCAATGGTTAGTGTGGTGGCGGCGCCAAATGCGTTAACTGTGGTGCTTGTTGTGTTAAAGACATCCATTGACGCGCTGCCGATGACTGAGGTCGCAAACGTAGGCGAAGTCGCAAATACCAAGGCGCCGGTGCCAGTCTCGTCCGTGATCACTGCAGCCAATTGGGCAGATGTGGTGGCTGCGAACTGGTTCAGCGTATTACCGAGATATGCAATTGTACCGTTTGCATCCTGGACTGTTAGCGTACGAATGGTGGCAGTCGTAATGCCTGCGGCCGAAAAGGCAATTTTCTTGGTCGCGTCAGCCACGTTGGCGATGGCGAAGAAGTTGCCTGTGTTACCATCGTTTACAATCACCGCTGTACGGACAGTCGTCGTACCTGTTGCACCGGCGACCGAGGATCCAATGTTGATGTTCGTGATGGAGCCAGAGACGCCAGCACCACCAATATTGATTGTCTTGGTGGTAGCGTTGGCGGTAGCCCCGCCTGCGAAGTTGTAGGTTGAAGCTGCAGTCGAGCCACCGAACATGTTGACGGTTTGGGCGCCCGTAGCAACGTTAGCAAGGTTCAATGTAGTAACAGCACCGAAGGCATTGACTGTAGTGGCCGTGGTGTTGAACACATCGATCGAGGCGCTGCCAGTGGTTACACTGGTGGCAAACACAGGACTGGTGGCCGTCAATGTGATGTTCTGGAAGGCAGCAGTACCAGTTGCGCCAGATACCGCTGAACCAAAGTTGATGTTCGTGACAGAAGATGAAACGCCGGCCGTACCGATATTGATCGTCTTGGTCGTAGCGGCGGCGGTCGCTCCAGTGGCGAAGTTATAAGTTGAGGCTCCCGTAGAAGCACCAAACATGGTCACTGTCTGCGCGGCTGTGGCGACGTTACCGATGGTTAATGTGGTAACTGCTCCGAAAGCGTTGACGGTAGTTGCCGTTGCGTTAAACACATCCATTGAGGCTCCTGCCGCGAGGATGCTTGTGGTAAAGGTCGGAGATGTCCCGAACACCAGTACACCGGAACCAGTCTCGTCAGAAATCACACCAGCCAATTGCGCCGAAGTGGTCGCTGCAAACTGCCCGAGGTGGTGGACAGCGATCATTGCGAGCGTGCCCGTTGCGTCTGCAAACGTGTAGGTGCGTGTGGTGGCAGTTGTAAGCCCAGCGCAGCTAAATACAGCCTTCTTCGTAGCGTCGGCCAGGTTTGCAATAGTGAAGCCGGTCGCGCCGTCGTTCACAATGATCGTACCATTTAGATCCACAGTCGTTCCAATTGAGGAGCCGATGTTAATCACAGTGGTTGAACCAGCGACTCCGCCCGTGCCGATGTTCAGCGTCTTTGTGTTACCAGTCGACGTTGCACCAGTGGCGTAGTTGTAGGTTGAGGCACCAGTGGAGGCTGTGAACATGTTCACAGTCTGGGCGGTCGTGGCCGTGTTACCGATTGTCAACGTCGTCGCAGCACCGAAAGCGTTGACGGTGGTGGCAGTCGTATGGAACACATCCATCGTAGCACCACCGGCGACGATGCTGGTAGTAAACGTTGGAGAGGTTCCAAACACCAGCACGCCTGTACCAGTTTCATCCGAGATCACGCCTGCGAGTTGAGCAGAGGTGGTTGAAGAAAAGAAGCTCAGGTTGTTTGCGCTCAACGCTACTGAGCCGGTCAAGTCCTGGATGGTCCAAGTACGAGTTGTACCTGTGGCAATGGAAGAAGTAAATTGTAGCTTCTTGGTATTGTCGGCGCTATTAACGATCTGAAAACCAGAGGCACCGTCAACCACAGTAACCTGCTTGAGGGCAGAGACGTTTTGGTAGAGGTTAATCGTACCAGTCGCTCCAGCCACAGCCGAACCAATGTTGATGTTCGTGATGGATCCGGAAACACCAGTCGCGCCGATGTTAATTGTCTTAGTAGTGGCGTTTGCTGTTGCTCCGCCGAACAGGTTGTAGGTCGAGGCGCCCGTGGAGGCGGTAAAGAAGTTGAGTGTCTGGGCTCCTGCGGCACCTCCCAAGGTAAAAGTCGTAACGGCAGCAAAAGCCGTTACGTTGGTTGGCGTGGCGAACGCCGCGAAAGTACCGCTGCTGCTGTCGACTGAAGTCGTAAACGTAGGAGCGTCTGACAACACAACAGAACCTGTACCTGTGGTGTTGGTCCATGTCACAGTTTGTGCCGTCTTATCACCAACAGGCACCTGTAAGGTTGTACCACCACCGGCAGGAGTTGCTGTGGCCCATGTACCTGTGGCTGAGGTATATAGGATCGACCCTTTGGTCGTGGCGCTGGTGTTGATTCCTGTGCCACCATTGGCAGACGGTAGGATACCCGTAATAAATGAGGTTGAAATATCGATTTGCCCCCACGTCGGAACAGCATTCGATGCACCAGTCGTGGTGATCAGCACCTTGTTGTTGTTGCCGGCAGTTGCGCCCTTGACGGTAACTTGGTCACTCAAGATCTGAATTGTGACGTTATCGGGATTGACGTTAATCGTCGCTCCGGTCATTGTCAGACCTGCTCCGGCAGTAATACCTGCGACTTGAGAAAACAATATCCAGGTCAAGTCATCTGTATTCAATACAGGCGTCGTGCCAGAGTCAGTGATGATCCATGTGCTTTTACCCCAGGTCGTGCCTTTTTCAACGAACACAACTGTACCGTCGCTTAGCTCGCCAGTAGCGTTTGCATCGAGTGTACGTTGCAAGTCGTATGTGTATGCGTTGACCGCAGTGACCTCGTAAATACCGTTCTGCTCTTTATCGATCGCAGCCTGATCTTTCACCAAGACGCGCATGCCGACCGTGACGGTTACGCCTGGAGGATCGAAGCTGCTGATACTGGCGCCGGAAATTGTCGCTTGCGTCGGGACTGCGCTGAATGTACCACCTGTTGCCGCTGTAGTGGTAAACACCACGGAGTCCTTGAAGTCGCGCAAACCAGCAGCCATGGAGTCAACGTAACGCTTATTGGCAGCGTCATAGTCGTTGATTGGGTCGTTGAGGTTTACAATACGGCGCTTCGTGCCACTGACACCCAGATCCAAGTTGCTGCTGCCGTCCACCCCAAAGTCTGGCGAAGAAATACCAACGTTTGATCCGTTGGTAACCAACACACGGTTTGCATTGGAATAGGTGAGTACGTCTGCGGACGTTGTTGCAAAAGTCCACGCTGCCGAACCTGAAACAGGCTTTCCATAGTACCAGATCCTGCCATCATAGTGACAAATCAGACCTACGTTGCTGTTGGTTAGCCCGGTGTAGCTGCCGTATGACGCCGGAGCTGTCGCCCCCGTGTCTTCCAGAAGGGTGCGCTTCAGGCGGCAAAGCAGCCCGAGATCGAGATCGGATAAAAAGTTCATAGTCGGTTAGGTCAGCAGTACTTTCAGTGTCAGCCCGATTTTCAGACGGATCACTAATCCATTGACTCCGATAGTATTGTAGACAATGTCACCCATGACTTCAACGCCATTTTCATCATACAAGGTTACCCTGGGACGACGATTAAGTGTATGGTTGATAGCGATTTCGTAAAGATTTAGGGCGGCATTCCACGTGAAGTCACCTGGAAGAAAACTGTATTCATAGCTGCCCATCTTGTCGACGTAGCTTTTAGGGGCAGCGGCAAGGTCTGTAGAAGGAGTAGGACCCTCCAATAATAACGGCCCAGTCATCGAATCACCAGCTTTAGCGATCTTTTCGTTGGCTAGTTCTCCGAGGGCATCTTGCACATTGGTACTGGCTACGTCGCCAGTGGGGTCAGAAGGAACTTGGGCAGCTACGGGTCTTCCAAGCGCATCTACATATTGCTTGGTTGCTGCCTCCTTTGGTGCTGTAGGATCGTCTGCCAGCACCAACGGACCTGTCATGGAGTCTCCACCACGATTTATACGTTGCTCATCAGCGGCATCCGTGTACCGCTTTGTAGTTGCTTGCGCGTCCTTTACAGGATCGGCTGGCAACACGACCGGATACGACGCTACTGAAGATTGCGGATCGCTCATTTAATTACAGGTTAGGAGTCTCCAGATGGAACGTAATCCCAAATACCACCAACACGTACTACGGCTGTTGGTTCTGCACAGTCAGACTGCGCCGACCCCACGATTCGTAGTTTGAATGCCCCGGAGTTCGAAGCCCCGACCGCAGTGGCAGTTGCTCCGTTTGTCCAAATTTCGGAGTTCTTTAGTACAAGGTATGGTGCGGCAGCGTCATATGGCGTACCGTTCAGATAAATACCTGTCTGGCTGTTGGCGGCGTACACCACTGTATTTATGAGCGTTAATCGCCCCTTCGTCATGATGATCGTAGGATAGGAAGTGGAATCGGTATGCAGGTCACTTACGCTTTCAATCAGGTTTGCAGCTCCTCCGTCGACCTTTACTACCGGGCCGTCGGTGGCGGTGCACGTTTGGGTGATAACGTGGGATCGGGTACTGGTGTTGAAGTGAATGGCGTTGTATTTGCCTGTGATCTTCGGACAACGCACCACCTGTACACCAGGGCCGGCAGTTCCCGTACCATTACCAAATTGCAGCCCGGCTTGGAACTGTGAGCCGTTGGAGTAAATCTCACCGTCAACCGTTAGTGAACACTCTCCCGTTACGAGGCGAGCAGCACAGGAGCCGGAGCCGGACAAGTCGTCGCTCTTGAGTGCCTCTGAAAGGTGAATACGTGCGTATCCGGTGCTTCCAGCGTCCACATAAATAGCAGAGCGGGCGGATTGAATCAGTTTGCCATTGAACACACATTTCGAGCCTGTGCGGACATACAAGACATAACGGGAGTTGGAGCTACCGTGCATATTGTAGAACTCACCGTCACCAAATACATTGCATGTCTCGTTGGTGGCAATATTAAAGACAGCTACAGTCGAGTCCCCACCGCTGGTGTAATACACCTTGGCACCTGGCTGGAAATACCAAGTGACGTTGTTCTTCGCCAGGTCGTTCTCGTTGTAAGTACCTGGGCGCACGATGATTAGATCACCAGCCTGTGCCAGTTGTTTAGCACGAGATAGAGTCAATACCGGCTTCGCCATCTTTCCTCTCTCACCTGAGACATCACTGCCGTTTGTTCCGTCCACCCAAAGAGTGAGTGCTGTTGGAAACGACTGCGAGGCTGCCACTGAGTCATCAACATACTTCTTCGTCGCCACCTGCATATCTGCTACAGGGGCTGATGGAAGTACGAGCTGGCTATTCAGTGTTTGGGCTGTACCTGTGACCTTGCTGACGTAAGTCGCCTTGGCTTTAGACGGCGTGACGGCAAGTGAAGTGGCACCTGTGGCGGTGTCAGTTGCCGTATCAGTGCCTGCTTCGACATCTGTCTGGCTGGCTACACCAATGACACCTGCCACAACGACACCGCTACCAGCAGTGCCTGCCTTTATTTTGATCTCGTTAAACGCCGCGTCCGGATCGGCAACGTCTGACAAGTTCTTTGCACGCATCAAAGCGAGACCACCGGTGTCCTTCGTGATGTTGTTGATGGCATCACGTACGTTGGCAACTGACGGATCCTTTTCTGGGGCCGTGTCAAACGTCACGTATTCTGCCAACACATCGCCGAGACTGACTGACCCGGCACCAACCACAGAAGGATGCAGTTTTCCGTCAGGGCCGAGCAATGGAATGCACCCTTCGAACCTGGAAGGGCCGTTGGCAGTGCTATACGCCGTGCCGCGAATGGCAAGGCGCGCAAGTACTTTTGCTAGTTGAAATGACTTGGGCATGGGTTAGTCTTCCTCTTCTTTTGTATCAGCACCATCCGAGAACATGTCTCTCACGGAGTCCGAGTAAATTTTATCGACGATCTTCAGCTCACTCGTGCCAACTTCACCCATAAATATACCAAGGCGTGGCGTGGTAATACTTGGTGAGCATTTGACGCAGGTCCACTCGAGCGGCGGAGTACCCAATCCCTTCAATGCAACTAGCCGGTGTGGAGAGAGCTTGCATTGGCACACATAACAATCAACCGGGTCAGCCGGAGGCTTGCGTGTGGGTGTCCGTTTTAAGGAGCCCAGGATTGCGGCAGCGGACGTTGTCTTGGGCGCCGCCGCATTGGTTGAGTTGGTAGGTGTTGATTTCATTGACCAGGTTGTCCTGATTGTTGTTGAGCTTGGGAAGCACCTTGGGACCGAGCCTGCGAGGTCAACTCTTCAAGCGCCTGCTTCACGGCACTGTAGAGTGTAGCGTCGGTCTGCTTCAACTCCTGAAGCTTCTGACGACGACCAGCAGCGTCCATTGGGAACAACTCCTGGGCGATTTGTTGAGCCTGCTGCAATACATCCTGAGGTGACACAGCTTGTTGCCCACCTTGACCACCAGTTTCGGCCAACTGACGCAGCTGGTCTTTTGCCTGCTCTTCTTCCTGTAGCTCCTTGGCATCGCGATCCTCCTGCATCTTCTTGCGCAGCTGTTCTCGATAATCAAAGCCGTACATGTTGAGCAGCTCACTACGGGCGATGGCGTTGGCGCTGACAAGCTGACCGATGATGGACTTACGCTCGATGTCATCACTGATGGTGACAGGAGTGAGCCCCACCTTGGCCTTGGGTAAGCCGCGGATCTTTCCAATCACTTCAGCCCAGTGGTTGAGGATGTGATTGTACGTGTCTACAAGAATGGACCACGAGTTTTCAAACAAGCGTAAAGCAGGCCCAAGAGCCTGCACCTGCAGCGTCATGGTGTAAAGTTCCTGTGGGATATTGAAAGCATTCAAGATATTCGCCACTGCGGCGTTGATCATCTCGGTTGGGGCGAGAGTCTTGCCTTCGCCACCAAGCTGCTTATATTCCAACGGGAAAGGGAAAGTGTGATAGGCACCAGGATCACGACGATGCTCGTCAATCATGCGGTCTACCGAGGCACGCCACTGTGGGGAAGACTGATGTAGAATCGGGTTGGCCTGAGAGTTGGTCTCGTTACCCATCGAGATTACTCGGAAGGGAACAATATCCTCGAAGCAAATAGCCTCGTTGAATCGCTGCAATACCTTGAGCATGAAGAACTCGTCGAACAAGTACATGCACAACGGGATAGACTTGCCGTCTGTCTTGATGCCGACGGGCGTAGGCATCTTGACGTGGATGAAGTTACGAGGATTAAAAGCAAGCAAGCGATCCTGGAGGATCGAGTCATAAACCACACGAGGAGTCTTCTTGCTGAAGAAGCGATTGTCTTTCTTCAGGACCTTTTTCTTGTAATCCTCTGGAATACGCCAGTAGTATTCTGACTCGCCGGTTGTCTCCTCATAACGAGCAATGACTTCCCTTGGAGGCCAGAACGTAACAGTCACCTTATCAACGTCCTTGGAGGCCTTGTCGATGACCTCGTGCTTGTGCTCTGACTTGCAGTGAGGACAACGGTAAAGATACTCTGCCTTCTCCGAGAACTTGTAGCCAGAAGCCTTGTCGATGTTCGTGATCTTCGCGCACTTGGGGCAGGAAAGAAAACGATCGAAGCCCTGGTTGATGGACACGAACAAATTACTGTAAGCAAGCAGGTTTAGCCCAGACATCGCCAGGATCTGCTTCCACTGCATGTCGTCGAACGCTTCCTCGTATTTGCTTTTTGCTGAAGAGTCCTCGCATTCAATCTTCAACGAGGTGATGAAATAGTTGGAAATACGAAACAAGGCTGCACGATAAAAACCAAAGCGCAGTAGAAAATGGTTGGCCCACCACAACATGTGATCGATGTTGGTATATGGTAGGTACTTGTGGGCAACACCATAGAAAGGATTGGCGTAGCGTTCACTCTTGGGCAGTCCGGTGCCTGGGAAGAAGCCTACAGGTCCAGATTGGGAGTTAGCGAGGTCGAGGATCATAATTACATGTAGCCGCGTGATCCGTCTGGAAACACGAAGGTGATAGGGATGGTAGGAACGTTGGTTGCTAAAGGAGTGTTCATGATATGAAGCATGAACTCATGCTGTTCCTGCAGGGCCCTTAACGTGAGTCGGGGCAAGAACTTGTCGTTTTTCTCGGCGGTGGCCGGAGCAGATTGGGAAGTAGCAAGATCAAGGGACATAATCAGGGATAGATAGTGCTTGGGTGCAGGTTAGGGGTAATACCTCGGTCATGAACAAACTGCATGCAAAGGCGACAACCCCAAAAGGTATTGATGTGAACAGGGGTGAACCCATGCATCTTAGCTACTTTTGTCAGCCACCCTTCTGAAATACAATACACATTGGTCGGATCGTGTGCATTAACCTCGCGTGGAGCCACTAAACGTATTGTCGCGTCTTGCCCCCTCGTTCCCCATACCTCAACAACCAAACGCTCGCGACAACAACGAAAACACTCATGAAGAGCCTTTAATGGGTCCGACAAGTGGTAAAGCAAGCCAAGACAATAAACAATATCAAATGACTTGTCAGCAAATGGAAGAGAGTACACCGTGCCATGCACGTACTTCGCCTTGCTTTGGTACGCACTGTGTAGCGCCTCCCAAGCAGAGTTATTACCCTTATCCCACATTCGAAAGTCGACGTTATCCAGACCCACAACTTCTGTGGCCCCCTTTTGCTCAGCCATAAAGGCCCACGCACCATCCCAACAACCAACGTCTAAGACAGACTTGCCAGAGAAGGCGATTTTGTCGAAGCCATAAACAGTCTCAAAGCCAGTACAGTCTATGCCGTTCTCCGTCATAGCGGTTTTAGACCCATCAGGAAGAGGAATACTGGCATGGTAGAATCGAACACCAGCCCGCAGGAACTTTTCACTCAATGTCATACAGTTTGTTTTCGGGTTACTTCAATGCGCTCGCGGTGAACCCGGCGATGGCAGGTTCGACAGAGGGTGACACCGTTATTGACGTCGAAGCGCAACGCTGCGCTTTTAGCGAACGGGACGATATGATGGGCGTGGATGGACTTGCGCCTTTTTGGCTTACCACCACAGAGTTGGCAGGTGAAGCCATCTCTACTCCGTACTGCGTTTGACCATGCTTTGTGCTCATCTGATTGTCGAATTGCTTTGGTGGCCTTCTGCTTGGCAGTCAGTTTAGGACGGGCCATGAGTATCCGGGAGGATAAGGGTTGATTGACTTCTTTGGCGTAAACGGTACAGGGTTCTTCAATAGGTGTTGCTCGCCTTCCCCAGCAACACGAGGCCCATCGGACTCAACGTATTTGACTTTCTTACGTGGGTCGATATCGCCGTGTGAATCTTCGCGCAGGTCTCCTCGTTTTTCCATAGTCAGTAAGCGTTGGGGTGTGGGTAAACCACCCAGTTCCATGTGGGCGCAGGTTTCGCAGAAGGTACAAAATGCATGGCAATACGGCAGAGCCCTCTGGGTGCTTCTGGTGTCGCGTGGGCAGCGTCTATGGAGCCGGGAGGCATAGTGTAGCCCTGCTGCACACAATCCCAGCCAAGGTGCTTCATCGTAGCCTTGAGCCAACCAGTGGTTGGGGAATAAACATTGGAAATATCTTTCCAGAACGCACCAGGAGGCAGTAACTCAAGATATGCAGTCTCAGCCTCACGTGCCACTGTCTCAATAAAAATGTCTCGCTTGGCTGCGTGCACGCAGTTACGCAAGGCAAACATCGGGTCTGACAGGTGATAAAGTAAACCGAAACAGAACACCACGTCGTAGCTGCCTGCTGGTACAAGCCGCCACATGTCGTAGATATTGCCCTCGACGTAAAGAACCTTGCTCTTCAGCTCCTCTTTGATGAGATGAAAAGCCTCTGTACCACCACATCGGCACAAGGTACGATCCATGCCTGTGACGAGCTTGGCCCCCCTGCTCTCAGCATAGAAAGCCCAACCACCACTCCAAGTAGCCATGTCCAGCACTGTCTTGCCTTTGAAGTCGTAGGTGTCCAAATGGTAGAGGTGCGCCATCTCGACGGGGCAGAGCGTACCTGGGGTCATCGTGCCGTCAGGCAAGGCGACCCGGTGGTAGAAGTGCTCGTTTGCGATACCGCGGAATGATCCCATATGGCGTAGTAGCATACCCCCCGGGGCCAGTAACTCAAGCTTAAAAGTGGTATAATATCTTGAGAAAACCGAAGGGAGAATTTGGCTAGCTGACTTCCTTTAACGGCTGGGTGGGTTTGATGTTAGCCAACCCAGTTAGCCAACCCAGTTACCAGGCCTGCTGCCCCGGCTGCCGCTGCACCTGTGGCACCCATGAGCTTATCGATGGGCTCACGCAGGGCAGGAGGCTTGGAAGAGTTCTCCCCAGTCTGATTGGGGTTCTCTACCTGCCCCCTGCCATTGTCAGGTACAGGAGCAGCCTCCTTAACAAGGGAATCCAGATACTCTACACTGATCTTTGTCATAAACGTTAAAAGCGAGGTTTAACAGACACAGTTGATGGTGACGCATTTTGACTCAGATCGAGAGGAGTATCCAGAGTCCTCAACGCCTGATGTGGCGCACGATACTCAGCAGAAGGAGGCATCCCGGCAGTACGAGCATGAAGGAGCGCTTGCTTGGCAGCATCACTAGTTGCAAGAGCGTGCGCACCAACGCCTGCACCACCACCGAGCAACGAACCAAGGAGGGCATTGCGTCCGCGTGTACCCTTCTCGCCTGTTTCTTTATTTTCGCTCTTACCACTCAGTGCTCCAGCCAGCCCGCCAACGCCTGCACCAGCCAAGCCACTGGCAAGACGGGGATGGGTATTAGGGAGATTGGCCCCATCCTGCAGAAGTCGAGAAAGCACCTGCCCGATATCAGACTGTTGGAAATCCTTGAGATGTCCCTTGCCGTGACGGATAAAACGCTCAGTAGGAGTTTCAAACAAAGCGTCATGGGCACGGTCGGCCACACCACTGATGTCAGAGCCAATCTGGCGGGCAGTGCCGCGGATATCATCAACACCCCGGCCTACGACGTCCTTCACTCCCTTTCCAAACTGATCAATACCCTGTTGCAGTCCCTGTCCTGTTTCCTGCAGCTTCTCTTGCAGCAGCGTCCATGGCAGGAACGTATCGGCCTGCTTGGGGAAAGAGGATACTCCCACGTTGGGTTTTGCTTCAGGGGCGAGCTTACCCTTGCGCTGCAGTAACTCGGTGAGGCGCTTGCCGTAAGCTTGTTTCTCCTGTTCAGCAGACTGTGTAGCTGCGGCCTTGAGCAGACCGTCAGCGAATGCGTACGTTTCTGGTTCTTTCATAATAATCGTCGGTCGATTGATTTACTCGTCGTCAGGCAGCTTCACAAATACCATGAGTTGCATTGTCTCGTCCATCCAAGGGAATTTGAACCCAGGATACATGGTATTCACAAGCTTTCCATCAATGATCAACTGTACGTTTGTTCCAGGGACAGGTTCATAACGGATTTCACCCTCATGGGCGAACACGAGAACCAAGGCATTCTGGGAATCCAGAACAGCTGACGCATTAACCTTTATTCTACCGAGTTGGGTGGAAAAGACAACTTCAATTGATGAAGATGGGACGTTGGTCTGGACGCGAAGCGAGGGTGAGGGAGATGGCTGTAGTATAGTATTAACTTGCGGAGTGGGGTCGGTGAGGGTCATCTGTACCACGTTGGGGTCAATCCCATCCGCCCGTACGATGGGTGTCTTTGTGGTCTGGTTGGCCACAGGAGCGCTCGGAGCTTTCCGGGAGGGTGATGACCGCGTAGCCTTCTTTTTAAGTGCCTCAGCGGCCGGAGGGACGGGTAAAAGGGTGGCACCACCCATTTCAGCGTGAGCCGCCATTCGCTGCGCCAACTCCACAATGCTTGGAGCGTTTCCAACAACCTGCCCTGGTGTAGTTTTCTTGCCGCTCTCTGTAAACTCAGGTACAACGTAGTCACCGGCCGAGTAAAAACCCGTTTGATCCAGGCCGGCTGTCCTGGTTGCTTCGCCGGAGATGTTTCGAGGTAAAGGCATACTTGCTTTTCTGTGTCGGGTTCAGTACACTGTTGGTTACATGAGAAAAGTGACACTCAAACGCGTCGACCATGCCCCAGACTCGCTGACCCTGCCGCAGTCTTACAGCATGGACCTCACAGTGATAGCTGCAGATGATATGCCTAAAGAGGTCTTTGTCAAGCAGCGCTTTGGGGTTGATGACGATCGGTTTGCAGCGATCGCTTCTCCGGAACAGCTTGAGAGCCTGCCGGTTGATGCTCCAGATACAGATACTTCGTATTTCCGTACGGCCAGTGTCTCTTTAGTGGCTGCAAACCAGGCGACTCTTGAAGAGATTTATTCGATGGTAGTTGCTGAGATTCAACTACTTACAGCAAATCTTGATGCCCTCGCAGTCTCCGCTTTGCCTGACAAAATCTGCGAAATTACTGCGATTTCGGTCACTTCTGTATAAACCTCGTCTGTGTGTAGCTGACGAGCGTAATTTATAAGACCTTGATTTCCAAGGTGTTATAAGAACAACCCCTGTCAAAATTTCGAAAACCTCCGCCCAAGGGGGTCCCCCTATTCATGCCCATCAAAGATCGTTGGTCCCAATACGCTTCTGACTTTTTATGGAACTGCATTGCTTTTGTGGCTGTTGCAGTCATCCTTTGGTTCTTCGGCTCGTTCTTCTTTTCTGTGGCAGCACTGCTGTTTGTGGCGCTCATCGCCCTTGCACCTTTGCTTTGTTTACTGGTTGTAATTTTCGTGTTGTACTTTATCGTCCGTTCACTCATCGACTACCTGCGAGGATAACATGAGCCGACACAGAAGAAATATCGCAGCCAGGCTAGCTTCTCTGCCTCCTCGCCGTGCCGAGGAACTTCCAGGCGACTCTGATACCGAATGCATTTTACAACTGGTCGATTTTGCGACTTGCTACAGTCATACAGTGCTTGTGGATCGAGTAAACTATTATCTTCCAATGCTGCTGACCACCATCCGGCTACACCAAACAAATAGCCCGATCCGCATCAGTTCTTCAAACCCGGTGGCAAAAGAGCTTCGTAAATTCTTTTCTCCTGATTCACGAATCTGGGCGTATATCGTCCTCGTATAATGTCTGCAGTCACAGTCACTGTAACTCATTCGTGGCCCAAAGTCGCGGATGTCGACGCGTTCTTTAATAGCATTTCGGCAGAGGAAGTCCAACGGTATAGGCTGCATTGGCGTGAGCTTACACCCGAAGACTATCTGGAAACCTTCGACCGCTGGTTGTTTGCGTATTGCTCTGTCCACACTTCGTGGCAGTCAAACGTCCGCGGGTTCCAAGCAATTCGTGAGTGGACAGGCTGGTATCAAAATAGTGATGAGCTAAAAAGAAGGCTCACTGACAGCCGCATCGGCCTTCAACACAATCGCACCCGATTCATCACCAAGTTCTGTAACGACTACTGGCGCGATCCATCGGCCTTTTATAAGCACCCTAACGAGCAATGGGTGACCTACAGAAACCGGCTGGTCAATAGCATCCTTGGTCTGGGAAAGGCCAAAGTATCCTTCGCTCTTGAACTGATCTATCCGTGTGCGGCCGAGGTTGTCTGCCTTGATACGCACATGTTTCAGTTCTACGGCCTTGATCAAACCAAGCACTCCAACCAATATGACGCCCTGGAACGCCACTGGGTGTCTTCGTGCTTGGCACGCAATATCCCGTCCGCTGTGGCACGCGCCATCTACTGGGACCGGAAGCAGCAAAAACCTACCTCTCAATATTGGACTTATGTCTTCGAACGCCCCTCAATTTCTCCCTCCTCTTCGGTCCAGTCGGGTCCGAATGTTTACTCAGGCGCATGCCACAATTAACGAGTCCTACGACCGCGAGTTGATCTTGGAGTTGGTCGAGAAGTTTCAGACTCATTGCAAGTTGTCCGAACACACCCATACCTTTTACCAGCAATTCGACAAGGTACTCCGTGTTGTAATGGGGTTCCAGTTGATGTGCTGGGGAGGGAACCCATGGGCTCCAGGACTGAGGCTTTATCCGAACACCCTGATCAGCAAGTTCCTGCTTGCCAACTTTCCGAAGGAGCATCGTGTTTGGAACTATGTGACAGTCGCAAATCGTGCATTGCGCTTGGGTCTCGGGCAACGTGCACAACTACCCATTGCTCAAAGTGAGTGACCTACCTCCTCCAGTCGCACCACCTCTCCGATTCTCTTACCCTGTGTACGAGATCAACCCGGCATACGACCGCGAGTTGGTCTTCGAACTGGTCGAGAAGCTTGCAACAAACGTGGTATGGGTGAAACGTTCCGCATCGCTGCTTTCACAAATCAATTGCATAACGGACGTAATCATGGGAGTGAAGATAATTGGAAGCGTGGCCTCATATATCCCGGTTGTCTTGTTTCGGAACTCCGTTGGAGCCATATTTCTAATTGCCAACTTTCCAAAGGAGCATCGTATTTGGAACTATGTTCGCGTGGTCAACGCTTGGGACGCTCAGAACCACATACTTCCTTTAACCTGACGTGCAATGAGACAACCCTATGTATCTCCTGGTGACACAGTTCGATTACGGGACAGTGCACTTGGGACGTTTGGAAACCTGACCCGTGATCAAATGGACATCCTGCGAGGTACATTCCTCGTAGTGGCAGTGGACCCACCAATGGAAATCGCAGAAAACACAATCGTCTATGACCTGTGGCTGGAACCCGACTGGATCAACTGTTATGTCGGCATCGATGACACCGCGGTCGAGAAAGTAGAACCATGCCAGAAGACAAACCCGATCTAGGAAGCAGTGCATTGACACTGCAGATCAATTCAAAGGCTGCATTGGAGCGCCTCCTCGGCAGTGACACCACGCTTGAAGTCTCACTAAGACACGCAGTGGCCGCAGCGTTTGCAAGACAGCACCTTGAGAACATCGCGCTGGCGACACTCAAACAAGAGGAAGCCCAGATGCGTGAGAAGGTAAAAGCAATGGTAAACGAGGCGTTAACAGTCGAGGAGAGAGATGCTCTCAGCTGGACGCGCACACTCAAACTAACACCTGAAGGGAAGGCGCTGGTGAAGGCGGAGCTGGAAGCCCGGGTCGCTGAGTATGTAAGGGACCAGGCCAGCGCCGTCAACAAACAGATTACCGACCAGATCCTTGCCCATGCAAAAACAATTCCAGCGCTTGTTGAGCAGAAGTTTAAGCGCACGTTCGACGAAGCAGTCGAGGCTGGAGTAAAAGCCAGGCTCATCGAGATTCGTAAGCTTCTTCCGACGGAAGAGGAAACAAGAAAGATCAATGTACCATGAAATCCAAGAAAACCGTGTTTGTCTGTGGCTCCTTCAATGGAGCTGGCGGAAAACGCTCGTCCATTTGTGACATTATTTACCACGCGTATCTCGCCAGTGGAACCAGCGAAGAGGAAAACACCGAATGCATCTTTGTGAATGGTGGTACACTGGCGGAGCTCGACTGGGCCTGGCAACGTGCGGCGGATGCCAAGGTGGTTATCTGGTGGGCGGATGTGCCAAACGAAGAAGAGAAGAATCGCGTACGTACGTTGAAGGTCGTTAACCCGACCTGCGTGCTGGTGACTTCAAAGCGGGTGGTGGAAAAACAATACGAGTACCCACAGATTATTGCCCACGGGCTGAACCTGCACTCCAATCTCATCATGCTCTTCCGTAAACACATTGACGGAAGATATATGGCTGAGTTGTTCGACCCGCTTGGTAACTCCTACGCTGACGCGTTGCGTGTTGCTGAGTTCGATAGGTTGGGTCGCGTGTTACGTGCCCGTGTCGAATACCTCGGCAGCCTGCTCCGTATGCGGACAGAAAAGGCAATCGGTTCATGCCCTGATACCGTTCCGAATCAGGATGAGTTCCTCAAGGTAATCCATGAGGCGGCGGCACGGTTTGACGAGCTGATCCCCAAGCCCACATACCCCGTTCTGTCCCCTCGGTTCGTGGGCAACGCGGCTTTTCGTTGCTCGTACGGTTTCCCCGCTTTGCGAGCTGGCCCGCGCACATATTACGTATCGCGTAGAAACGTGGACAAGACCTGGCTGTCGATGGCCGACTTTGTACCCATCATCAACCAGACCGGCGACAAACTCGTTTATTGTGGAGATCACAAACCTTCAGTGGATGCTCCGATCCAGGGTGCGTTGTTCGAATTGTATCCGGACATCAACTACCTGCTGCACGGGCATGTGTACGTGAGCGGTATTCCAACCACCAAGTCCGTCATCCCATGCGGAGCATTGAATGAAGCCAGCGTGGTGTGGCAGGCGGCATCCAGCCATGATACGAAGAACTTCGTTGTAAACCTGCGTGGCCACGGCTTTATCGCAGGCTCGGTCGGTACAAAATTCCTCGGGGACTTGCTTGGCAGATACGTTGCCAGGCCTCTGCCTGAAGATCAATCAGAATGGACAAACGCCACCCTGCTCGACCGGTTCGCCCCGATCGAAACAACATCAATCAAGGAGGACTGATATGAATGGAAGCGACTTGACATCCAATGTATTCGCCCTGCTCCCACGCAACCTTGGGGCGCTGGTGCTTGGTATAATTTTACTCGTTTCTGTTACTGTCATGGGCGTGCTTCACTTCCTGAAGGAGCACGCACCGACTGCCCCGCCTCCACCGCCTCCGCCAACTCACAGGATCGTGGAGTTCAAGGTGGATAACTGCCAATATCTGGCGCTGAGAAATACCTCAGGCACGTATTCGATCACCCACAAAGGAAACTGCACAAATGAGTTCCACAAAACGCAAATCCACTAGGGGGCCATCCAGGCATCAGTTGCTCCAACGCCCCTATTCAAAAGAGGAGCAGAAACGGGACAACCTAGCCTGGTACTTATTGAATACCTTCGACCCGACCGCCCGACGCGTGAGAATTCTCACGCGTAAGAAGCACGCGTATCTCCACTACGACGCTAATGAGGGGCGGTACGTCCACTGGGATCCCGCTAGCAAGTTCAACCACGACTTTCTGGAGGGTATCATGCGATTTGTGGATCTCATGGATCCTGTGGATCCTGTGGACCCCGATTGCAATTGGCTCCCGCTCTACCGCGAGCATCTTGTCCGTATCATGAAGACAACCCGTTCCAACCCGGCGCTGGTGCATCTCTCCGTTGAGTTGTTGCGCCCAACCGTCATGGAAAAGGGTCTGGCACTCAAGGCCACCGTGCTTACACTGAAGAAAAAGCGCAAGATCTACGACGCTTTCACGAAGCGTTACACACTCAATCAACAATGAGCTTACTTGACTTCGTCGACAATCACCCACTTCTGAGCATTTTTATGGTCGCCTGGTTGGGCGGCCTCGTGTGGTGGCTCGCCTGCCACATCCAACCACCAAAAGACCCGCCTCCAAGTGGAAAAGCGGACTCGTCGTTTGGTTTGTCCCTATCACTCGGTGGAGCACGTTAACAAGATGAAACGTACTATCAGAGATGCGGTTGCTGATCTGCCTCAACCTGTCCGGGAACATCTGCTACACATATGGCGCTTTTGCCTCTTTCCGGATATCTACGATGGCGACCTCGAGAAATACCTGACCGTAATTGAACAGGAAATGAAGGCCGCCTTGTACGCACGGTACGCGCTAAACCGCTCAGTTCCACTGCTTCGTCGGGTCATCGAGCTGATACAACCGGCTGTGGAGGCAGTTGACCCGCCGCCTCGTATAGTCACCGCGGAAGAAGTAAACGAACAGGCTCCGTATGCCGGTAGCGCAATCATCTTCATCCAGGGACGCCGTGTCTTTTGCTTGCCTGACATCGGCGGATGACCAGCCCCAGCACCGAATATTGGACGACCCGTCGTTCCGGTGGGTTGATGAATGCGAGTGCTGCCACGACCTTTTCGGGTTGAGGGAGCTTGCATGGTCACCCACCGGACGATTATATTGCCCGCGTTGCCAATCAGAACCACCAAGATGAAGCTATTCCGTTTGTTCGCAGTCCTGTTCCTGTTTTTATTCGCCCAGTTCACTGCATTCAGTCACGAGACACAAGAGAGCAGCCCAATACAGCAACTGGTATCAACCAACGCCACGCAGGTCATGGTCGAGATCCTTTCCGGCGTCAAAGACGAAGGAGGCAGGATCTACACCGTCACAAGGGACGCCCTTGGCTCGGCTTACGAGGCGGTAAAGGCCGAGGCTCCGGAGGTCGTGCGGGAGTTTATTATCTGGAAGACATCCGAGGCCCTCGCATGGCTGTTCTTATGGGTAGGCATCGGTGCCCTCTGTTTGTACGGCTCACGTCGGTTGGGGGTTGCCTCGGAGGAGTACAAGAAAGAAACGAAAAGCTATTATAGCCGAAATAACGACGGCTACTTGGCCTTCAAGTGGCTCACAAAGATCGTTGGCGTTCTGATCATCCTGTTTGCCATGCAAGAGAACCTGGGTACGGTTGCCAAGGCCACCCTGGCCAAACGAGTGTTTATTATCGAATACGTTGCACAGACCGTGCACACAGCCGTCAATTCCAACTCCAAATAACCGACGGCACTTCCCTTGTAGTAACGAGGGGCAGGCTTCCACCTGCCCCTCTTTTTTAGTTCCCAACATGCTTACACCCCATCCTAACTTCAATCTCTTCCTGGACGACGTTCGTCAACCGAGGAATGTCACATGGACCGACCTGCCGGAAAACGCCAACTGGATTGTCGTGCGCTCATACGACGAATTCGTACGCACGATCTCCCACGAAGCCAGGAAGGGTTTCATCCCATCCTTCATTTCGTTCGACCACGACCTGGACGACGAACACTACCAGGCCTATCATACATTACCCCATCGGGGGTATGACAAGGCCTACGGCAAGTGCGTCGTGCCAACAGGACTCAAGGCCCTGGAATGGTTCATCGAACAAATACTGCGTCCTTCGCTCGCCCCGTTTCCACCATACGCACTTCATACGATGAATGAGACGGGGCTCATCGTCATGCGGCAAAGTATCAACAACTACATCCAATGGCTTTCAACGCAAAGTTCAACTTCAACCTCCGAATCGCAAGCATCCTGAACGGGCGTGGCCTGCTGGCAGTATTGCTCAATACCGTCCTGGTAGTGCTCGTGTGGTTCACCGACATCCCTTTGTGGATACCGGCGCTCAGCACCGTGTTCGTATTGTGCGGTATCTTTACCGGACATTTACTCAAGGACACGGTTGAAGACACCAACCCCAACCCTCATGTCCTGGACGAATCCGGCAACGAATACATTCCACCACCTACACCTCAACCATCCAACCAAGGAATAACACTGTGAGTGACACACCAATGCGCAAGGCAATAAAAGACATTCTTAACATCACCGCACCACTGTTTGTGGTATTTGCGGTGGTAATCGGCTTGACCATCGGCGGCTGTGGCAAGAAGAAAGACGAAAGCGACAAGCTGCTGGAGCAAATGGAGCAACACAAGGCTGCACAGGATGCCAACACAGCCGAGGCCGCCAAGCTGGGTCCGGACATATTGGGGTTGCTCAGGGTGCAACAAGTGATCGCGGCGAACGGGATACCGCTCAACAAGCTGTTCCTGTTCGACTCGTTCTACACCCCGGTCAGTACCAAGTTCGTATTCGACAACATCGCCTCGGACATATTCGACGCCACCAAGACCGGCCCGATTTACAGTGCTGAGCAATACGACTGCGACGATGAGGCGTTGTCTGCGATGGTGATCGCCAGGCGCTCATATTACGGTCGCACCGGTGAGAAGCGCTCGGTCGCAATCCTGTTCGGTGAATTCCATTACCACAGGGCAATCGGAGGCCGGCATGCAATCAACTGCTTTATTACCAAGGACGGCAACGGACACAAGCTCGAGTTCTTCGAGCCCCAGACGTGGAAGCTCGTGCAGCTTACACCTGAGGAAATACAGAGCTGCACGTTTTGTCGGTTCTAACCAACACACCTATGGCTAAAAAACAACCAGTTAAAGAATCGCCCGACAATCAGGCAGCCATCGACGCATACGATGGCATTTTCCGGACCGGGTTTGGTCTTGGTGAACGCGTGTGGGTGCTTGCAGCAGGCAAGGAGCCAATTCTGATGGCACGAGTTGACTCGGTCTCGCTCCGTGCCTTCTACGGTCGCCGTGACGAGAAGAATCCCAAGGAAGGCGTGCGGGTCATCCCGCAGTACGAGCTCAAGCTGTTCCCCAAGAAGTCCGAGCCATTTACGCTCACGCTGGGTGACGACGAGGCCTGGCGCATGTTCAGAAGCAAGGAAAGCCTCATCGAATTCCTCGAAAAGGACTGACATGCCTCTGGACTCATTGCCGGAACACCCACAGACGGCTCAAATACGACTGCCGAAACACAGGCTTGGTGCGATCGTGTGGTTTGATGATGGAACGAATGTGAGGCATGGGCGTGTGTGTGGGGTTACATCCACATCCTCGCTTTACTCCGTTCACGACGACATCGGCCGGGCGCGTGACCGGGTGGATTACAAGATTGTGTTCCCGGATACCGTGCCGGGAACCAACCTCGCAATATGGGAGACACTGCACCGGGACGAGTCCGGGATTTCCGCCACTCGGGAGGAAGCCGAGACCAGGCTTCGAAAGGAGCTGCAGGAATATAACGACAAATTCAACCTCGCCAGGAACAAAATCAAGAACCAACCAGACCATGCAACTTAATACAACATACGATTTGGGGCAGGTGGTTTACATCATGCCCCTGAACCGGATACAGCCCGCACTGGTGTCAAAAATCGAAATCACTGCGCTTACTGTCGCCCGCGAGAAGTCCACCAAGGTGGTGCTCGTTGAAAGATACCACGTGCAGTCCCTTGCCCGGGAGGACCGAGGCACGACACACAGCTGCAGCGTCGACACAGTCTTTGCCACGCCTGAAGCACTTACGGCCAAGCTGCTCAAGGACGTTGAGGGCGTGGTGCCACCGAAGGGCGCCGTGACACCGCTGTCCCCGGATACGTTCACATCAGGGAACCCGGACTGGGCGGGCTCTCACACCCACCGAAGGGAGAACACATGAAAATTACATGGGAAGTAAGCGACCTGATCGTCGGTGACCACGCGTTGTTTGAGGTCCGCGTTGCCTCCGGGCATTGGGTCCCGGCTTGCGTGATCCGCCATGACGGAGGTCTGAACGAGGAAATCACATCTTGCTGCCTCCTGGTTGGGAGCGAGGCATATATTGGGCCGTTCCAGAACCGTGAGGCACTGGTCGGCTGGATGAACACCTCCGGAAGAGTCAGAGTTCGAAAATAAGCTTATGGAAGCAACAACTGAACCAAAGCCGGCAGAACCACCATTCGTTAACACATTCACAACCAAATTCGGGATCGACCAATTGGTGTGGGCGCTATTTGAGGGGAAGATCGTGCATGGATATGTACGCCGTATCAGCTTGTCTGCAGAGATAAAGCATTCTGAAGACTTTCCCACAGGACAAGTGCGCGTGCACAACGTCACGTACGAAGTGCAGGTCCTGCCCCGGTCACGGCCAGCAAACGGAATCATGGTAAGGGTAGGTGACGAGGCACTGTTTACAACCAAGGAAGAATTGATCAAGGAGCTCGAAGCATGAACTACATCTGGGAAGCGGATGATTTCAAATACGCGTCAAGGTTCTGGGTCTACACATCCAACAGCCGTTGGGAGAAGGCCCAGGCGTTGAGCCAGGACTGGGTGCGCCTCGATGGCCCCAAGGACGCGGAACGGGTCGGAGCCAACCGTGATGGCGGAACGATGTGGGTGTTACATTGCCTGGACGCCCAGATCTTTGTCGGGCCATTCAAGGACCGCCAGGCGCTGGCGGAGTGGGCAAACGCAACCAAACGCGTAAAGCCAATGCTGGCTTCAGACGTATAAGCAATAATCAAATAGAATCACAAGATAACATGGGACTTACAACAGCATTGAGTCAGATCGACACCGGCATGAAGATTGAAGCAGGAAAGTGGTACATGACCAGGGCAGGAAACAAGGCCTTTGTGGCCTTCATCCACCCCGGCCGCGAGGAGGACCACTGCATCGGATATATCGTAGGCAACTCAGGTATTGGAATCTGGTGCACAAACGGCAAGTACGCGCCAAACCGTGATACGTCTTCCGACCTGGTCGAGGAATGGAAGGAGCCGGTGTTGCGCCCTTGGAAGGATGATGAAATCCCCCTTGGAGCCTGGTATCGTGTCAAGGGTCAGACGTTGCGGAAGTACTTTGGAACGGCCGTGGTGGAGGGCGAGATTTCCATCGGGAGGACTGTCCTGGAGGTGAAGGAGTTGATGGAATACTACGAGCACACGTTGGACAATGGAAAGTCATGGCACCCGTGTGGAACATATTCGACATAAATCCAACATGACAAATCAATTACCGAGTAACACAGTAAGTTTCAAGTTCTCGCTCGGGCAGGAGGTCTGGCTGATCTGGGGGCATCACGCCGCCCGGGCCACCGTTCTCCGGCAGGTGATCGAGAGGCGCTGGCTTGCACGTGGCCCCGACGACAAGTCGATTAGCCAGACGGAGACCTACGAGGTCGAGATGGTCAACCACAAAGGCCAGCCCGTCCTGCGCGATGCCCAGATGCTGTTTGCGTCGAAGCAGGAGCTGCTGGACCGGGTGGCCGACGAAGGAGATTAAATGAGCGACAAACAAGACGGCAACACATTCAGGCCCAAATTCAACATCGGTCAGGACGTCTGGTATTTTTGGGGAGAGGGACTGCAGAAGGCCAAGGTGATAGGGATCACGCTTGACTGGGCACAGGTAACCGAATCCAACAAGCAGCCCACCATCGAATATTCCGAGAGATACAGGATCGAGCAGCCACACGCGGCCAACAGATACAAGGGCACGGTCACCGTCGACATGCTGGCGGCAACGAAGGAGGAGGCAGTGGCCATCCTGTTGAGAAAGGCCGAGGCGAAAGAAAGGGAGGAGAAGGAGAAAGGAACATGACACCAAGCAACGCAGCACGAATATCCGACTACTCCATCATCATGAGGGAGTTGAGGGATTTATTCGAGAGTGAACTGCCGGGCAACTTCGATGATCAATTGCTGACCGGCAAGGTCATGCGGAGGCTTGAGGGTAGAATAAACCCAGCATTGGTGAAGGAAGTAATTCGCTTCATCAACCCACCAGAGGACACGCCATCGGAAGCGACACAGCCGATGATCCAGTACTACGTCACCTACCAGCACGAGAATGGTGTGGGGTGGGTGGTTATAAACAGGTCACATCCAGTCAGGGATCAAAAGGACCTGGAAATGATAATAAGGTCAATCGAGCTCGCTGCCCAGGAAAAGGGGTCGAAACTCAAATGGGTGTGCATAAAGAACATCCAGCGACTTCCCATCTGACGCAGAGCCACCCACGAATACCACAAGGCCGGGGAGACAGCCCTACGGGGCTATCCCCGGCCTTTTGTCCTTCGGTCCTCCCCACAAGTCCCACACTCTGCCCAAGCTAGACAGGGACGAGCGAAGCCAGGTGAAGTGGATCTGGCTCACCATAGACGCGCAGAGCGTTGATTATTAAGGAGTAAGATAAACTTTAAGGACTACAACAAACGCTTGGAAGATAGCTAAGGTGTTGTTGTTCCATAGGGTTGCGTTTTTCTCCCCTTACGGATAGCTAAAAAAAGGGGTCAAAAAACCCCACCCGGCTATCCAGTTCAACCAACATACACATTTTCAACTACCATGTCTCTCTACCGTATCTCTACCAGTCCTGCCTCCCGCAGGCTTATCCACCTCATCGTTACCAACTCACCCAGGGAGCTGCGAGAGCTCTATGATAAGGAACAGCTGTCTGACCCGGCTGTCACTGTGTGGTATCCTGAGAACACCAGGAACGGTGCTGAGTTGCAACAGTATGCGAATGAGGTACTTCCAGGCACCGTCATTGTCACAGGCAGCGTATTTCTCTACAGGGAGTTCGCTCTCTGCAGGCGCCCTGTCTTGTACCACGGTGTTGAGTTTCAGCCGGGTAAGGAGCATCCGCTGATCGTCTCCTCCACGGATCCCCTGGGATTTGACCTCGAGATCCTTGACCGGGAGGTCGAGCAGAGCCAGCGCTACCTTGGAGCTCAAGCTACTACCTCGCTTCCACCCTCAGTCCATCCTGAGTCCCCGTTCGAGTGTTTGAACTGTGGCTACCGGCCTACCCCGCACGAAGTCGTTGAGCAGCAAGGGGATTGCCCCAAGTGCCAGGGCACAGTGCACGCTTACACAGTGGATGTCGCTGAAGCCCTCATCCGAGCCACTGCGAACCAGTCTCCTCAACCCACTCAGTCGTGATCACCCAAGAACAACTCATTTTCAAGCCCTTGCCGTGGGCTCCGTGGATCAATAATGCCTCGATACCCGTCAAGGCACACTTTCGCCTGTCCATCTCCAAGGGAAAAATTGGCGGAGGGCACGAGAGATGGTACGTTGGCGTGGATGGGAGCTATGAGGTTGGTATTCAAGCATTTAAGGATGAAGGTGGACCGGGGGACCTGGTCTGGTTGGGAGGAGATAATGTAATCAGGGATTGCGACCTCCGCATGATCAATGAGCTGGCTGAGCAGGCAGCCAAGATGACCTACGCTGGGCGCATTGAAGTCTTTGACGTCGCCGATCGCTCCATTCATCCTGACCTTCAGCCTCGTTGGTTGGAAAGGTTCTACTGTGCGGAGGGGAATGACCTGTCCCAGAAACTCGATTATACTCGACGTATTTGGAAAGAAGAGTGTTACCGATTTATTCCAGCGACGTAGACCTCAATGCTATCAACGACTTACGTAAATTTCGTTGATAGGCCGGAATATTTATATTCGGATATTCAGGATAAGCATTATCCACGTAGACCTCAATGCTATCAACGACTTACGTAAATCCCGACACAATCCCGTCATTATTGTCGGGATACGTATTTCTTTTAGGCATTATCCACGTAGACCTCAATGCTATCAACGACTTACAAAGATACTAGATGAGCCAGAGTTTACCAATTGAACGCAAATTCGAATTGATCGAACAAGCTTTTGGGATAGGTCCAAGGTCCGGTCGTGTGCCGGGTACCGCCCTGAGTCGGACCCTGCTGCCGGAGGAAATGGGAGGAGGGCAGGGTTGGTGCCTGTCAGTCGGCCCCATAGGCATGCCCAAGAGCTTCTTTTATTCCAAAACCATCGTAGGATGCTTCGCCAAGGCTCGCAACGCCGGTAGGGCAGGCAAGATCGAGGCACCTACGGTTACTTCCATCATAGGATGAGCCCCACACCTGATATGGATCAGATAGTTGCGTGGCTAGGTGCCTCCACGGTCGAAGCCGACCTTCGAAAAATAACCATACCTGAGAATTAACCAGTTATGACTCGTGAAGAAGCAATTCGCACCATAAAGAGCTACCTGCATGGCCTCTTGGCGAAGAAAGGAGAGTCGTGCCCTCAAGAATAATACTCGGCAACGAGCGGGAAGAAGCCCTAGCCGCCCTTACGGCCCATGTTGGGCAAGACGCAATGATCACGGTACGCTTGGGCAACGCAGGCAGCGTACGTGTGCATTGGTCAGGCAGGCTGGAAACTGCAGGTAGTGCGTCACGTGACGGAACCAACCATCCGTTCAAGATTATTTCGAACCACGGGGCGATCATATCCTTCTGGACTAACACGGTCCGACAGCTTGTGGTATCTTCAGACCCGGACGTTTCCCTTCGCCTGCAGATACTTGTCGATGCGGCGGCACCTGCCCCCGCACCGCCTGCAATAAATCCGGCTGGCGAGATTGCCCTACTTCCCACCACTGGAGGGGTTCAGTTATGATCCCGGATACACCCATCACGCAGCTAAAAAAAGCGCCATCTGGTCGATGGAGCAAGTCAGCCCCCACTGAGCCAGGCTTGTACTGGCTTTATGGAGAGGCAGACTATGGCTCCATGGGCGGTAATTACACAGGAGTTTATCCTCCAGAAGCGAAACTCAACTTCGTTCAAGTGCAGAAGATCGGTGGTGGTGTCCTGATGGCCGTCTGCAATGGACAGTTTATATCCCTCAAGCCGTTCAACCTTAAGAAGCGAACGATAGGTTATCACGGCGTCTGGCAACGAGTTGAGTTGCCTGCGCTACCAACCGAAGACAACACAGCCCTTTGACACATGCCAATTAAAATCCTTCCCAAGCTCAATCCTGACGAGCCAAGTTTCTCGTATCCCGTGCTGATGCAGTGGCGCGACCCCAACCCAGAGCACGAGCCGTTGGTCGTGCTGTTCATCACGGAAAACAGCGGATCGAAAGTGCTGCCGCAGGGCTTCGAAAAAGTTCAATGCCATTGGGCGCCAGCTACTTCCAATAAATGGCGCCCATTCCAAGGCACTCTCGTATTCACCACTTGATCCATGAAAGTCAACGTACAACACAAAATTCCAGCCCCGGAAGTCATCAAATATCCGATTCTGATGCGCTGGGTAGAGTCGAACGGATCGCCACCAGATAAAGATGCGCTGGTGGTGCTGTTTACCGCTCCAGCCACAGGCCTGGTTCTCACCAATGAAGGCTTCCGCAAGTCTGAAAGGGGCTGGCAGCCGGCGACAGCCAAGTGCTGGGCGCCGTTCGAAGGCACCCTCACATTCACCCGGTAACCCGGTCAACACCAACTGTATGCCTACATTCAAGTTCGCTGACAAGACGACCCTCGATTTCGAGGAGTTCCCGATTGAAGAGAACAACCTTCGGAAGGTCTATGTCCAATACGATACCGACGATACGATCGAAAGCGTCTGGGTTGCGGTTCGCACCGAGGACCTCAAACGCTTCCGTAATGGTGAGACCACAGAGGGTTACGCCCTTGCCGTCATCCTGCAGAATTCCCCACTCTGCTGCTATCCATTGAACGCTTGGGGGCTTTATGTGCCGGTCAAGCTCAATGGCGAGCGGCCTCCGAGTGTAATCCTGAAGGAGCTGGATATATGAGTGTGAAACTGGTGCTCGGAACGGAAGCTGAACACAGGGCTACGCTGGAGCGTGCGCGCAAGAACGGAGTATCTTATATATGGTCGGGAGAGGTGCGGCGTAGCCCTTATCTGGCTGAAAACCTGGACTTTGCGATCCAGGAGAGAATCCTCGAGGCCACACCGGTCGAGGAAGCACAGGAAAGCGGATGGAGAATCAAATGGCTATGAAGAATTTATTTGAAGGCTGGTGCTTTCGCCAGATAGTCAGCCCCTCCGGCGAGAGACAGTTGCCGTGGGTGCGCTACGGAAAGATCATTGGGTCGCCAGAGCCGGGATGGTACGCCATCCGGTATTTTCGGAATGACTCAATACGGTTTTACGAAGGGAACATCTCGCTGGTACGGGTCGTCGACATGGCTGACTGGCTCTTCTTTGCGGACGACGACGAGCTAAACAGACACATCCGACTATCATGAGTGAAGACTTCTGCCCCAAATGCAACCAGCGGTGGGAGCACCATGAGTTTGGCGTGCCAGCACCGTTTTGTCCCATCACGACTGATGCCTCCCAGGTGCCGGACCGCCGGTTCGATACCAGCCAACCGCTCGTAAAGAACGCACAGGAGTGCAGGCTGTGCGGCGGCATGATGCATCGGTACCATGATAGGTTTGAGTGTGCAAACAACCCGGCACACAGGGCTGACCTGTTTACCGGGCTTACAACCGACCACGGTAAAGACAAAACTCGTCGTTACCCGTTCATATGGATTGGATGCCTCGGCTTCTACATTCGGCGGCCTTGGAAATTCACGGGTAGCACGGTGTCCCCATGGGGACCAGGTAATTTACGGTTCCACCGGATGGTTGGTCCGGTCTATTGGGCGCCGTACTTGCCAGAGAAGTTGTGTGGCATTAGAATGGTCTGAGGTGCTGCCACCTAAAAAATGCTGCCATCCCGAATTGATATTAACCCTGACTGGCATACCGCCCCCTGGGAACAACAAGTTGTTGATTCCCAGGGGGTTGTAGTTGCTGTAGTCAGATTCAAAGACGTCCGCAAGAAACATCTGGTGCCAAAGTACCGGATAACCTGGCCTGATCGGTCAGTAACTTTTCAACAACACATCCCGAAAATACATCAATGAACCCTACTTCATTTCCTCCCAAGTCTCGTCCGCCTAGCTTGCCCATGGTTGGGTTGTACTGCGCCACCTTTACGGAGGACGGTAAACACGTCGCCGGGACCGGCAAGATCATCGGGCATCCACAAGCCGGCCATTATCTGGTTGAGATCTACGCTCGTGGCACGGCGGTCGTGACCCATATCAGGCTCGTGCCTTACACGGACATGCTCTCGTGGCGTTTCTACCGCACCGAGGAGGCGATGGCGAACGACTGTGGCTCCCTTCCTTCCCTTGTACCTGCTCCGCTGCCTGGCAAGGAAGGCCAGGAACCGTCCGCCTGGCGGGTCGAGGTGGAGCTCACACGCGGCCACGAGCTCTCAAAGAAACGATTAGTGGTGAGCGTCATCGCCAACGACGAGAAAGAGGCGACCCAGCGGGCGCATGAACGGCTGGTGAACGATCGCTCCGATACGCTGAACATCCTCTCACTGAAAAAGGTGGATTCCAGCCGCACGGCCAAGGACCTCCGTTATTGGCATGTAATGATTCGGGAGCATCGGAGTGGCGGTACTCTCGACTTCCGCGATCGTCTTTATCATGTGGTCGCCGATAGCAGCGGGAAAGCCATGTCGTTGGGGATTAACTGTTCGATGGCTGCCGGCAGTGCCTACACCCGGAGTGTTCTATGGGTGGCCTCAGTGGCGGAGGAAAAGCGGGAAAACCCATTGCAGCCTTACGAGGTGCGTGATTGGACCGTGCGCGTCCTTCATTACGATGCCAACACCATTGCGACCATATCGCGGCCTTATCGTGTAGTTGCTTCCAATGCGCAGGCTGCCGCGGATGAAGCGTTGCGTCGTGCTGGCATGGTACACATCCCGGATGCGTCTGCGTTTCTGACGCTGGAAGTGCATACAGTCGACCTCGTCCCCGACACGGAACGGACCATGCTCTACACCCCCATCAAATGACCCCCATTGATTGTCCGGTTTGTGGTGAACCAATGGCAAACCACGATACAAGCGGGAAATACCCCGTATGCCCCGTCCCTATCGCCCCCAAGAACCGATCAACTGACTTGGGGGATGACGGTACCGAGGCAGGTGCGGTGGAGGCCTTCAAGCGGTTGTGCCCTCCCGTGATCTGGGCACCCGATTGGCTGATTGACCGCATGAAGAAGTTGGAAGACCTGCCACCACCGACTCCTGAACAAGTCCTGGCCCAGGCTACTGCCTCGGCCCAATACAGGCAAAGCCTCACACCATGAATTCCATGAAGCGCAGCCAGCGTGAGGAAGCAGTAATCAACGAGCTCATTGCGCGCAAGGAGCGCTTCGCTCCGCAATTGGGTTTCGTAACCACGACCGTACCTCTTCGCATGACGAAGTGGAACGGTAACCACCCGTACATGGATAACGTGACCTACCAACCAATACCAGCCGGGTCGACTCTCCGCATCGTGATGATCTCGCGTTTCGGGGATGTCGGCTTGACGACTGACCTTGGTGCAACCTACGGTTACGGTCTGCGTGTAAACCTCGACGATCCGGCAATCACCGACTTTCGCTGGACCCAAGCACCCACACATGAACTACCAGATCAAAAGGCATGAGGCCATTATCCCTGCGCCCAGGCAAAAATGGGATAATGGCAGGGAGTCCTGGAAGATCACCAATATATTAAAGATCGACGGCGTGCCTTACCAGGTTGTCGTCGTTGACTTGTGCTCTCCAAGGGCGCGAACCAAAGTTGTCAGCATGAAATACTTCCAACGGAAGTTTCAACACGCAAATGTATGGCTACCACTCCCCAGGTTAAAAAAGAGCACACGGCGGCTGGCCCGCAAGGACAGCACGTACCTCGATCTCTAGAGCTTTGGAGCGCCGAGCAGCGGTGTCTCGAGGCCATGGACGATTATCGGCACGTCGTTGCCAGGGTCCAGAAGACCTGTCGACATCCTATTAAATTCATCGTCGAGTGTTCTTACCGGGAGGGACCAGATTTCAGCAGTTCCAAGCCGATACGCGTGTGCACGCACTGCGGATTGAGCGAGGACGGTTGGGGTTGTGGTTACCAGGTGTTGGCTCCTAATAAAATCAGACTGGACAGCATCGCATCACGAGAACGAGTAATCGGTCTCGGGCGCGGGCTGCACATCACCGAGGATATGAAAGGAGGGCTGATACGAAAGTCTTATACGGTCCGAGACCTCATTGACGAGCACTGCCTCAAATTGCCTCCCGAGCTATGAAAAAGAAGCGAGAATCGGGCAAGGGTATGAGTAACAGTGCTGGCGTCGACGTATATCACCGAGGCGAAAGTGATTCCTACAACAATTCCGGTAATCATTCCGGGGAATATGCCGGCCACCTAAAGCGTTGCTATCAAAATGGTTACATGGAGGGGCAACGTCGGCGGGCATTTGAAAAACGAAGATCCAAAACATGAGTGCACCATTGGAAGACGGAGAGGAAGAAGGGACGAGTAACAACGTCTATTACCTCACCACTTACACACCCATTACAGGTGACCGCGTTAGGGTTCACCGACAAAACCGGCTTTGCAAGCCTTGCTGGTTGAGTTGGACAGAAGACTACAAGAACTGGCAGAACCACCTCGTGCTGGTACAACAGACTCCTGGTCCTGCCAGTATTGGGATTGGTGACCCGAAGAGGGGTGAGCTGGTTCCGATGTGGGACTTCCTCATCAAGGCTCGCGTATTGCCTCCCCGGCCAAACCCAATATATGCAACCTACGGCGAGCTCGAAGGCCCGCCGGACGAGCTGGTGCAGGGCATCCGTGACGACCTGACGAAATTGCGAGGAAAACTACAGGACCTGATGCGGGCCTATCCGCTATGGGCGGACTGGTTGAAGGCGCCTGAGGGTGGAATCACATGCGTCATCTCCTCGTTGTACGGAGGCATGCAGGAGATGCAGAAACACCGGGCCAAATGGGGGCACAAACCTGACTGGCTCAGGCCAAGGAGCGACGATGCATTATAAAGCTGAGTTGGACGTCGGCGACGAAGTGCAGGTCACTGGGGCACGGTTTCAGCCGTGGCTTTGGTCGGCCGGCACCTACAAGGTGGAAGAGCGGGCTGACGGCAAATACAAACTGCGCAACAACGGAGAAGGACAGTCGCACATCGTCTGCCATTTTCACCGCGAGCAGCTGACACTTGTCAAAGATGCACGTCAAGCTACGCATCCGCCCACAGAATAGCAATATCATCCACAACCCGGATTACGCGGTACGCCGCGTGAGTGAGCACCTGCTCACATGGCCGGAGCGTCGGTGGTCTTTGTCACTACGAGGCCTTCCCCTGCTCTCTTACGAGGGAAAGGGGAAGGCCTGTTTTCACAGTGTTCCTTTTATTACCCTACAATTTCGCATACCATCTTCTGCCTTGAAACATCGGTATGACGATCGTAAGATCGCGTCGTTTGAAGATCAAACGTCGGAATTCGCTGTCAGTTTGTTGGAGTATGAGCTCCTGGTGATTACCAGGCCAGAAATCCAAAATCTATGAAGGACAAGACCGGTACAGTATTACGCGCAGGCGACTTTGTGTTGATCGCCCATAACGGACCATATCTTAATTTCGGGCAGGTACAGGGAGTGTTTGTCGACTCGAGCGAGCAGGAATACATGCTTGTGTTGGAAGTGTACCAGTACGACAACGACCCCAGCCAGGACTTCGATACCAGACCACAGACAATCAAGTCGTCACACCGGGTTGTAAAGCTGCAGCCGGAGCAAGTTCCAGCAACGCTCGTCGGGCTCCTGACACCGGTCAGGGAGGCACAGGATGGCAAATGACGAAGGAATACAGGGGTTTCTTAGAAACTTAGCAGAAAGATTCCCTGCCTCAGGGTCTTTTCCTCCAACCTCCGGTAGGGTGATTCCGACACCTGACTGCCTCCGAGGCAACACTGGAGCCCTTCGTACATATGTTTCTGGTATCCATCCAATACATAACTCGCCGTACAGACGACGAACGCCTGTGGAGGAAGGCGTTGACCGGCGTGATGCGATGCGTCTGATGCTCAACCTCTATGGAGTTGAGGCAACGGATGCCATTGGATACCTTGCTGCCGGCCTACAGAACGAACCCCCGCAAAATACCATGCCAGCCCCTCAGCCGCCACGCTCACACCGTTACCGTATTTTTACTGAAGATGGCGTCGAGGTATACAAGGTTGAAATGACGTCGCTTGATCTCAATTGGTCTGGTGACCCGGCTCGTCCTAACACCATCCTACTGAGAGGGTTCGTCCTCCAGCCGACTACACCTCACGGGACTATTGGTACATCCAATGAAGAGACACGGCTGATCACCGTCCCGGAGCCGACACCAGTGGTTGACCCTGATCCCGATACCTCAGCCAATTTACGATGACTCTTAACCAGCATTTCCTAGAAAGCTTGCGTGGACCGTATCGTACGCAGCTCAGCCGCAAGGCTCAGGCTTTGTGCCTAGCCACGGACGAGAAAAACCCACAAGCCATCAAGCGCCTGTTCACCGAGATTTACCACATGAACCAGTCGGACAGGTCGTTATTTGTAGCGTCGATGGTCAACCCCGTCTGGACACACCAACCAGCTTATTCAAGGGAGCACAAGATATGAAAGTAACTGATATCGCCGGTAATGAGATCAGGCCCGGCAGCCTCATTTTATACGCAGCTTCCAGTGGCTATTCGCCGATCCTTGCATGGGGCCGTGTCGAACGCGTTGTGCCTGGCCACGACGGGTATCACTCAGGTATCAGCGCCGAGCTGATGCGAGTACAAGTCACTCCACGTATCACCTTCCGCGGCATTGAATGGTACGGTGCCAACGGTCCAGAGGCACGCCCTAAGTTATCAACGTTGAGTTATCCGGAGCGTATCATCGTTGTGCCCTGGGAAGGCAACGTCCCGGATGTGGTACGCCGGCTGTTGGGACCGGATACCAGCAGCACAAGCGCAATAGTGGGGTAGATATGGAGTATTATGCCATCATTTATGACAGCACTGACACTCCACTAATGCGCGTCGACCTTGAGTCGTTTGAGGCGGAGCGGCGAAAGCTGTCTCCGCTTCCTGTTCCATCCAAGTGGCTTGGAATCATTCACGCCAGGAACAAGAGCGAGTTGGAGGTCATGCGCATGTCAGGAATTATTACGAAACGTTTGAAGTATGGGGTCACACCCATGCTGAAAGAAGATGGACGGTTAATCGAGGTACCAGAATGAGCATTTGTTTCAAGGCAGACTTCCATGCACGAATCGGAAAGGCGAGCATCAACACTTTTATCGCCAACGCCGGTCTCGGCATCACCGGACTTTACAAGGATTACACGTACACACTTTCCTGGCAACCAGGCGAGTTGGTGGATGAAGAACGGGCGCGAAAGCTCGAGCCTGTGCTGATGCAGGCACTGAACGCGGGAGAGGACATCGATTGCAGCAGCGTGAAGCTGGAGCGTATCTATTCTTCAGACGAACCTGACCCAATCTCAACCGGACAATAACAAGTTATGATCGTTATCCTCATAGTGCTGACCGCGGCGCTTGCGTGGATCGGCTACATCTACTACCTGTGTAAAAAAAGGGCCGACGCGGCGCATTCCGTGTTGTCTGACTTCGTCGCCAGGCTGATCGGGGTCCAGAGCCCGGCCGAGGCATCGAAGTTATATGATGAACTGACGCTCTACGGCGACATCTATTGCCGGTGGATATTCTTTGATGTCCGCCCTCGGTACCTGAGACTCCTTGGAAGCGTAGTGACAGAGTACGAGCGCCTTCGTCGGCAAGAACAAGAACAACTGCGTGCAAAGAAATGAACACACCAAATAAACCGTCCATTCCGGACATCAACGTGACCTTCCTCTAACCGTGCAACCAGCGGCGTACAAAAACATCCCCGGTTGGTTTTCAGACGCGGAGGCGGCTCAGCTGTACAAGCTTGTGCGTAAGACGTCAGGTGCGCGCATATTGGAGGCAGGGACGTACTGTGGCAGGTCTACGGCATGCATTTGTGAGGCGATCCGTGATAGCAGCCCCCGGAATTTTTCTCGTACGACCTGGCCTGTGACTCGGATCAGGAGTATCAGAAATTCGCCCAAACCCTGGGGCACACCGGCTACCTTCATATGCCGGCAGAGCTCCACGCTTTGTGGGCCAAGGGCACCAACAGTTATCTGCAGGCTCAGGCTTACCTACGGGAAGCCGGTCTGCTGGACTATGTGACCTTGGTAAAAGGAGACTTCCGAACCGATCAGTCCTTTTATGACATACTCTTTCTCGATACGGTCCACGGACCGGAAGAAGTACAGGCCAACCTGCCTCATGCCATACGGTTGGCTAAAAAAGGGGCTTGGGTGGCCATACACGACATGTACAGCCACCTGCTTGCACTGATCGAAGCTGAGTACGGAAAACAGTTGAGGTTTCAGACCCTGACCGATACTCTGGGGCTCTTTACCTGCCTATGACCAACGCGACTAAGCTAAAAATGTACATCCTCATCCCCGACGATATTCCGTTGGGGCATGCAATCAACTCCGCAGCCCACGCCTCGCTGGCTTGCTACCTGAAATACAGCGATGTACCTGCCATGCAGAAATGGTTGGATCATTCCTTCAAGAAGGTGACAGTGAAGGTAACCAGAGAGCAGTTTGAGGACGCCAAATACAGCTGGGGCTGGGTGTTGCTTACAGAGTCCGCCCTTGATAACAAGGAGGTCGCCTTGGCGTTTTGCCCAAGGGAGGCCTGGCCTGACAAGTTCAAAACATTTCCTCTATACACATGAACTCGATTCATAAACCCTGGGTTGGCTCCCCCACCTCCCGGTAACGAACACCCCGTTAAGAGGGTATAATAGATAAGGCCGGTTCTCAGGCCACAACCGGATTTTCTTAGTCATGTAGTTTTGACGGCCATTGGCCACCGTTGCGTTTGCAGCGGTGGCTTTTTTACTACCCGAACCTTTTCTTTAGCACGCTATGGTTAAACATTGGATTTTCATCATCGATACTGAACAATATTCTGGCAATTTCGAACGTGAACTGACCGCTTATCTCACTGGCAGGATTGGTGAGTGTGGTATGGGTCGTGAGTACAGCGATATCTTTAAGGAAGAGACCAAGAGAAAGCGCTCCACACCGAACTTCGACGAGTTGCTGCTTAGTGTGCCGGACTCCACCGGCTGCAGCCGGTTCAGCTGGCCGTGCGAGATCCAGACCACTCCCGGTTGGTTCAACAACGGTTATGGTGGCAATTTCCGTGTTGGAAACAACGAGTCTGCCTTGGTGGCCTACAAAAAGTTCGCCACCGAGCGTCATAACGAGCAGCTTACCAAGCTACGGCAATATCAGCTCAACCCCACTTCTGCCCCGGTAAATTGGAAACCGGAGTATGTCAACAAGGAGATCGTCCGGCTGGAGAAAGAAAACGCGAAGGTAGCCGCCGCCAAGAGGGTAAGCCAATACCCGGCCTATTTGTCCGTGGGAATTTTCTTCGCCGAGAAACCCAACCGCAAGACCATCGACTTTCTAAAGAAGCGGGTCGAAGGATTCAATGCGGCCGGTAATCGCGTGGCCGCTGCTCGAGGCTGGGGGCAATTCAACCCCATTAAGGTCACAGGTTTTCGTTTGGCGAAGGTGGAAGAACTTCGGCATGAAGAAAACGTATGAGCACGTACTGCAACCCTGAACAACTCGGCATCCAGGAAATCACCAAGGAACAGTATCTGGCGGAGTGCGCGAAAGGGCTGAAGCTCCTGTGTACCATGACCGTGGGCGGAGTCAACCCTGCGAACCCTGCAGTTGGCGACGTGGTGCTGGGCAGCATGTGCCGTCCTGGTGAGGATACTCCGTGGGTGTCATACGCCAGCATAGGCACGTCATTTTTATTCACTCGCGGCTACCCGTGGAGCTGCACACCATTGAAAGCCATATGAACGGTACAGTCTTGGAGGCACTCCAGCCTGGGAATAACGAGGAGTACCTTGCCCAACTCAAAACCATGTCGCACCACGACATGTGCATGCTGGTGCGTTTTGCACCAATTGGTCATCCTTATTTTCGTAAAGGTACAGCGTTGAACGACGCTTTTTACGAACGATTCAACCGATTTGGCGGGATGACTCCTGCCATGTCCAAACAGATTGGTTATGCTGTCTGACTACGAACGATATCTGTCACGGAAGGTAGAGAACCTTGCTGTCGAATACGACAGGGAGCTAGTACACGAGCTGTTAAGCGCGGTCGGCAGCCACACGCAGTATTGGGAAGCTCGATACATGGGTGAGGCCTTCTTTGTTCTTCTCCGCCTTATTCGGGCCAACCCTGATCGACTGTTTGAAGATCATAACGTGTTTTACGACCATCGGAGAGCCACCGGGCTGCCGCACCCGAGCGGGTTATGGTGCCCTGATGCAGGTAGCGGCATGAAGGTTAAAATGTCAAAGCGCCATCCGCTTTACCGGTTGTTAAGTCATCACTTTCCTGTTGGACACCGTGTTTGGAGGTATATCGCCTGCGGTCCAGTTCCCCGTATAACATGAGCAAAGAGAACTCTGAATTTCAACAAGGAGTGCTTGCAGCCGAGAAGATTTGGATGCAGGCGATTCCAGAACTATTACGACAAGGTACAGAGGAGGCCTCTTACCTCGAGTGCGGCATCTGTTCCGCCCGTTATCATCTGCCCAAGGAACCCATACCAGCGCACCAGAAAGTCTTTTGTTCTCGTTGTTTGAAATACGACGACACAAGAGTGGGTATTTGTAAGGTGGTGAAGCGAACGGTCGGGGTTACCACCATGGCGTGGCAGCGAGAGACACGGTACGCAACTACAGTTATCGAGACCGCTCGTCGTCTTATTTGGTTTTTACGGAGCGCGCCGGTGGCCTCGCTCGACCCGGCCGACTTCAACAATATGATCGGGCTGCTTGAATCTGATTGTAACCAGTACGACGCGCAGCGTAAGCTCGGCTGGGATCATCAGACCTATCAGGTACTGCCGTTGGAGGACTTGAGAAAGGGTATGATTCGACCTGTGCCCCTGCAGTCTCAAGTGAATTTAACCAAGGAGGATGAGTGGCCGACTTCGGATGGCTCCTAGCGCTCTTGCTATTTATCATCTATCGTATCTTTCGTTATCGCCCGGCGGCTTCGGCGGCTACAACTCGCCCACGGCCACCCAGGGTAACCAAAAAACCAATCACATATGGCTCGACCAAAACAAGCGCCCCGGCGCAAACCCCGGCGTAATTCCCGACGTAAATGCTATGTCTTCTGGCCTTACGACAGCTTCCCGCACCTCTTAGGGGCGATCGGCGAGTGGACGGAAGACGGGGCAATACATATACCCTCGTATCAAATGACTCTTCGCGGAGTCGCTCCAACGTGTGTGATACACGACTTGAAGGCCGGGAAGGCACTTAAGTGGGAGCTGGATAGGCTCCGTGCAGCCCGGCTCCGGGTTATTCAGGAAGTTAACACAGGTTACGCCAATCAGGTCAAGTCCCTGCGCCTGGCCATCGCCCGGTGTTCCAACCAAGAAGCAAAATGATCATTATCGTAGATACAGCTGGATATCTTCATATCGTCCCGCGTGAGCGACTGGTGTCAATCGACATGCTGCCGGCAGAACCTGCGGCGACCCAACGTCTACCGAATGGACAACAAGTCACCACACCGGGAGATCCTCCTGATACAAAGGCCAAGCTGGTGATTTCTTACGAGACCACCACACCGGTACTCGGGCAGCTTACATTCTGTTTCACCGATCCGGCTCTCGTGTCGAATATCCAGCACGTGCTCACTCAATGGGCCTCCCAGGAGGTCGGAAACCATCTTAATATCAATGCGGGTCAGCCCTCAGAGCCGCGCCCGCCTTCACCACCTGTAACCGCAATCGCCATCTAATGACTGACCAAACAATCGGATTCGCAGGAGCTGCTCTCTTCATTGGAGCAGTCTGCTACGCCATTCATCTTACTACCAAATGGGGTGCTGAAACCAAGAAGCGTGAGGCTGAGGCCGAAGAGTCTCGTGCAAGCATTGTCACGCCCACCGAGGACGGTACGTTCATACGTATTGTGCCTGTCTCAGACATGGTGCCACAACAGCCTGCCTTCCTCCCGTAAATTATGGCAAACGTAGGTAAGGCTACAAGAGCTAAGTACGCTGATTTGATGCGCCCTCATTTGGAGGGCGTGTTGGATCGGGTTCAAGGCGCGAATGTAGCTGGTGGTGTCCGTCCTCAATACCTGTTGTTTATTCGGGGGACTATTCCAAGGGGTGAACGCCTCCGTCGTTCACCTGGTCACTGCCGGGCTTCCTTAAAGCGACTATTGGCCTCCGAGTTTTATTCCTCACTTTATACAGCTTTGCGAAGAGACCCCAATAACACCGTTTTCTGGTCTGATTGGCGACGTTTCTACATAGCCGGCGGGCTTAACCAGCTTATCGCCGAGCTCGAAGCTTCTGGTGTGGTGGAATACCGGGAGGTCAACTCCATCCTAGGAACAACCTCGAATGCGATAGGAATCGCTAATGGCTAAGAAAAAAGTAACTGAAACGGACATTGTACGAGCAGTCGACCGTCTTCGCAGCCGGTTGGATCAGGCGTTCACCGAAATCCTCCCTATCCGAACTTTCACCCGTACGAGGTACATGACTTACGTTCGAGGGATTGTTCCATACGGTGAACGTCCTCGGGACAGTGTGGACTCGTGCCGAAGGTTTCTTCGCCGGCAGTTAGTCCACGCCTTTCAAAGTCACACCCGTTGGGCGCTTACCCTCCAAGGAGAAGCGGTTAACCCGAGGATGCCGAACGAGGAATGGTCACTTTGCCGGAACGCCGGCCTCAGCAGGATCATGGCGGAGCTTGAGGCTTCAGGGGAGATCGAATACAGGCCGATACCATATGGATCAGTAGAACCCACATTGACATAACATGAAGAAAACAGCTCAGAAACTCAGTGACACCGAAGTTATTAACCTGTTTTGCGGCGCCATTGATGGGCATCCGCTTGCCCAGCCTGGCGCCAGCCCAAGCAAGTACGCCCTCTTTATTGGGAGGAACATGTTTGGAAAACGAACCTACGACTCACCGAAAGCCGCTGCGCAGGCGATCGTGAGACTGGTTCCTCGGATCGTTGCCACACTGTCAGGTCAACACCTTGCCTCCACAGTTTCGCAGGTCCGTCGGGCGCTCAAGGACAACAAACTCCGGCAACGGGCAATCGCGGAGGCCATCAGTCGCGAAAGGTTCTGCATCCAGCGTATCTCTTCGCCGCTGGACAAGAAGCCTTGACGTGGTAAGATGGCGCCATGGCAAAAGTTCCGTCCACCCCACCAGTCACAAATAAAGTAAACGTCTGGAAAATCCAGATGGCAGCAAGGCCAGTGGCCGAAGTCATGATAGATGTTGAGCCTGGAGACCAGGAGAAGTTCTGGTCCAGGCTCACTCCAGCAACCTTCATGTGTGAGGAAGGACGGCCTTACACATTTACTGTGCCGGAGCAGGTTGGATACGATCAGTTCAAGCATTGGGAGAACCCAAGGACAGACCAGATCGTCAGCACGGAGCCTGTGTTGGTGTTGGAGAACGTAAAACGCAACGACCGATACGTTGCCGTTTACGAGCAGCGTATTCCATGTGACGTGGTGTTTCACGGCGTAACCTCAAAGAGTCATATGAAGGTTTACGCTGACAAGCCAGACATCAACGGACGTACGGAGATCGTTACCCCAGGCCGACTTACATACATGTTTGGCGAGAAGGTGACATTCAAGGTTGATCCGCGGATTGAGGTTTCAGTACCTGATGTGTTATACAAGCACCTCAAGGAAACATACCTTTTCACTGGGTGGCGACAGGGAACGGATATCGTAGCTAAAGACTTGTCTTTGGAAGTGATCGTTCCTCGCCGGGGGATGCAATTAACGGTAACGTATGCACGCACGCCTGCACCATTTACCCCGGACGACAGGCAGGTGCATGTCATGGCCGAGCAACTTAACCTGTTGTACACCAAAGACACACGAGGGGTGAGAGAATTCATTGTTCTTGTAAACGGCATTCCCATAAAAGTCCTGGGTAAGCTGCTATTTCCGACTAAAGAGAATGCTCTCGCCGCGCTGCAAGGAAGTTTCCACATGGAGTATCGTGATTGGTTAAGCAGGCTGCCAGAGCGGTTGAAGGAATGGTGTTTAGAACCGAAGCAGCGAAAGACTTTTTTCGACTATTGGTTGAGAACCGCCGTCGAAATCATCCCCTTCAACAAACTTGAGATTACGATACAAAAAGATGACAAAGCAATTGACAAAACATGAAGAAGCGATTTTAATCTCGCGTTTGATGGGAGCAGTCGAACAGCGAATATCGAACCCAAGAGGCCATCGATACGGTGTCCCTGGGACCGAGAACCACGCTTATCACGTGGACCGGTGCGCCCGCCCAGTCTACGGACTTTTTTGGAATAACCGATTGCTCGGGTTGGGCAAGACTGTATGGAACAGCCCAGCTGCACCAATTGCAGAATTTAATACCTACGTACGCCGGGTGTTGCAGATGTTGGAAGACGAGCACTCCCCTGCACTCCCTGATGACTTATTAGCCTTCAAAGACGAGCACGGACATCGAGCGGTGACCGCCATTACAAAAGCCTTGCGCGACAGCGGAATACTACAAGTACGTCCGTTGGATACCATCCCGATGCCAACAGAGGAAGAATAACCATGTCAGACACACAACTAGATCCACTACCGCAGATTCATATTCCAGGCGTATCCGCCGACGCCCCACCGACGCCGCCGACCGTTGTTCATCACGTGTTCATCCTGGACGCGAGTGGCTCCATGCTGCGTTTGCGCCAAAGCACAATCACAGGGTTCAACGAGCAGGTGCAGAACATTCGCCAGCTCATGCGGGACCTTCCGAACCAGTCGAACTACGTTACACTGGTGGTGTTCAACGGTCGGGCCGAAGAACGCTACTTCGATATTCCAGCCGACGGTATTCAAGAGATCTCGGAGGCGGACTACGTACCTGACGGCAGTACCCGGTTGTACGGCACTGTTGGGCAAACATTGAAGCATCTTGAGGAACACCTTGGAGCTGAGCGGTTACGTCAGGAGCGAGTCGTTGTTACCATCATCACTGATGGTGAGAACACCGATCATACTGAGGGTTGGGGTCAAGTCTCCCTGCGCAGGTATGTTGAGAAGCTCCAACAAGACCATCGCTGGGTAATTACCTTCATTGGCACAAACATCAACGCAGCGGTGGAAGCAGAGAGCATCGGTGTACCAGTAAGTAACACGATGCAGTTCACCGCGTCGAGCGAAGGAACGCGCGCCATGTTCGCCGCCGCCGCCTCTGCACGATCGTCGTACATGACTCGTCTTTCGTCGCTTACGCCTGAGCAGCAGGCGGTGACGGTCGACACGTTCTATAGCGCCGATCGATCGAAAGGGCTTGATTTGACTGGTGGTACTGGCGTCAGTGGCGTAGTCAGTGCTGATAAGCGAGCGCAGATCATGTCTCAGGTTGCCAACCACCGTGCTGCTTCTCGTGCGCGTGGCACTACCTTGGACGACTTGGCGACGACCGTACGCATGCTCCGGGCGGTTGACGTACCATCGGGGCTTCCGCATCCAGATGAAGGTCTCATCTCGTACAAGGAGCCGGAGCCCATTGAACCTTAGTCGGCGACCAATAATCAGCCCCGGTCGGCAATTGCTGGCCGGGGTTTCTTTGTGTCTATGCCTACCAACCCAAGAGAACTACCAAAGAATTTTCACACGCTTATTACACCCACAGGCTTTCCAGATGCCGTGGCCCAGTTGTTGCAGATGGGGACGATCCCGGTACGAAGGCGGAGGGTTTATCGGATAGTGTACAATAACCGGTATTTATGGCTTCGTGGGAACAAGACGACGTTTAACACGCGTCCAAGCGCCAAAGACGCGGTTGCCTACTGGGTGTACCGCATACTGAACGAGGAGGCTGAACGCCAGGCCGCAACTCCTGATGCGCACAGGTACTCACCTCGGCTAGGTGCGTTGGCGCAACGTCTTGAAACTGTACTGGCTCCTTTGAGAACTGACACGGCCAACTTTGTTTGTAACTATGTCAAAGGGTTATTCGACACCGGCGTGTTGCGTCTGGAAGAAACCGAAATGGATCAAATGACTCCGACGGAGGCTTGAAGATGCTCCCAGCATGAAATAAAATACTCGTGTGAGCTCTGACAACTTTGAAAAGATTCCTCGTAAGAACCGTCAAGTCATTAAGGAATTCCGACAAACAGAAAGGCCGACGGTACATTATCGTCGGCCTAGGCATCCGTCAAAAATGAAACAGCCTTTGAGACCTATGAAGGCACCAGAGTTTCAAACGTAGGTAACACAGGTTTTCCACATGGGGAGATTGGGTGCCTGGAGTTGGGAACAGGGCAGTGGAATGCATCGCAAACAAAGGCGAACTGGTATTGATCGGTCTTGGTCTTCAGGTACTGGAGATACACGATCGCATCAATACTGGTTCCGTCTTTTTTGCGTTGCATGGTTGCGTACGAAAGACTGCCCTTTTCTTTTAGCTGTGAGAGGAGCTGTTTCCATTTTTCAAGGGTGTGGCTTGGTGTAATGTCAAAGATGGTGCGGCTAAGCAACTCCGCTTTAGTGTAGCCGAGCCGTTCGGCGGCGTATTGATTGGCTTTGATCAGGTTTCCGTTTTCGTCGGTCCATAGTAAGGCAAAGGCCTTGGTTCGTTCGACAGCGTATTCATTCAGATAAAGTAACTTCTCCAGCTTCTGCACCTTTTGCATCACTCTTTCGTAATACGCGGCACCACAAGAGCACAATATCGTCATTATGACCCGGAACACGATGTCCATCGAGTGCCAGTCTGCCAGGAGAGCTTGTACAAACGTAGTCGGACGGCTCGGAGTGCCTGGGTTGAAGTAGTCGATGACTGCGTCAAATACCCAATACGCAATACCGATCAGCAAAGGGAACAGCCACCGGCCAAGAAATTTTCTGAGTTGATTCACAGGGATTACTTCCTCTTTAAGTCTTCAAGTGTACGCCGCGTCTCGGCCGCAGTTTCTTTCAAGGCCGTAACAGTCACATTTAATTCTGATAATCTTAGAGAGGTATTGTCAAGAAGCTTTGCGAGTTCCTTGGAAGTATTTTCCAACCGGTCAATCTGCTGCTGCATACTCATTCGACTTGCCTCGATCTTTTCGAGCGTCTCGATGCGCTGACGTGAGCGAGCCACTTCTGCGAAGGTGTCTTCTTTTGTAGCCAGAAACTTTTCCAGCTCGTTTACGCGTGTAAGTGTCTTATCTGACGTGGCTTGTAGCGTAACGATCTCCTTCCCTTGTTGTTCCATTTGAGTTGGGACCCGGTAGATACTACCGAAAAAGGAGTAGAGGAGCATGAGCGTGCCTAGGAATGTAGCCATCGCTCTTAGACGCAAGTTTTCTAGAAACTTGGCGGTATCGCTCAGCTCATCGGGAGGTGGTTGGTTCTTATGGGACATTGGCGGCCTTCTGTGAGGTTTCTTATGTTTTCAACTGCTTAGCGATCTTCGCTGGATCAGGTTCTTTTGCTGTCAAATGTTGGATAACTTGTTGCACGTCACGGCTTTGTGTTTCCATGTGTGCCCGGCGGAAGAGATCCAAGATGTACTCTTGGGTTTCAGGGTCTTCCACCTTTGCCTTCACCATATCCTTGAACTTTTCCCCAGCTTCGATTACTTCGCTAAAGCCGCGACGGAGAACGTGAGCGCCTGCGGATATTGCAGAAGTAGCCACTTGCACCGGCGGGTTGAAAATTGCAACTATCTTCAGTATGAAGAATAGTAAGGCTATGACCCCGAACAGCAACAGCAGCCAGGTGAAGTAACCCATCTGAATGAGCCCAGTTCCTTCAATCTTCTTGCCCTCCAAATCACCAAGCTTGGCTTCGAGCTTACGAAGGGCGGCATCGTATCTGGCTTCCAGTTGGCGCAAGTCGGCCACTAGGTTGGTTGCAGGGCCTTTATAAGGTGTTGTTGGAGGCCCCAGTGACTCGGCTAATGGTTCAGCCACAGTTCGCGCCTCTCTGAGCGGAACCATGACGGTATTAGTGGTTTGTGAGAGCAGCGCGGCGTCGTACGCCAGCCCGACTTGCTCGGCAAGGTATGTCGCTGCCTGTTTCTGTTTCTCTTCCACCTTGGTTTTCTCTGGGAAGGCAGGCATCTTAGTTTGGAAGAACTCCTTCTTTCCTGGCGATAGAAGTGAACAACCCGAAATACCTGCTAGCAATAAACTTGCGAGGAGGAGTGAGAGAATCTTTTTCATAACCTCTACAAGCATTATGCCCTATTAGAAGTTGCCACCTCAAGGGTAAAAAAAAGCCCGGGAAGTCCCGGGCAGAATAAACACGACGTGGAGGGGCTGTTAGCCCTTGAGGATCTTGGCGCCTACAGGAGCGGTATAGCCGCTGTTGGCGGTACTTGGTTGACCAAGGTAATAGGCAGGAGGCGGCGTCGCCTTCTTTTGAACGAGGAACTGAAACATCCGGCTAATGGCTTTCATGAGTGCTGAAATGAACTTCATACGCTATGTAAGGTATTCGTTTGTTTGGTTGAATTCAAGCTCTATTTTACTGTCCGACGTCTGGTGAACAAGACGATCTCCTGGCAGTACAATGCTTCCGACATTCAAAGTCCTTGTGCCTGAGATATTTCGATCACGGAGTTCAACTCGTCCACTGACTGACTTCACAATTGCGACATTGTAATTTTTGAAGTGTCTCACGCCTTCTCGGTTCCATCGGGTGTTCTCATCTTGAGTCAAGACCGGCTGGGTGATGTGTAAATCTCGAGCTTTTAGCAGAGGTATGCAAATAGGATAATGCTTGCGTAGGTGGCGGATCAGCTGATTTGTGTAATGGATTCTTGCTTCTGGAAAAGCCCGGTACAAGGTCTTGGTTGTCCAAAGATGTGTGAAGAAGGCGTTGCCTGGAAGGAACCCATCATCGCGTACAGGTAGGAACGGCTCCACGGTTTCATGCAGGTGCCAGGCAGCGCTTGGGAGTATCTGTTGTTCGGCGAAGGTCATGGCGTCACCGTAAACGTACCGTGGCAGGTCAAAGTAGTTGTGCGTAGTCGCCTCCTTGGAAAAAGTCTCCATAAACTCAGTGGAGAAATCGGCATAATGCAACATGTCTTTGAACCGCCGGAAATAGATCACACCGTTGTTAGCTGGTGCGAGCTTCCAGTTTACGGCCTTTGGCGTGAACTTTTCGTATTTTGACCGGCAGTCCTTGTACCAAGCCCAACGGAGTTGCTCCAGATTCAAGCACATAATGTCTGAAGAAGCGTCCGGATAGTTCCACGGAATACAGTCCCAGTCCAGGCTGGCGATTGGCAAGACAAACGGATCGATTGTTTTTAGCTTCTTGAGGGCGCGGATGGCGTACAGCTTACCGGCCGCCCAAAACAGCTCTGGATCGATCGTGGGAGGGATCGAATCAAGCTCCGTTAGGATCTCGTCATATAGACTGGCCAACCCCATCTTTTCGACGAAGGAACGGCCGCGCTCATCGGCGACCAGCACCGTTTTTCCGTTGCTTTTAGCGGATAGAAGACCAGCGAGCCACGTAAGCCATTCAAAATCCCATAATACGATATCCTTGACGCCCTTCGCGACGGCAGGCTTAGTCCAAATGGAGTGAAACGTCAGCATGGCGCGCATTATCTCACCCCCTCCCCCCGTGTCAAGATAAACGCCATACGGGGGTATAATATTGGATGAACGCCACGCTTGTTCATGCCCACGGGCGAATCTTCTCTTGTGCTGACGAGGTACAAGCTGAGCAACTCCGTCTCAGGGCTATTTATCAACGACAACAGAAGCGAGCAAAAAAGCTCCTTCGTCCACAACCGGCACCGTCCGGTAATTAGTAGCCGATAATCATCAACGTCAGTACACATGAAAAATCAAAAATCCTTCCGCTCATTCCAGGCATTGACCGCTGCGCTATTGGCGCTTCCAGCCGTTACTGTTCTTATTCCCGACGACCCGGCCGACAAGAAGGTGGTTACTGAAGCCCTGCGCAAGGGGCTTGGGGCTGCCTTCAACCGTTGGTACGAGGCTCGCGCCGCCGCCCAATTTGGTATCCACGAAGGGAACGGTTATCCCGGAGACGTGGCGGCCTTTCAACTGGCCTTGAAGGCCGGGTTCTTCGCGTACCGGTACGCTTTTCCGGCCGGAGCGTTCAACATGGCTTTGGAGTCCATCCAAGCCAACTTACCTTCCGTGGCCGAGATCGACGGTTACTCCGATAACACGGGTCCCGGCTACATGCGCACCCAGATGCAAGGCATTCTGGACTTCCGACAGAAGGTGGCTGCGGGAGGTTTGGCGAGTATATGCGGCTGCCCCGCATGTCGACAGGAACGGCAGTTCGGAGCAGCCACCGCGCCCGGCCAGGATTCGGCGCCCGGCCAGGATTCGGCGCCCGGCCAGGAGGCTGATGCACCGAGCGAGCGCGCTGGTCAGTCGCTTGCAGGGGGATCGGACGACGACCTCGCCCGGTTTATTGCTGCCGAGGTCGGGAAGATGCTGGGAGGTCGTTTGGACTTTTCCCAGCCGAAGGCCCGGCCCGGATTTCAGTCCTACCGCGAAGCTCGCGCGGAGTTGGTCGAGCTCGGCGCCTTGCTGAGGGAGAAGTTCGTGAGAGATGATGTCGCGTACGTACGGAAATTTACGCGCCAGGCGCCGAGCGTGGCGTCGCTCCAAGCGACGATCCTCCGATTGGCGGAATTGGGGTACACGGACGTCACGGAGAAATGGATCCGTGTCATCCTGGAAGACGACCCGAAGTTCGTCTTGGTGCCAAAACCTGGTACAACGGAGTACCTCCTCTTCCTGGAGGCCCTTACACCGTATTACCCTGACCGTGACATCCCGCCGGAGCATCCGGAAGATCGCGCCGCCGCATTCGGCTTCCGGCTTCGCGTACTGGAGGAGACCATTTCGGAGGGAAAGCGCCTGCTGGCATCAGAAGGGCCGGACAGCTCGTCCTTCAAGAGGGTGGTGAAGGTCATGGCCAGTGAACCCAACGCCTTCCTCGCTATCTTGGCGAAGATGGCCCAACTGGGCGAACATTCGCTGATGGAAACCTTTCTCGCCGGCTACGAGAAGCTCACCAACGACACCAGCCTGCGCGCCGCCTTGTCGCCCTCGTCGCCTGAATATGCGAGGACGCAGCGCGAACTGGCTGCAAACTTCGGTTGATCACGGGAGGCGCTACGGCGCCTCCTTTTTTTAGCTAGCAGCTCGTTGCCTTTGATTTTGCTTGAAGTTCACCTTTCGTTGCTATTAAATGTGCCGCATGAAGCAACTGCTGCTGAGATCTTATATCAGCAATTATTTTGGTTATGGCCTGCACGGGCTGCAGATCTTAAAAGACTTTACGGCATTTGGCTACGACGTCAGGGTTCTGCCAATGTCAATTGACTTTCGTGATGACACCTTCCGACCCACAAAGACTGCTGACTCCGTGTTAGCCGAACGGAACAAGGTCGAGGAAAATTTCGATTGCCGAAAGGAGTTGGTGCTTGGGCTGCCTTACCATGAATTCCCGCGAGACGGCAGACAGCGCGTGTTTTTTACGATGTGGGAGACGAATCGCATCCCACGCAAAGGCGTGGACAACTTGAATAAAGTGAGCCACGTCGTGGTACCCTGCGAATGGAACGCTTGTTCGTTTAACGCATGCGGTGTCGCCCGACCAATAAGCATTTCGCAGCTTGGGATCGACACAGACGTGTATTATCCGCGCCAAAGGCCAAACGAAGATTTTTTCACGTTCGGTACTGGCGGACGTTTATCGGTCGGCGGGATCCGAAAGAATGTCGACAGCATGGCTGCAATTTTTGCCGATGCGTTCCCGACGCAAAAAGATGTACGGCTGTTGTTGAAAACGTTCCCTGATGAAGCCTCGGCCAAGGTGAATGACAATCGGGTTGAAGTGACAAATCGTTTCCTGTCGCCGCAAGATATGGCACAGTGGTATTCACGCTTGAGCGTGTACGTCTCGGTGTCGAACTCTGAAGGCTGGGGGTTGATGCCTCATCAAGCGATGGCAATCGGAAGACCAGCGATCGCTCCTCGCTTCGGCGGTATGCGCGAGTATTTTGATGATTCTGTTGGTTACCCTGTCGACTTCAAGCTTGTGCCGTGCCATGGGATTTATGCCCAGGACGATTTCTCAGCTGGAGGTTATTGGGCCGAGATCGATCGTGATTCACTCATCGATCAGATGCGTTGGGCTTACAATCACCCGGACAAGGTAGCTGCTCTTGGAAAAGCAGCATCCGAGCGCGCCATGAAGTATTCCTGGACGGCCGCGCATCGTCGTTTGGAAAAGGTACTAACACAAATTCATTTCTTTGATTAACATGTCACATCTATCCACGTTAAAGTCCGATGAGTTGTTGCTCGGAGAGGGTTGGAGCACCCAGGAGTTTTACAATGATCATGGTCGGCGAGCTTACCGTTGGACTTCCGGAGGAGTCTCGGAGCTTTATGTAGACACCGCACTTGTTAAGCGCATTCGTATCCGCGCATCACTCTCTGGTTATGTAAGAGCGAGTCGTAAGGTGACTCTGGAAGTGGATGGTCTAGTGGTCGTGGCTGAAGACAATGTTATCGATGGAGAGAGGCACTTCGACGTTGCGATGCCTGTACAACCAAGTCGGCCGCAGGTAAAAGTAGTGCTGCGTTCGGCATGTTTCGTACCCCATAACGTAGTCAACAACAACGACTTCCGTTCCATCGGAATGCAGGTATTTTCTTTTACTGTAGAATACAAGGACGGCAGCAGTCGTGAGGTAGGCATACATGTGCTTAATAACCACGCCCAGTATTACCATATCTTGGCAGAGGAAAGAAGCAAGGTCGCTGGTGCCACAGATATACGACGTGACTCATATGGTGCGCTTCATTTGACGTTTGACCCAGCGAAGCGCACAGGCAAGATGAACATGAACGGAGTGCTCACCTTTATCGGGCACCGATATGGCTGGAGTTACGTCCTCGGGCTGCTCGAGAGGTTCCATGGTACTGAAGGGCCAATGTTGGATGGATTCATTGACAGCACCTTCCGTTGGAACCACCTGGCAGTTCCACCGGTGAACGAACGTCAACTGCCATACCAGCAGCCCTGGTTTGGCTTCATGCACAACCCGGTTCTTCGTATGCCAGAATGGTTTACTACGCACGAAATGCAGCCAGGAAGTTTTCTTCGAGCACCGACGTTTCATGCGAGTCTCCCAACGTGCAAGGGAATTTATGTGATGTCGAAGCCTGCGGCCGAATTTCTAGGCAACGTACTACCAGTACCGGTCAACCACGTGTATTCCACAACTGGAGTGCCCGCACCGGAGCATATGTTCAGCATGGAGAAGTTCGACGCTAATGCGGAGCGAAGCATCGTTCAGGTTGGTTGGTGGTGTCGCCGTTTCCGTACCTTGTACGACCTGCAGTCTCCATACCGTAAGGTGTTCCTGAACCCACATCTCAATAACAAGGCGTCGGTTGCTGCCTTGCGAGACATCGAAGCAAATACCCAGCAGTACAAACTCTCAGAGGAACAAACAGCTTCGGTACACTGCCAAGATTTTTTGTCAGATCAAGACTACGACATTCTGTTGTCAAACAACCTCGTCATGCTCCACATGTACGACGCGATCGCCAATAATGCGATCGTAGAGTGTATGGCACGTGGGACGCCGATTCTAGTCAACCCTTTGCCGTCGGTTGTGGACTACCTTGGCGTCGACTATCCATTCTATTTTAAGACTATTGAGGAAGCTAATAAGAAGCTCGGAAGCCGCACATTGATCGCAGAGACCTCGGCGTACTTACGTACTTCAGGTGTCGCTGACAAGGTGAAACCGGAAACGTTTTTGCGAGATATCCAAGCGTCACCAATTTTTCAATCGCTATGAATTTGACTTTCCTGCCTCGTGAACAGAATAGCCTGGCCTTTGACACCAACTGTGCACTGATAGACGACTGTAATGGGCGGTTACACGCAGTTCTCCGACATGTTGCACCTTCGACCCCTAATCCAACTCGGCCAGTCAGCTCCATTGTTTGTCAGCCTCTTCATGAGAACCTGGCCGTCTACAACGGGGTGCGTAAGCCTGTAGTAGTCTGCAACAACCGCACCGCACTGCTTTACCATTATGAAGACCCTCGATTAGTCCGTCGTAAAGATGGCAGTTTCTACATGACGGTATGTTCGTGGGCGGGGCAATATTTTGAAGATGGCGTAAACTTCCACACCGTCGGGCATCAGGTGATTTATGAGTTAGACAAGGCCTTTAACGTGCTCCGCATCACCCATCCCGTTTACGGTTACAACGGTGTGCATCATTTCTCAAACCTGAAGGCTGAAAAGAATTGGCTACCATTCCTCTACGATGAGCAACTGTTCATGATCTATCATGTTGCTCCGCACACTGTTTTTCGTGAGATCGACGAGTATTCGACTGAGGAGCATATTACACCGGGTGTTCCAGTTTGGGAGTACGGGCGACCCAGCGGCAGCACTCCTCCTCTGCCGTTCGATGATGCGAGCTCTCTCGTATTCTTCCATAGCTTTACATCTCAAGGAGTAAACCGAACATACCATATTGGGGCTTACTTGATGGAGAATCGCCCGCCGTTTAAGGTCCTGCGAAGCACCAAAGCACCATTGGCGATAGGCGATTTGGCACTGACAAACGGCAAGGAATTTCAGCCACAATTGAATTGCTTTCTGGGATCAACAGCACCATCGTCTCACAAGTTCCAGCATGCAGCATTGTTTCCTTGTGGAGGAGTGCGTCGAGGAGATCGGTGGTTGCTGGGTACCGGAGTGAACGAGATTGCTTCTGGCGTGCTTACTTTTACAACACAGGAAATCGAGGCCCTTCTATGATATGGCCCAAAACATTCTGCTTGGTGCTCAATGAGTTCCCGGAACGCATGGAACGTGCCATGGGGCATTTGACTTCTTCTGGTGTTCCAGTGACTCCATTTTATGGCTTGTATGGCCCCAAGTTTCATTTGGCTACCGACATGCCCAACGAACGTGTCGCTGCCATGAAAGAGGCACATTACCGCCAGGTGGTAGGTCTTCCGACAAAGCGTGACCAGACCAAACCCTATTACGTCACGGCCGGGCATCTCGGCTGCTCTCTTTCTCATTACATGATTTGGCAAACATGCATGCACTTGCCAGACGATCAATTTTTGATCTTCGAAGACGACATCCTGTTGTCGCCTGGGTTTGCTGAGGTCTTTGAAAGCATCACGCCGACGTTGCCTAACGATTGGGAGTTTGCGTTCGTTGGCTACAACTTTTTGCCAGACAGCGCTCAGGTCACGAAAGCCGGAAAGTACCTGCGAAAATCTTCGATCCCTCCACTTTGCACCCATGCCTACATGGTGCATAAGCGAGGGCTGCCTAAGTTGTTGTCTGAAGGATATCGCATCTGGTGTCACGTCGACGAGCAACTACGAGAGTTCGTTTTGCCTCGCATGAATGTTTATTTGTATCCGGATGGGCTTGCCAGGCAGTTGTCTTTCGAGCACTATCGCAATACAGTATTAGCAAAGAATCCGACGAACCTAAACTCGGAGAATCGTTCACTTACTTATGATTGGAACTTCATTGACTGGCCCGCAAAAGGATGACATCACAAGGGCGTTCACTAAGGTTTATAACGAAGACGTCTGGCAGCGGAAGGACACCAGCGGTCCTGGCTCTTCTGTACAACATACCGGTGGGTATCGCACGTTTTTGCGTCGTGTGTTGAAAAGCTACAACATACGCAAGGTGATTGACGTAGGTTGCGGCTTGTGGGAGCACCTCGGGAACGTGGACTGGTCAGGCGTGGATTACCTGGGTATTGACCCGGTGCCTTCTGTCATTGAGCGGAATAGAAAGCTCAGCCTCCCACAGAATCATCAATTCCAGTGCGGTCTGCTTGAGGACGTGGTCGACTTGCAGTCATTTGATCTGGCGATTGTAAAGGACGTGCTACAACACCTACCGATAAAAACGATCGACCACATGCTGCGGCAGCTCAAGGTTGTAAAGTTTTTGTTGATCACGAACGACGTGTGCCATGATGCAAATACTGACTGCGCACTCGGGGGATTTCGTAAGATCAACCTTGAGTTGCCGCCATTTAACTTGAACCCGGATGCGAAAGTCGACTTTCAGTCGTGTCCGTTTGTCAAGCGAACGCTGTTGATCCAAAACGCTGTAGGTGACGCCGTGCCAACGTTGAATATGTCGTCGTCTTCCTCAGCAGCTTAACTGGATCTAGCCCGCTGAGTATTTCTCGCCATACGATGGTTTCCCATAGGTGGATGGAGTAGCAATCACTGACGTCAGCTACTCCGTCATGTAGCATCGCAACATGCTTTTGGGACCAGTCGAACTTGAAAAAACTCTCGTTCGGCTCAATATGTATCAGGTCAGGAAATTGCTGAGATAACGCCATCGGTTTTTGTACTGAGATTTCAATCCAACCATCAGGATTAAACTCATGGTAGGCGTTGTACCAGTGATCCAGAAAGGGAGCATTGGGTGCGCTCATGATGACTGCATTGCACAGCCCGTTTATGTGTCCCTCGAACTTCTCCACACCCATTACAAACTCATGAGACAACAATGGGTCAAATGGCTTGACGCAGATTGTGTCGGAGTCGAGGTAGATGCCGCCATATTTCTGAATCGCGCGTAGTCTGAGTACGTCTGCTGAGTGTGCGTGGTTTTTGATTGGCTTACCGAAAATACTCATCGGGACCTCTTCGACAGGGACCATCGTCACCATCGCTTTGGTTGCGTCCCACCAGAAGTTCCCCTTCGGCTCATACTTGGCGTGCATCATGACTTCGTACTCAGGGTTGATCTCTTTCGCAGAAGCAACCGCAAGGTAGTGGATCATGGACCAAGGCTTACCACCGAAGTCTTCTCGAAGCCCGAATATGAAATGAATGCGCTTTGGGATCATAGCTGAACAGTTTTTGAGGTGTAATGGTGCACGTCGTACCCTGCCTGGCGCAACTGGTCAATCTTATTGTTGTAATGGCCGACGTACAAGGCAGTTACTTCCTCTCCCATACAGTATCCGCCTACCTTCTGGGCCTCGGCATGCGTGTTGTACCCAATGATGGAAATGACAAACCGAGTGGTAGAGAAGGGATCAATTTCCTTCAACCCGTCGCTCTGCACTGAGACCGGTGCAATCTTTGTGACCGCGTCTGGCACATGCACATTAACCATGCCGGTGGCGAGTGTGATACATAGCTCTTCAAGGGGTTGACCGTGCCAAACCCAGTACACGGAAGAAGTGAGCTCGTTCTTCAACATCGCATCGAATAACCGTAAAGCCATGTCGAACACTTGAATGGCTGTGGCAGTTTTTGTGCAATACAGACATTGTCCGTGAAGCTGGTAGAAGTTTTTGTTTGTAAAGGTCAAGGCCGGATGAAACGCCTCAAGAGGCTTCAAGTCCTTAATCCCTTTGAACAATACTGCTGCCTCATTTATTGGCACAACTGCCTCACATTGCCCGCCTATTGGAGTTTTATGTACCTTCATGAAATCGAACAGCTGACCAACAGGCGTGTTGGAAACCCATAACGAATCGACGTCAAAATACAACGACTCGTCATAAGGAGAAATATGCGGCAGAAACAATTTGAATCGGTTGTAATAGGGAATGTTGTTTACGTACAATGTCTCCCGTGGCACCGGTAGTATTTTGTCGAAGTACCCTCGTTGTTGCTTGCTGAGATGCTCTGAGGCTGACGGGGTGGTGAACAGTGTGATCTTGGCTTCCGGGTCGGACTTCAATACGCTGGCAGCAAAGTTGGCGGCGTAATCACCATAGCACGCGGCGCCGGCCGCAAGGAGTACAATACCCCTGGAAGCACTTGTTCCGGTTGTTCGATAAGCTCGCATAGAGTCTTGGTCTTTGGCGAAATGGAGGATCTTTTTATCCGGGTTGTTCGTAGTATCGTAGCTTGGGTAGCCGTAGGTTGATGGAAGTACTTTTGGCGGATGAGACGCCAGATATCGATTCATGTGCGATTCATCGTCCCACTTCGCGATGATTTTGTTATTGAAGTCCTTTGCCACTGTGGCCGCACACTCCCTTGCCAGGGCCAGGAAATCGGCAGCGTACCCACCAAAGAAATTGGCATGGTAGTAGGTTCCTAATATCCGTGGATTGCAATAAGCAGCGCTTGCGGGGTTGGTCTCGAACAGTTCATTTTTTAGATGCTGGCTGCATGGGTGCGTCACGGCAACCAGCTGCCCTTTAGAAGGAATGACCTCACTACCAATTGTTGCAACTACTTCTTGATCAGCATCCAAGTAGTAAACAAGGTCGTATTGTTCCAGCCCCAGTTCCAGAAATCGATCGAAACGCAGTAGAGAAGGTAGTGGCCAAGGAAGATGTAGCGCCGGGAACACTTTGACGTCAGCTGGCCAACCAGTTTTATTATCAGTCAGCAACAAGAATGTTTTCTCGTGCCCTGGTAAGAAATACTTCTTAACTGACTGGTACAGGTTTTTGAAGAATTTGGTGTACGCACCTGTGGCGATGACTATAATGGCGACGTTCATTTCGCCAAAATTGTACCATGCTTCTCTCCAGACTCCACAACTTTTGCTTGCCTCCCACGTATGTTCTGACTCTTGCAGAGACGCCAGAGCGGGAGCAAATTGCGTTACGCCATCTTAACACCGAGCGAGGTTTCTCAGCTCGCCCATTTCACGGCTTCCACGGCCGTCGCATGGAATTGAGCTCGCTAAAACAATCAATGACACCAGGCATGATCGGCTGCCAGCTTGGGCATATGGCTCTGTGGAAATCCTTGTTGGCCTCAGACCACAAGGCCTTCTTGATTTTTGAAGACGACGTTTTACTCCCAAGCAACGCGTTGGCCACGATGTTCAAGGCGTATGCTTTTGCTCTGCCATCTGACTGGAACGTTGTGTATTGGGGCTATTGCTGGTGTAACTTCGAAGCGCGCGAGCCAGTGAACAAATCTTTCGATCGCGTTTCGTGGCCGCCAATGTGCTGCCATGCCTACATGATAAATAAAAAGGCAGCGGCCCATGCTTTGCCTCGATTGAATTGCGACATCCCAATGGATGTGCAGATTCAATCACTTTTTAACGAGGTTGGTGGTGTGTACGTTTACTCCGACCCAATGTTCGCACAGCAGCGTTCGCTGGTGTACACAGCGCCAGGGCAGATAAACGTTCCAGTACATGCCGTAGATGACGGAATATTTCGCTCGCAGACTTGTGAACGAAAAACCTGTTGACAGTTATTCAACGATACCGTAATCTGTAAAGACCATGCACAAGAGATTTGCAAAATCGCAAACCCACTCCGCGCCGACAGATATCGGTGGATGGGCATATTGTGTAGTACACCCATTTGCGCTGTCACAGAATACGGACGAATTGGGTACTCACAGGCGGGTTGTATAACTTCTCTTCGAAATAAAACACCCCGCCAAGCCAGGCGGGGTTTTTTGTTATCGACATGGACAATTTGAATCGGAGTGACTCTCCGGTCGTCTGATAGGACGATACGCTATCGAAGACCACCTTGAAATACCTGTGGGCTGCAGAAATGCTTTTAGGTGTATGTTCTTTGTACACGGAACCAGTTGATCCACACTGGTTCCCCCAAGGGGCGGATCGAAAGTCATCAGGCAGGCCCGGACACCTCGCTCGTATGGGCTGACCAAGCGTCAGTATCCGCCCAACGTCCATTACTTTCTTGCAATCAAATAACTGTTTGGCATAATCACCCACATGGAAAAAGAGCAGATTGAACAGTTGAAGAAGGCATTTGAGAAGATCATCGCCGAGCCTCCATTTAATGGAACCGTTTCCCATCGTACACGCGCCGTGTTTATCGCCAAATGGAAAGAGTACTTGAAGGCCAATAACATCCACGGCAGTGGGTATATTGACGACCTCCTAAGGGCAATGGGTAAACGAGGAGGTCATTGATTTTTGTGGGTATGATGTAACGGCCAGCCTGGGATCTTGCCAAGATCCATGTGAGGGTTCGATTCCCTCTACCCGCTCCACCCCTCCCCTCCCCCCGTAGGGCTATGCGTCGATAGATGGTATAATAGCTTGACAGGTCCGTCGCACCTAACAAACGGCGGACTGATCTACGGATACTACTGTTATGACTACCTCATTCGCGACAGTCGGGGACGCGGTTCCCGGCCTCAACACCCGCAACGCACAGCTTCAAGCTGCTCCCACGGCGTCCTCCTCGAGTACGCTGCCTCCTCCGGGTGCAACCCCGGCGAACGCCAATCCAGTTCCGACTGGTGGTGGCAGTCCTCCAACAATCCCGCCTAAAAATGGTAAGAATAAAAATAACAACAACAATCGCAAAAAGATATTCCTCCCCCGCTGGCTCGTTCGGCTGTGCATCCTCCTGGTGGCCTGCAAGCTGATCCATTGGATCATCTGCTACCAGAATTCCAAGAGCGTGTTCGAACTATCGAACAGCCTGGACCACCAAGGGCCCTGGTACCGCCAGGCCGCCTTGGCACCGGTCGACTGTCTCATGACACGGACGTTCGAGGTCCGGAAGGATATCTGGGGACGGCCGTATGCCATCTACCGGGTCGGTAGCCGTAAGTTCGTGCAGACTCAATCGAACGAGCCTGCCGTGGAAGTCCTCCAAGACAAGTAGAGCAGCGGCGGCTACGCGAAAGATCGCGGCTTACGCGATCTTTTTTTAGCCAAGTGAATTTTCATAGGCGGGCCTCGCTGGCGAGGACAATGGTCTCCAAAACCGTTCAGGTAGGTTCGACACCTACACCGCCTGCCACTTTCAGTAATCGTGCCCAATATCGCGCGGGCTCAACATGATTGAAAACCAAGTATAATCATGGACCTCCGGTGTCGGAGGACGGTGAATGCCTTGGTCGGTAAGTTCAGGGAAACACAGTAGAGAGACGCCGTGGCGCCATTGGCGGGCTCGCTTAAGCACCCAGGTGCTCCGATGATTACCGACCTATTAGTTTTCAGGGGCCTTAGCTCAGTTGGTAGAGCGGCTGCTTTGCAAGCAACAGGTCAGGGGTTCGAATCCCCTAGGCTCCATATTTTGAGGGATACGGATGCGGGGCACACCAACCAAAGGTATATCCTGAGGCCCAGTGCATCGTCAGTCCCTCTTCCCGCACCATTGGCCGAGAGGCTCAGGCATCACTCTTCCAAAGTGAATACGAGGGTTCAAGTCCCTCATGGTGCTCCATTTTTCCGGGTAGCTTAATGGTAAAGCAATCGCTCTAGTAAGTGATAGATTGGAGGTTCGACCCCTCCCTCGGCCAATTTTTTTATGTCAGATTTCTGTAGACAATGTTCTGTTCATATTCTCGGTATCTCAGACAGTGAACCCGGGGATCTTTCTGGCCTTTCAACCGCTGAAGACACCGCTGCCGGCAGGTATGTGAGTGCGCTCTGCGAAGGCTGTGGTTTCATTCGTGTAGACCACACTGGCAGATGTGTGGGCGGAAACTGCAGTGCACACCCTCCTCACACAAATATGTCGAACCAACTTACGCTGGAAGAAATCAAAGCAAAGCTGCAGGCTGCTAGTGATGAATATGACGTTCTCGCCAATCAACTTGCGGTTGGTGAAAACGGGTTACCCAAGAACGGTGCGGCGGGAGTATGCCTGCACCAGGCATCTGGTGCGATCATTCGTGCGCTCCGTGCTCTGGACGACCCCGAGTACACCGAAAGGTTGATACGTCGACAACTGGCCGAACATGCCGTTTTGACCATGGTCGAATTGCGGCATCCTGGCATCTGATTTTCAATGGGGTCTTAGCTCAGTTGGTAGAGCGTCTCAATGGCATTGAGAAGGTCAGGGGTTCGAATCCCCTAGGCTCCACAAATTTTCATGACAACAACTGAACTGGTGACGGTTGCCCAAAATTACTGGGCCACACACGACGCTATCAATGCATTGGCGCAGGAAATGCGGCCAACTGGTAGCGGCGAACATGACGCTGTCGCGTTTCTTACACGTGCAGAAAGTCTTCCTGGCTACTTTGAATTCATGCAGCGCGCACGCGCTTTTCACAAGTGGCGCCTTGAACAAGCAGAACACATCTCGGCCCGTCGCCGTCTGGCTGACAACCGGTTCAAGTCCGAGTGCCCGGATCCGACCGGTCAGCACATGGTGGCCATGCTGGATATGAGCAAGGTGGTGGCACATTTCCGGTATCACTTGGCCGAATTCGGAAGACTTCTCACAACCGAATAATTTCAGCGGGGGCGTAGCTCAAATGGTTTAGAGCGTTACCCTGTCACGGTAGAGGCTGCGGGTTCGAATCCCGTCGCTCCCGCCATATTCATCATACATGAATTGTAATTTGAACCGACCAGAGCGCCTTGCTTTGATGCAGCTTGCGGTGGATGCTGCAGCTCATTCAATGCACGCCGACTTTATGGGAGAGGCTGTGCCTGCGAAGGTAGAAGACAGCGATCCTGTATGTGCAGAAATCCTTCGGCAGATCGCAAACCGCGAACACCCAACAGTCAAAGGCCTGTACATCTCTCCGGCAGGTGTTCACGTTGTGCGCCATCCAGTGAAAGTTCAAACGACCGGACGCAATGACCCCTGCTCCTGCGGGAGCGGGAAGAAATACAAGAAATGTTGTGGCTGACATTCCTAACAACTTTGATGACGAAGAAGAACAGCGTCCAGAGGGACCATGGGACAACCCGTCACTGGTAGTTGTCGGTTGGGTTGTAGCGATCATGCTCTTTATCCCGCTTCTGTTCTATCTTCTCGGACTTCCCTTTTAATGGCCCTATCGTCTAGCCGGCTCAGGATCTCGTCCTTTCACGACGAAGAGTTGGGTTCGAATCCCAATAGGGCTACCAACTATCACAATGACACGATCAGAAGGCAAATATATGCGCCGCTGGTCGCGGCACAAAGTATTGATCACCAAACCCGTTGCGTCATCGTTTGCCAGTCTAGTGTTGTTATCGCGACATTACGTTGCCCTTGATCACAGCATCTACACTGACGCAAGGATGTATCGTATCAGCCGGCGCTGGCTCAAAAAGGTCCACAAGGATAACGGTGAATTGAAGTGCTGGCGCTGCGGGCGCCCTTTGTTGTTAGACGGCCCGTTGAAGAAGAAAGCGACCGTCGACCATCAACCTCCCATTCGAGATGGTGGTGATTGGAGAGACGAAAAGATTTTCCGCGTGGCTTGCACCCATTGCAACCATCGCTTCTAACTTTAAGGATGACGAGGATCCTCTCGCACCTGGACGCTTGCCGTCCAGTATTTACTTGAGGTCGAATCCCACTCGTCCAACAACGCATCGGAAACGAACGAGTGACGTGCTTGGTGGGAGCTGTTCGTCACATACTTTGTCATTCTTGCTAGGCTCCCGTGAGGGAGACCTAGTTTTTTGGCCGCATCGTCTAGAAGGTAAGGATTCTGTCCTCTCACGACAGGGAACTCGGTTCAATCCCGAGTGCGGCTACCATTTTCCATTGGTAGAGAGTAACATCATTGACACCATGCCTGAAAATAAACCGTTCAGTTTGTCGGCCCGCCTTGGAAAGGCTGAGGACAACTCCGACATCCTACAACTGCTCGCCGAAGGCTCGAAGTACGAGTTCGCCAGCGCTAAGACCAAGCGGCGTTGGAAGCGAGTTGCGGCCGCTCGACGCGCAGCCCTCGAAAGGCCCAACCAGCCGACAAGCCCGACGCCTGTCAAGGCTCCAGCGGGCAAAACCAAGTACGCCTCCAAGAAGAAGGTGAAAGCATGAACAAGAACACACGCCAACGTTTTCGTGCGGCGCTCAAGAACTTCCGTACGAACGACCAAGGGTCGACGGAGTTCGACATTCCCGTCATGCGCCCAGGAGGGTACACGATGGGAAAGCGCACTGTGCGCATTGGATTTGTACGTCCGCCTGAGCGGAAGAAGAAGGCGCCCTTGACTGGGGTCAACGAGATCGATGCTCTGGTCGCCGCGGCCGACGAGCTCCTCGGTGCACCCAAGTTCACGGCACCACGTAACAATCCACCGCCAAATAGGGCGGCTCCCAAACCTCTTGCCAAAATCAAGACGGCTTAAGTTTTCGCGCTTGTAGCTCAGTTGGTAGAGCAGCGGCCTTTTAAGCCGTAGGTCCCGGGTTCGAGCCCCGGCGAGCGCACCACTTTCCTCACGAGGGATAAACTCGAACGGACGAGTGCAAGGGTGAGTGCACGGTACTCCCCACAAATTTGCTGCTAAGTTAGCCGCTCCGCTCCACCCATTTGGACGACGGCCGAAAATCGCCTGTACACGCAGGTTGTCGGATACGATGGGTTCCGACGGCAGGACACCTCAGTAAGGATTGAGGCGGGTCATCCTTTCCTGAATGAGTTCAGCGCGCTTCCCCCAAAGGAAAACTGGTCTCTGTGGATGACTCTTCGATTTTTGCATCTGTAACTCAATTGGTAGAGTAATCGGCTCTTAACCGAAAAGTTGCGAGTTCGAGTCTCGCCAGATGCACCACTTTTGCCCCTGTAGCTCAGTTGGTAGAGCAGACCTCCCTCAAGCACGAGAGTGCAATGGTGAAGGACCAAAATGCCGGGAGCAAGGTCTGGCCGTTGGTTCGAGTCCAACCAGGTGCTTCGTTTTCTATAGTCTTTCTGCTGGCAATGGCGTCTCCCCGGCTCATCACCGGTCGTCCCAATAAAAATTGGTGGGACACGTAAGAAAAGAAATCCATTGCTGGCGGTTCATCGGAGTGTAGCGCAATTGGTAGCGCACGTGCTTTGGGAGCATGAGGTTGCAGGTTCGAGCCCTGTCACTCCGACCACTTTCATTATTCATTGGGGATCCGGGCTGTGGAACACCCACTGTCCTGTATCGAAACAGGAAGAGCTGTCCAGGAGTCATGACCTGGTTCGCCGCAAGGCTAGAGGAAGGTGAAAATCCTTTCGGTCCCCGCCATTTTTCATGAACGAAAAACACCGCTGTTGCAGGTGCAATCAGATTGCCAGATGGCTGTATCTGCCGGATACTCGAAATGAGTACCCTTATTTTTGTGACACTCACGTTCCACGTGGGTGTTCTTGTAATGCATCAGACGAAGTAGACGACAGCGGTCGTTTACTCCCTTGTTGTGAATATCAGTATAGTGAGAATGGTTGGGAAGTAGACGCAGACGAAATACTGGATTTGCAAACAAGATTAAACTTTGGGCGTGTCGCATAGTGGCAATCGCAGCGCGCTGTAAACGCGTCGGCCTAACGGCCTACGGAGGTTCGAGTCCTCCCACGCCCACCATTTTGCCTCCGTAGTTCAGCGTTAGAACGTCCGCTTCGTAAGCGGAAGGTCGTGGGTTCGATCCCCACCGGAGGCTAAAAAAAGAGGCAGCAAGTCGTAACCTGCTGCCTGTGTAGAATTGAAGTCGTTACTTCTCGACTGGTGCTCCGGCCGCGACAATTGCGAATACAGCCACCGAGGGCTTCACTTCGATGTCGAGCACGCCGGTGATTTCAGTGACGCCTTCGCCGAGATCGGCGTCTGCGACCACACTCACCTGTGCCTGGCCAAGAGGACCAACAGCAATGGCCTCAGCGCTGAGACCATCTTCGCTCGCGGTCACTGCGACGATCGCAGGATCCGAGCTGCTCCACCGAGGTGCGCCATCCACGACCGCCGGATTGCCGGCTCGATCGGTGAAGACCACGGACAGGGAGACCTTTTGTACGTCTGTAAGTACAAGTGCCATTGTTTTTCCTTGGTTGAATTTTTGTGCACGACTGGTGCACTCCTTCATTCTAGCAACCACAGGGAACCTGTCCAGCTATTTTCAAGAATTTAATGGGGATGTACTGGTTTCGACCTAGACTAAACGGATACTCAATGCATGCAAGGGATGATGGTTAGCCCTTTCAACACCCATCAAAACAACACGCCAATAACGTGATCAATGCAGTTGTCGGTTTTGCCAAGAATGCCTGGGCTTCGGTCAAGGCTGCCTTTGCGCTTCCTGCCCCTGCCCAGCTCGCCTTCGCCTAATCATGGTGAAGCCACCGCCTGGAGACTCCTGATATTTAGGGTCGGTGTTTTTCAGGGTTTACGCCACAGGGTCCACAGTACCGGCGTTCATATCACAGTGGATAAATTCCTCACTCCTTTGTTCATTCGGGTATGAGGTCTTATTTGAACGAACTAAGCATGTAGCATTGGTTGATAGTTGGTTTATGGGACCCGGGTTCAACTCCCGGCATCTCCACCATGGTAGTGTAGCTCAGCGGTAGAGCAGCGTCTTGATAAGGCGAAGGTCACAGGTTCGATCCCTGTCACTACCACCATTTTTGTTTCACGTCTGTAACCTCATTGGAACTTCATCGCCATGGATAGTCATTATGATGAGAGTATGTACAAACCAAAAGTCGAGCTGACACGGTACGACGATGGGGAATTCATGCTGCTCGTTGATGGCGTTGCTGTTGGAGACATCCTGACCAATGGTCAGGCGCGAGCCGTTCTTCGACAGCTTAAAGAAGAAACGTTCGAACTTTCACATTACCTCGCCGGTGTGGTGGAAAGGTAGACACAGTGGACTTAAAATCCGCTGGTTAACAGCCATGCAGGTTCGATTCCTGTCACCGGCACACTTTATGCCAAGATACCGAAACCTAGTTGTCGAGGACATCGTCGACCTTGATCTCGAAAAGAGCGATGTTCCTTCTTTCACGGCGGAAGCTGGTGGCGATGTACTGCCAACCAGCTACGCCCTCTGTCTCCACGATAGCGTCCGCCACGTCGACCGGTTACGGGACGACGGAAGCTGGCTGCACGGTGCTATCGCTGCTTAATTTTCACGGATGGTTGGCTGAGTGGTTGAAGGCTCCTGTTTCGAAAACAGGCGGGGTTAACAGCCCCCGCAGGTTCAAATCCTGCACCATCCTTTTTTAGCTATTTGGGGAACAGCAGAGGTAGGCTGGATAGCCCTCGATCTTTGCTGGGTGTGTCGGATTAGATACCCGACGCGCCGCCCTTTTGCCGCTTGGTGTAACGGTAGCACAGAGGTCTCTGGAACCTTTAGTCCTGGTTCGAATCCGGGAGTGGCAGCCATTTTCCATTGCCGAGAATAGGGTGTTGCAGTATTATGGGAGAACAATTGGATATCCATGAATACCGCGACTACACTCTTGAACGGCGTGACCCTCACTGCGGCCGCTGAAATTGCCGCTGGCGCTGCCAGCACTGATTTGAATGCCGTAACGGCAAACGATGTGATCCTCGAGGTCACTGCAGTCAACGGTGCCACACCTCCAGGCAATGGAAGCGTGGTGGATGTCTACGTTGGTTGGGCCTCGTCGCTCATTGGTTCAAACATCCCGGCAGCTGTAGGTCCTACCGCTGAAAAGATTCGTGTTCTTCTTTCGCCGACAGCCAGCGAAACTCGTGTAGTAATGAGTGCCCCAACGGTCAAGAAGGCGCGCTACGCCTATGCCTGGTATTCACATGAAGCGATGAACGCTACGGTCACGCTGACCGTCAAGGTTATCAGCTAATTTCCGTTGGTCTTTGGTGTAACGGTAGCACAGGACACTTTGACTGTCCTTGTCCAGGTTCAAATCCTGGAGGACCAGCCAGCTTTCAGCCCCGATTAACGTCGGGGCTTTTTCATTCTAGTCTCGTATAACGGTATTACGGCGAGCTGTTAACTCGTTTATCTGTGTTCGATTCACAGGACTAGAGCCAATTTTTATTGTATTACTGCCTCAGGTTTACTAAACTTAAGGCATGGATGACAAGACATATTTTTCGGCAAAAGCTGAGGCACGGGCCATCTATGAGCTGACCAAGGCACGTTATCACGTGTTTTCGCAGATCTCTGGAAAAGCACCATTTGACTTGGTTGCGTCCAAAGGTGCTCAGCTTCTTCGCATCTCTGTAAAGAGCACGAATGTTAGGGGCTCAGATGGGTCATATCCTGTTCAAATCAAAAAAGTACGTCCTAACAAAAGCACTAACACCATTGTTCGTTTTGACCCCACAGAGTGTGACGTCCTTGCAGTCTACATAAACGAATTAGACTTGGTTTGCTGGATACCAGCAGCAGACGTAAAATCCACGTGCACGGTATCGTTGGCGACAACCCCCAGTAAATACGCTAAATCGAGGCTACTTATAGCTGATTTTCCAATCACAGTTTTAGGAGACGTGGCTGAGCCGGTCTAAGGCATCCGTTTTGAAAACGGACGCGGGTCACACCGCCGTAGGTTCGAATCCTACCGTCTCCGCCATCTTCAGTATATGCGTGAATTCGATAAAAAGGACTTTCCTCCTTTTCTTAGCCAACACGACGTCATTCCTGGCGCCGTAGTCGCTGTGGAGTCTACGCTTCAAGAACTGTCAGAAAAGGCAATCAGACTCCAGGCCAACCAGCCGACAGCCTTTTTGCCTCCTGCCTTTCTTCGACAGTATGGATCCCGAAGAACCTTTGCCATCATAGACTTCCGGGTACGATCAATCCTGGGAGGGACAGAGTTCTACATTGAGGTCGAAGGGGAAGAAGAAGCCGAAGCTATTCGGCTGGCCCTAGAGACCATAACAACGCAGGAAACTACCCGAGAAGAACTTGAACTGGACTGGCACACAGAGCCAGATCTACAAGGTTTTCGTGGGTTCCAAATTCGATGAGCAATTACGGTTACCGTCAGCCTGACCTCACACGTCAACAACTTCAAGCGGCGGCTGCACAGCAGACGTTCCGCACAATCCGCAACGTCGCCGTTTTGGTGTTGCTCGGCTTGTTCGTTCTTTTCTTCGCGCTCCGCTGCCCCGTGCAGGTGGAAGCTGGTACTCGGTATGTTGTGAAGAGCTTCGGTCGTACGACCGGGGCTGTACTGGAGCCTGGGATTCATATCATCGCACCGTGGCAATCCGGAGTCCGGCTGAATGTGCAGCTGACGGAGATCAAGGAAGCCATGGATACTCCCACATCCAGTGGTCTTCCTGTGACCCTTGAGTCCAGCTCGTGGGTTGCGCTTGACCCTTCTACGGCATCACTGGTCAAATTCGTAAACGAGATCGGCCCTGGTGGATTTGAAAGCCTCGTTACTTCGGCGAAACGAAGCGCCACTCGCAACGTCATCGCGGGTTACACCTACGAAGACTTGTACAGCAGCAATCGCGCAGCTGCCAGCGACAAGATCTTTGCGGAGGTAAAGACGATGTTGGCTCCCAAGGGAATCATCGTTGACCGTGTGTTGCTGCGAGGAGCCATTCCGCCGCCGTCCACCCGTGAAGCCCTGGAGAAGAAGGCCGCCGCACAGCAGGCTTCCGAAGCGATGACCTACACGATCGACAAGGAGCGGCAGGAAATCGAACGCAAGGAGAAAGAAGCTCAAGGTATCGCCAAGGCGAACAATGAGATCGCCAAATCACTGACACCGGAGTATCTGCAATGGTACTATATTAAAGCGATCGAAGGGCTGGCACATTCTACCAATACTACCTTCTTGGTACTGCCCTACGACTCGAAGCTCACCCCAATGCTCAACGTCAACAAGTAACAATCATGCCTATCAAAGCTGAAACCATCCTGTCCGGTAAGGACCTGAAGGAATTCCAATCCCTGTCTCCTGAAGAGCAGGCGTCGTTTCAATCGGAGTTCAACGATACAGTTCTCGAGATGCTGAAGCCTGTCACGGTCGCCATTGGCGCCGCCGAGAGGGTTCTGGCTATTGTCCTCGAGTCTGACCTCCTCGCCACCGCGGCCAAACTCCAGCGCAGGTACTACCTGGAGCTGCTCAGCGAGGGATTCTCTTCCGACCAAGCACTGGCATTATCCTCCTCGTTCGCCTCGATGCTGCAGGCCGTCAAGAAGCAGTAAAGCGGTATATCCGCTACAATATTCCGTATTGACCCTCTTAATTGCGTCTGCCATAATGATCCAAGGTTAACAACAAACCAGAGGATTTATTATGGCAGATGCAAGTTCTATTCGTTACGCGGCAACTCTTCCCGCCGCAACCGGTCGTAATCGCGGTGGAGTCCGCTACGACACCACCAACAATGCCGCCAAGGTGAGCGACGGTACTGACTGGGTGGAGTTTTCAGTCGGTCCAGTCGCCACGTACATTCAGCCAGCAACCTTCGCAACTGGCACCTTCTTCGTTGCACCGCAAGCCTGTAAGGTAGTTGCGATCAGCGAAGTCCACTCGACTCTCGGTACCGACGGCGGAGCAGTGACCGCAGTTGTCACCAAGGACACCGGTACGCAGGCACCTGGCGCCGGTACCTCACTCCATCAGTCAGGTTCTTTCAACTTGAAGGGTGCGAACAACACGGTGCAGAATGCGACGCTTTCGACCACGGCGGCCACGCTTACGCTGGCAGCAGGTGATCGTCTTGCCGTCAAGCTCACAGGTACACCGACTTCAGTAGCCGGTGGCGTAGTGACGGTGCAACTCGCCTGGCTGTAAGGCAGTTGATTGGTTTCACGGGCCCCTTGAAAGAGGGGCTTTTTTCTTTCCCCGGAGTAGCTGAGGTGGATTAGCGCGGCTCTGAAAAAGCCGAGACGTCGGCTCGATACCGACCTCCGGGGCCATTTGTTGTCAGTAATTGGCTCTTGCTTTCCGTGCATCCCTCATAGACAATTAGGAAACTTTCGCACGTGTAGCTCAATTGGATCAGAGCATCAGCCTACGGAGCTGAGGGTTGCAGGTTCGAATCCTGCCATGTGCACCAAATTTGGGGGAACTATGCAAAAAGTCGTGACGTTAGCTAGTGTGGTGGAAGACCTGAAGGCTCTACAACGAGTGTATGAAGGGCAGCAGAATCATATTGGCGAAGCTGTTCACGCCCTCGGCGTGTTCCAACAAGAGCTGCAGGCAGCGCAAGGGGATTGCGCCGCTGTGCAACAGAATACGGTAGAGGCGATAACCCGTCTTGAGGCCGCGCAAGCACGCCTCAAGAGGCTCGAAGCGCTTTGCAACGAGAGTAATCTCGGGGTGGAGTTTACCATCGGGCCAGTCTCAGAAAAACCATAACAGACAGTAAACACATGAAGTTCAATAAACTCAAGACCCTGTTCTTCGCGTTGATCGCAATGTTCGCGTTTGCGATTGGTGCCCTAGGCGCCACCAACACCACAGCCTCCGTATCGCCTTATCAGGCCAAGGAGTTGGCAGTATCAACGTTCGCAACCTATCAGGCAACTGGCCAAGTGGCCGGTGACGGCCGATGGGGCGCTGGCCTTCAAGCCGATTACTTCGTCACGAAGAATATCGGCCTCTCATTGGCGACGTCCAAGGACCGCTTTGATGACGGAGGCTTTTTCCAAAATCTTTCGATCGGCCCGGTCGTTCGACTACCTATCAAGGACACTGGCTTTGCGCCTTATGTGCTTGGTGGAATCGGATTTGACTTTGACCATCAAAACGATCGATTTTATTACGCCGGTGGAGGAGTTGAGTACCGCTTTACGCAGCACGTCGGAACGTTCACGGACGTCCAATACCGCTGGCGCGACTACCTCAACAATGGTGGCGAGTCGCTCGTACGAGCCGGACTGCGCTGGACCTTCTAATAGCACCAATCGGTGCGGAGCCGCCTGGGAGACTAGGCGGCTCTTCTAGTTTTAATGAACACATACTTCACGGCCGATACACATTTCGGCCACGCAAATATTATTCGGTATTGTAACCGCCCTTTTAAGAGCGTTTACGACATGGATGAATCACTGATCCAAAACTGGAACGCAGTTGTTGGACCGGAGGAAACCGTGTATCACTTGGGGGATTTCTCCTTCGCCCCCTCAGAAAGATATCTCTCCAGACTGAATGGACACATCTTCTTCGTCATGGGAAATCACGACAAAGAAATGAAGCGCGTCCGTCAGGAACGACGGTGGGATCACAAGGTTACCTTTCTTCCAGCTGAAGCAGAGGTAGACGTCGAAGGACAACGGATTATATTAAGCCACTATGCCATGAGAGTGTGGAACAAGTCACACCACGGCACCTGGCAACTGTACGGCCATTCCCATGGCTCTTTGCCGGACGACCCCAATGCTCGGTCAATCGACGTTGGCGTGGACGTTCACGGATATCGCCCTGTCACCTTTGATGAGGTCGCGATATACATGGCAAAGAAAAACTGGAAGCCGATCGACCACCACGGGTCGTAGCCATCGGCCGCTGGGGCAACCCAGCAAATCAATTTCGGGCGCTTAGCTCAGCGGTAGAGCAGCTGTCTTACACACAGCATGTCGCAGGTTCAATCCCTGCAGCGCCCACCATTTTCGATGAAAAAGACCGTCATCATTCCGGATATCCATCATAACACCATTGCGGTTGAAGAGATTCTTCTAAAAGAGTTACCAGACAAAGTAGTCTTTCTCGGTGACTGGTTTGACGATTTCCATGATGATGAAGAGCTGTCGCAGCATACGGCCACCTGGTTGATCCGCCGGATGCGCCTTCATCCGGAAGACGTATTCATCTGGGGCAACCACGACGTGCACTACGCCTTTCCAAGTCGCCACACCCGTTGCTCCGGCTATACGACAGCTAAATGCGAAGCCATTCGAGATCTCGTTACTCAAAAACATTGGGACCGATTTGAATTCGTTCACTGGGAAGAAGACTGGCTATGCACACACGCTGGCGTAACGACTTCCCATATCCCTGCTTCTTTCCGGGCGGCACCGAAGGAGTGGCTCGAAGGACAGTCTGTGCAAGCTCAGATGAAACTCCGGCAGGAACGTCCGCACTGGTTCTTTGAAGCCGGTACGGCACGTGGAGGACGAACGCCATTCGGAGGTCTCCTCTGGTGTGACACGTCTGAGTTTCTACCCACCCCTGGGTTGAACCAGTTATTCGGTCATACGCCTCGTCGAGATGTCTGGAAGTACGATACCAACCGACGCACAGGCGTCGTGCATGGGAGCCAAAACTACTGCCTTGATACTTACTTAAGGTATTACGGCGTGTTCACGGACGGTAAATTTTCCATAGGGGAACGAGAGCTCGTTTTGCCCTGATATGGTGGCCATAGCTCAATCGGTAGAGCCACAGCTTGTGAAGCTGTCGGTTGCGGGTTCGAGTCCCGTTGGTCACCCCAATTTCTGCGCTACGACGGAGCTGGGTAACTGAGGAGTCTGCAAAACTCTCTTCGCAGGGTTCGATTCCCTGGTAGCGCTTGCTTTACCTCATAATCAAAGTTAAGATACATAACCCAATGAAGAAAAACATCCGGTCACTACTGTTCGGCGCTGTCATGTTCCTCATGACCGCATTCACGGCCCTCGGAGACAACCTCGCTGTTGATTCCTGGCTCAACGTACCATCTTTATTCGGCGGAACTGCTCGTGTGTCCATTGATGGCAGCGACTTTTCGTCGGTCAATGCCGGGCAGCTTCGCGCCACTCCGACGGCTGGAGCCTCGTGGCTGACGTACTGCACGGACATCGGCGCGCATCTGAGTTCGGGGCAATTCACCCCGATTCCGATCCTCGTGGCCCAGGGAATGCCTTCTTGGCAGACTCCTGATTGGGCTCCGGGTGGCCTCGAACGCGCTGTTCGTGTGTACTTCACGTTCCATGACCAGGTGCACAACAACGCCGAAGCCGTCGCGCTTCAGGTGTTGGTGTGGGAGTCGTTGTATGACGAAACTCCTTCGTTGTCTTCTGGGCGTTTCCGTGCGTCAACGCATGGAATGACTGACGGTGCTTACGGGCAGGTCACTTCCTGGATCCACTCTCCTGAGGAGCTTGCGGTAGCCGGTGACGCAGCCATCTGGTGGGGACCGTCAACGTCTCAAGGGGATTACCGCCTGGCGCAAGGGCTTATCGGCAATGTCGCTGTTGTCCCTGAGGCTTCAGCAGGCAAGGTTCTCCTCGGAGTATTTCCTCTCCTTGGGCTGGCTTACTGGCGCCGAAGAATCAAAGGGAGTTGATATGCCTGTCGCACGTTCGTCAACTCGAGTGCGGAAACGTCGGATAGTGTATCGCTACTCCTTCGAACGTAGCGGACACTTTCTAGGCACACTCAAGATACCGACGCAGCTGTTGTTTGCAAAGCGCTGTGCCTTGGCGCTCCTAGGATGCGCTGTTATTGCAGCCGCATGCACCTGGCTCACGTACCACTGAAATTTTAAGCCTCTGTAGTTTAACGGTAGAACATCTTCTTGGTAAGGAGAAGACCCGGGTTCGACTCCCGACTGAGGCTCGTTTATTTACAACTCATCTCATTCAACCAGACTAATTCCATGCCCTCAACTTATCGTTCACATACCACTCCAATTGGTTCTTTTGTCGTTCTTCCGAGTGGACGCACGGTGCGCATCACGAAGCACTTGACTGCCCGCCCGGCCTCGAGTTCTTTCTTCCCCGGCGCCAACAACCTCCCGTGGTACGAAGCTGTGGATGCGTATGACGGTCTTTTCAACTTCCCGCAATCCTCCATCATCTCTCTTGCCTCTGGCTTCCCGACGCCGCCTCTGGCTGTGACCTCGGTTTCGCCAGGTGCCACGCGGCGCATCCGGATCGCCCCGCGAGTCAGTACGCCCAGCCGTCCTCGCCGCTCGGCGTCCGTGACGGTTTCTTGGCCTACTGTGGAAACCGGTGAATACCTCAACGACTACGATACCGAGGCCCAGCGGGTGGTGGAGTTCCTGACGGATACTTTGCCTGCTGGGATCGCCGACCGGGTCCTGGAGCGCTGGGCCGACGTCCTCTACGCCGGACCGGCCAACGAAACCATACCGAAGTCGGCCGGCACGGCGCTTCGTCGTCTTGCTCGCAAGCTGCGAGCGTAGCAATCATAGCTGTGTAGCTCAGTGGTAGAGCAGCGGACTCATAAGCCGTTGATGGTGGTTCGATTCCACTCACAGCTATTCCTCTTCGCCACAGTGGCTAGACCGGTAATGCACCAGTTTTGTAAACTGGGTTATGTGGGTTCAATTCCCACCTGTGGCTTTTATCTTCATGTGTGAGCCGTCACCCCGAGGGAACAAATAACCAAAGGGATTGTAGGTGAGATACGCTCCGGAGTGGTATCCGGGGATGCCCATACCGACTCAAGCAGGCACCAACCTGTTCGTGAGGGCTATGCGGGTTCAAGTCCCGCCTCGCACACCAATTTCAATGAAAGCGCACCATCGCAAGCACAACGATCGTTCTTGTAATTCGTCCACCTATCACAAGAAGGACGGTACGCCGGTTCGTGCTCGATTGAAGCGCGAAGCACAACTTCAGATACGTGAAAGCGCTGTGGATGCAGTGACACAGGCAGCCGATCCAAAACGGCTGGACGGGTGATGGATTAAACCCTCGTTTATCGGGAGTGGCGAGCCCGACGTCATGTATCGGTGTAGACCGGACGGTGCAGGTAAAGCTGAACCATCTGGCCTAGCTGCGATCAGCGAAGCAGCACATAGGCGGGTAGCATCGTCCGGTCTTTGTATTCAACGGGAAGGGAGCTTCGATAACTGGAAGCACGAGCATTTTAAGCTTGAGTCTGCTAGGCATAATCGAACGCAGCGCTCTGATAAAGCGAAGTTGCGGTCGACAAAGCGCAGTGCAATGCAGGAGAATTACCTGCCCTCCCCACCATTTTTTTGCGGCCCGTGATCAAAACGTTCCGTGCTCAGAACTACCGAGATACGGCGTACATGGTATCCGAAACAGGGGCGACGGCCCCGAAGACCACAACTCAGGGTAGCAACCCGATTAAGCATTGGGCACCGGTTGCAAACGGTGGAGCGTGTGGCGCCGCAATTCAATTCAACAACATGTCCGAAACACTAGCAACTCTCTACAAACGAAATTCTAACGGTAAGCTCCAGCAGTGGCGCATCTATACCAAAGGCAACAGCTACTTCGTTGAAGAGGGTGTTGTCGGTGGCAAGTTGACGACCTCCGCGGCGCATACCTGTGAAGCCAAGAACACCGGCAAGGCGAACGCTACCACGGCGGCCGAGCAAGCCATCAAGGAAGCGAAAGCCAAATGGGACAAGAAGCAAACCCTTGGCTACACGGCTGATATCAAGGCGGTCGACAAAGTCGCGTTCAAGAAACCCATGAAGGGTGACAAGTTCGTCGACCGAGAAGATGAAGTCGAATATCCGGTCTATGTCCAAGACAAGCTCAACGGCATCCGCTGTCAGAACACCGCGGTGGGCGCACTGTCGACAGGCGGAAAACTATTTCATACGATTCCCCATATCCGTGCGGCCCTTTCGCCTATCTTCGCGGAGCATCCGGAAGCGTTCATTGACGGCGAAGCGCACAATCACGAGTTGCGGGAACGACTGAACCGGTTGGTTGAGATCGTCAGCGTGGTCTATCAACCCAAGGACATCACGCCTGAGATGCGTGCCGAATCCGAAGAGCTGGTCAAGTTCTACGTGTTCGATGGTTACGGCTTCAATGGTATTACTACGGAAACTCCGTGGATTGAGCGGTATGCTGCGGTCAAGACCTTGATTGAGGATATCCAGAAGAAATACAAGGTCGGCCGCCATCTGGTGATGCACCCGTACGTCGTGGCCAAATCCAAGGCCGAGATCACCAAGCTCATGGAAGCCAACAAGGCAGCCAAGGGTGAAGGTCTGATGATCCGCTGGGGTAAATGCGAGTTCAAGCATGGACGATCCAAACAGATGCTAAAGCTTAAGCACGAGGATGACGACGAGTTTGAAGTCGTTGCCATCGAGGAGGGTAATGGAGATTGGGTCGGGTGCGCCAAACGCATTGTGCTCAAGCTTCACGATCCTACTCCCACAGGTGAGACAGCGTTTGCCTCCAATATTGAGGGTGATCGTGAATGGCTACGTGAACTGTATGAACGCCGTGAGGAGTTCATCGGCGAGATGGCTACTGTGGAATACCAACAGCTGTCGGAATATGGAGTTCCTCAGATCCCCTTTGTAAGGGCGATTCGGAACTACGAATAGTTCCTTGACTGGCATACGTACTGTCGATAAGATTAGTACGTATGCCACGAAATCGTTATACAAAAGAACTGCTCTCACCTGTCATTGCTGCGTCCTCATCTTGGGCACAAGTTTGCAAAAAGTTAAATGTTACTCCGGCAACCGGAGCGCAAACGCACTTGACAAAAAGAGCGCAGCAACTCGGGATAGACAGCTCGCACTTTACAGGATCAGCTTGGAGGCGTGGAAAGACCTTCCCACCTGCCCGCCCAGTCACCGATTACCTAACACGAGAAACTGTAGTAAAGATTACACCATCCAAGCTGCGTAAAAGGCTTGTCGCGGAAGGATTACTCCCAGACAAATGCCAACATTGTAACCGTCGTAAGTGGCAGGGAACTTCTATACCATTGGAGCTGGACCATATCAATGGTGATCATTTCGATAACCGCATTGAGAATTTACAGTCACTCTGCCCAAACTGTCACGCGGTGAAGACTTTTGCGAGTGTGGCGGAACGGCAGACGCGCGTCGCTTAGGACGACGTGGGGAAACCCTTGCAGGTTCGACTCCTGTCACTCGCACCAATTTCATGCAGACCTTTCTTCCGTATCCTGACTTCCGGCGCTCAGCTTGGGCGCTGGACAATAAACGACTTGGTAAACAGCGCGTTGAGTGTGTTCAACTACTTCAAGCGTTGACCAGAACGAAGGTGGTCGAAACAGTTACCGGCTGGATCGTTGAGCCGTTCAACCCGAAAGGGTGGGTGAATCACCCGGCCGCCAAGATGTGGAAAGGATTCGAGCCTTCCCTGGCGGAATACGGTATTGAAATCTGCGATGAATGGGTCCGTCGTAACTATAGGGATTCCTGTCGTGCACGGATTATTGCGTTGGTACCTGCCGTAAACCCTGCAACGAAAACTGAAGACGCCTTAAAGCCTCCGTGGTTCGGTACGGACGCTTTCCATGATTCACATCGCAGCAACTTGCTGCGGAAAGCCCCGGAGTGGTACCGCCAGTTTAATTGGGTAGTGCCTGATAACTTGCCATATGTGTGGCCAACCTCATGAAGAAATCCGACAAAGAAGAAAAACCTGTGCCGTTCTGGAAGCGGCATATTCCGAAGTTTCCTGAGTGCAAACAATGGAAACGGGACAGCGATGGCTTTCCTATTTTCTATGACGGTGAAAATTGCCAACTCTGCAAGGGGAAGGCAAAGGCATTTAGCCACCCATGGTATGCTTTCAAGTATCAGCTGTTGGGCTACTGTGAACCTTGCGTACTGAAGCAAATGGGTCCGGCTCCTACCAAAGAAGAAGAGCGCGAGGAGGAGGAGAAAGACCGGAAAAAGGCGGCCCCTGCCTTTCGGTTTGTCGACCCTGCGCCATCACCGGATGCGGCAGTTGATCAGCTGAGGCAGCTAGCTCTTGCGTTATGAAGCACATCTCTTACGGCGACTACAGTCATATTCTTATCAAGCGGGTTTTGTGTTTACGTTGCAAAGCCCAGATTCGTCGATACAGCCTACAAACCCTTCTCAGCCAGGATGAGTGCCTCTGTTCGGTTTGCACTCCTCCGGCAGTTGAACCTGAAAAACCCAATGGGACTATCTGACCCGGAACGCATCAGTAAGATCTATTTTAGCCTTTATCGGATGACCAAGCCTGAAGTGTTTGAGTCCCTTAAAGAACGCTTCCCGGACATCGCGGAGCTACTTCCCAAGCTGTGGCCTGCCTGGCTGGGAGGAAAAGGAAACGGAGCCTATTGGATACTTGGCTCAGGCGTCGATAATGAGGTGATGGACCGCCCTTCACTATTCGCGACCGCTATTTGCGGCAATCATGAAAGTTCACAGGCGGACGACTTGGAAGATCATCTCGATGACTGGTGGACAGCTCAGATAGATGCTGCGCCCTCACCTGAGGCCAAGGCCGAAATAGAGGAGAAGCACGCCGCAGCAACGTATCAACGGAAGCACCGCCCAGAATTCGAGAGTGTGTTGCGTCGGAGCGACCCGGCGTTGGCCGAGGTTTATCAGTTGTTTGAGGAGTGCGAACACATTCGTTATGCACTGAACCGCTACAAAGACGAGCTCTCAGCCAAAGGCAAGGAGCTGGATGATTTGGTATCGAACCTTCTCGGTCGATGCTTTGCGGCCTTCACGTCTGACTTCCGATTCCGGGCAGCATGGTACACGTACCAGATCGCCCGAAAGTTTATATACCTCCGGATTGGCTCGGATGATACTGTCGTCAAGATCTGGCGCGAAGGATGGCTTCACCACGACCTCGGGCTTGAAGTACACAACGTCGAAGACTTGCATAAATATTGGGCCAAGCTTCAGAAGAAGGGTAAGCTCAGTACGCAAGAGCGTGTGCTCGGTACGCTGTGGTTGCTCGACCGGCGTTTCCATTATGAGCATAAGCTGAAGGAAATGCTCAGGATACTCGACAAACACAACCTGAAGCATCCGACTGATCAAGTCGATCTCGAAAAAGTTCGGCGATTCTTCGAGCGACACAATGTTCGGAATTCCAAGCGGTATGAAAGCCGCTGGCAGAATCGCAACCAGTATTGCGAGCTCACCGGGCAAGTGGTGACGGCCAGGGAGATCGCTGCCCCGAAGGCCCGGCGCTCCAAGAAGGTCAAGAAAAAGACCAAAAAGTAATTTACACGGACATGTAGCCGGCCGCGTCTTCGGAACGCTGGATCCGTAATTGGAGCTGAAACTGGGGGTTCGAGTCCCTCCATGTCCGCCATCTTAATACCGGTGCATTAGCACTCAAGCAGACAACTTGCCCTTCACAGGGGTGGTCTTGGCAGGTAATCCGTAACCTGTGGTATTGTTGCAGCGCGTGCACGGTAAAGGCACGAGAATCGTCGGGTAAGCTAAACCTACGGGAGGAACCCCTGACAGCCGCGCTGCAAATTCCATTTATGACTACTGTCGATTGTTATCGATAAGATATGGTTTATTCAACTGACAAACGCAAAGGCGAGAACTTCTGGCGAGCGCAGGTGTTTGATATTCAGAACGCACCGGATAAAGTCAGGGAAGCTTTCTTTAAGGATAACCCTGGCGCCAACGACACCTTTGTGTCGTACTACGTCTACGACGAGTACAAGCCGGCAACCGACATAAAGAACGAGCGAGAAGTTCTGTTTAGAAATCGTTACGGCGTCATCGAGCGTGGTGACGACATTGTGGCGGATTGGCTGTTTGACAACGGAGCCAAAAAAGGCACCAGAGTTCTCGTCAACCGTTGGTGGTAATTTTGCCCATGTAGCTCAATCGGAACAAGAGCCACTCCGTTCTAAGGAGAGGGTTGCAGGTTCGAGTCCTGCCATGGGCGCCATTTTCAACTAAATCAAATCATGGCTGAAATCATCGAACGTCGAGAAGACGGTAGCCCGATGTGCTACTGTGAAGTTTATCAACATTGCCCCATCTGTGACCCAAATTTTTTCGCACACAACAAAGCAGAGAATCCACAAAGACCAATGAGCACCAGCCGCAACGAACAGGAAGAAGCCGCGATATTCCAGACGGTCATGTCCGCCTTGGAAGAACGCATGAATGGGTTCACTTTCACCACGGAACAAACGGTGGACGAGGCTACCAACGAGTTGGTCGTCAAGATCAAGCGCGCAGAGAAAGAGAATCCCTGCAAGATTCGTATTCACCTCGAAATTTAACTTTTATGGATGGGTGGCAGAACGGTTTATTGCACTTGCTTGGAAAGCAAGCGTGCGTCCCGTTTGGGAGGCACTGTGGGTTCGAATCCCACCCCATCCTCGATTTATGATCGTTCACACGTTTTGCAGTCCAAAAACGAAACAGGGGTTTCTTGTCCAGGTCCTTCCAGGAGCGGCCGAGAATGGTGCTGACAGGATTTCCTTCCTTCAAGTCAATGACGGTGCGACTGTGTCGATTCCGGCGTTGATGTTCCATGGTGGTGACGCCCTTGAGTTTTTCCTCGCGGAGGGCAAGAAAGCATTGGACCTGTACCGTGCCTGGCAACGGGAGCAAGTAACCCAAATGCTGCCTCCTGGTGTTGGGGAACTACGTCGAATCGAGATAGGAGACCCAAGTCGATAATCTTCAGACGCGCTCATGGTGGAATGGCAGACGCGCTAGACTCAAAATCTAGTCCCGTGAGGGGTGCAGGTTCAAGTCCTGCTGGGCGCATTTTCTATGACAACTTCTACCTTGCTGGAACGTAACGCTTTTCGTGAGGCTGTGTTTGCCCGCGACGACAATCGCTGCGTAGTATGTCGGGCCTCTGGTCCTCTCGACGCACATCATATTATGGAGCGGAGGCTCTGGACGGAGCCGACTGAGGCCGGCGGTTACTTCCTGGACAACGGAGCAAGCCTCTGTGCCATACACCACATCCAGGCCGAGGAGACGACACTGTCTCCGGCGACCTTGCGAGAACGTGCAGGAATAACACAGACTCTTTTACCGGCGCATCTGTACCGAGACCAAGAATACGACAAATGGGGCAATCCGGTCTTGCCGAATGGCACACGGCTAAAAGGCGAGTTGTTCTTTGACGAGAGCGTACAGAAGATTCTGTCACAAGGTGGAGTGTTGCCTCTGTTTGTAAAGTACGTCAAGTACCCACGAACTTATCATTTGCCTTGGTCCTGCCCTTCAAGCGATGACCGGGTGCTTCCTTCCTTGGAGCCGTTCAATGGAATGGAAGTGGTGGTCACTGAAAAACTGGATGGTGAAAATACGACGCTTTACAACGACTACGTTCATGCGCGCTCCTTGGAAAAGGCCAGTGGTGCGGACCGTGCTGAAGTATGGCGCGCGTGGACACAGGTCGCACATGAAATTCCAGAAGGCTGGCGTGTGTGCGGAGAGAACTTACTGATTAAACACAGCATCCACTACAAGCAGTTGCGTGCGTATTTCCAGGTGTTCTCCATTTGGAACGAACGGAACGTTTGTTTGTCCTGGGATGAAACAACCGAGTGGGCAGAACTACTTGGGCTTCAAACAGTTCCAGTGCTGTATCGCGGCGCATGGGATGAAGAGAAGATCCGGTCATTGTATGTTCCGAATAGAACACCGGACTTGATGGAAGGCTATGTCGTGCGCAATTCCAGTGCGTTCAATTACGGTGCCTTTCGCAGTAACGTGGCAAAGTTTGTACGGCCGAACCACGTAAGCACAGACAGCCATTGGCGCCACAGTCGATGGGAAAAGAACACATTATGGCAAGAGTAATCTTCGACGGTCTCACCATTGAGCAGGCGCGCCACTTCGCACGTTGGTTTGAAGCTCAAGGGGAACAAGACATCGTAGTCTGGTTTGAGTGCCAGGATCCACCAATTAACCCTCCTCGAACTGACATGAAAGCCAAACCTCGTTGGATGGAGGAACAGGAGCACGACATCGTTGTGCATTGTTGCACATGACTGGATACTCATGAACCGCTAATGACTCAGCAAAAACTCGATTTTTCTCATGAAAGCTTATCTTCAGCGATGCGACAAAGATAACAACGTCCATAACCTAGCAGGCGAGCTGCACTGCAACGATGGACAGGCCTTTACTTTTTACCTTGATACTCCCGCCAAAAACATTGTCTTGAACGACGGGCAGCCTCACGATTTTACCGAGCTCGAAGGGGTGATTACCCGCTGGTGGGTGGATCAGGAAGGCTTTTACCTCCGAGGCTTTCTTCGGATTAACAAAAAATGGCATGAAGAAGGTTTACACCTCCGTTTCAAGCCTCTCCCTAAGAATTGAGATTGACTTTTATTGATGAGGCGTGCATCGTTGGTTTATGGATGGGCGCTAGAGTTGGAGTGCTAGAGCAGCCTGCTAAGCTGCCCGGTTAAAAGCCGGTGAGGGTTCGAATCCCTCCCCATCCGCCAATTCCCTTCTACAGCCATGAAAGCGCCTCAGATTTTTATCGCGTTGCTCGTAACTGCAGGCATCGTCGTTGGCTGCAACTCTTCCAATACGTACAAAGAACATACACCGACAGCCAAAACTGCGCCGGTGAAAGTTCCGAAGAACGATCCTGACCACATACACTACATCTATCCTGATGGGTCGACTGTGTCTCAGGTTTGGACGAACAGCACTAAATAGCCCTCGTAGCTTCAACTGGTTAGGGCTCCCGGCTTATTCCCGGGCGAAAGCATGCGCTAGATAAGCGCACGTATGCAGGTTCGAATCCTGCCGAGGGCACCATTTCCGCCTGCGTTTTACGCAGGCTTTTTTCTTTATGAGAGATGAATTTGGCGATCGGATGAAAGAGTATGAAGCAATGGAGACGGGTCGAACGTTACTCCCTCTGCTTCCAGTCGCCGCCCGAATTGATGGGCGTGCATTCCACACATTTACTAAGCGGTTCAAGAAACCCTTTGATGAAGACCTCCATGCGGCGTTTGTCTACGCGACCGACCAACTGCTGCGTGAGTCTGGGGCCGTGATCGGCTACACGCAATCGGATGAGATCTCTTTGATCTTGTATCAAGAGAATCCGAAGTCACAGATATTCTTCGATGGTAAGCTGTACAAGCTGACCTCGGTACTGGCTTCGATCGCCACTGCGGCGTTCAACGAGTTTCTCGGAAAAAGCCTGTCAGTGCCTCTTGTGAAGCCTGCGACGTTTGATTGTCGCGTTTGGCAGCTTCCGACAAAGTACGAAGCTGTGAACGTACTATTGTGGCGTGAGAAGGACGCTCGAAGAAATAGCATCTCGTCGGCAGCTCAAGCGCACTATTCGAACAAAGAGCTGCACGGTAAAAGTGCCGACGAGCAACAGGAGATGCTTTTCCAAAAAGGTATTAACTGGGCCGACTACCCGAAGTGGGTTAAGACCGGTGCCTTCTATCGCAAGCAGACTGTCGAGCGGGAGCTATGCCCGGATGACTTTGTGGCCATCCCGGAGCAACATCGCCCTCCACCCGGCAGCAAGGTGCTTAGGACAGACGTAGTCGAATGGCCTTACGAACTTAGTAAGGTCGTGAACAAGGAGGAAGCAATCTTCGACAACGCTCCGCCAGTTTTTAATAGTGCTTCTGCTGCAACCCAACAATAACCTCTTCGCTCCGTTAGCTCAACTGGATTAGAGCGTCTCGGTCCTAACGAGAAGGCTACAGGTTCAAGTCCTGTACGGAGCATTTCCATCATGTCTAACGTAACACGCACCGATATCCCTGAAAATTCTGCCCCTGCACCTGCCCCTGTCCCTGAGTCTTCGATTCCGGTGATCAGCGAGTACCAGGGCAAACCAACGATTCTATTAAACCCAGGAGCACGGTTTCCGTTCTCCATGGGGCTTGGAAAAGCAAGGCAGGTACTTGCTAACGTCCAATTCATCCAACGCTTTGTTGACTCAGGGGGCACCTCGGTCGAGTAAGCGTATGAAGCGCACCTGGATAACAAAGTCCATTGATCTATCCGTGGCTGAAGTCACAGACATCCCGTTGCGCGATAAGTTGATGCGAGAAAAAGGCCTGGACCCGACCAAGAAGTTTCTGCAAAGACGTCTTGGTCGTGGTGCCTTTATCGTACAATGGCAGGAAATCACCAATGCGCACGCAATCAGGGAGCCTGTGGTACTACCATGCACTGGGCCACTGGATCTGCATACCGACTAACGGAGTTGTAAATCGAGACGGGTTGTTGATCATGGGTAAAGGGCTGGCACGCGATGCGGCCGAGCGATTTCCAGAGGTACGAAAAAATTGGGGGAACCTGGTTGCCGGACTGGGAAACCATCCATTTGCTTACCCTCCTGGGAGGCTCATCTCGTTTCCAACCAAGCATCACTGGAGCAACCCGTCAGATTTATCACTGATCCGCTCCAGTGCAATAACCTTAACGTTATGGTGGCCACAAGTGATGGCATCATATACAATGGCGTCCAAAGAAATCCTGCCGATCTGCCTGCCGAAGGTGGGCTGCGGTAATGGAGGTCTTGACTGGGAAACACAAGTCCGACCAATCTTGGCGGAACTACTGAACGAAAACTACATGGTTGTCATATGAACATTCTCGACGAAAAAGTACTGCTGTTGAATCGCCTTATGCAGCCGCTCCGGCTCATATCCGTGCGGCGTGCTTTTTTCCTCCTTTCCAAACCAAGGCGCAAGGACCCTTCTACGAAAGTGGCGACGGCGCTGGAGGTCGACGAGAACCATGACATCGTAGGTCCGGTCAAGTGGGAAGACTGGTTGACGCTGCCTGTTCGTCCCACTGACCGGCATGTGAGTACAGCCAAACAAACCATACGTGTGCCATCCATCATTGTACTTGCGGAATACGATCGTGTGCCTCTTGTTGAGCCCAACCTGACCAAGGTGGCTTTATGGGAGAGACAGAAGGGCAAAGATATGTACACGCTCGAACAGATGAAGTGGGATGACTGCGATATGGACCACTACATCGCGCAATCCAAGGGAGGCAAGACGGACTGGACAAATTGTGGATTAACAGCGATCGTTAATAACCGCAAGAAGGGAGACCGTCCTGCACACGAAGTCGGACTGACTCTACGGATCAGGCTAGAACCTCCGAAGCCCAAGCCAATGGCTGTAAGGTTAAGGCGCGACCCTCGGTTCCCTGAATGGGATCCGTTTATACGTTGAAGACCCCCCGGTGGCAACGCCGGGGGTTCTTTGGTATATCAGGGTACATACAGCAGCAACCGTCTGCCTTTTTTTAGCCCTCCCCCGGGGTGCGGATATTGTGCGTTTTAAGGTATAGTATGTAACCGCGGGTGTTAGCCCTATAACGCATCGTGGTTACCAGTACACTACTCAAATACAACTCAAGTCTACACAAGTCACATGAAGTCTCCATCTCGAACCTTCTCTCCAACTCCAACGAGGATTGCCGGAACGAACCCCCGAGCCAACACGATCGTGGTGGCTTCCCCCTCGAAGGCCAGGCACGTGATCCATGGGCGCCTCGGCCGTGCGATCTATCGCGGCATGGTGGTTGTGCCGTCTGATCTCGAGCCGGTGTCGCGTTAATTTCGGGAGAGCCTTTCTTCTCCATGCCACCAGTGGCTCTGGTGGACCAACATGGAGTCTTTATTGGCGGCCTTCGCCCTCTCCTACGGGAGGCCAGTCCGCAAGGGCTGGCTTCCTTCGGATTTATGAACCTACTACTCAGATTGGTAATCCTTACGGCTGTTTCCATTTTATCCGTAAGCGCTCAGTCATATCCTACCGGTCAGGCAGGTCCGTCTGCCTGGCAGGTCCAACCCACAACGAATGATCCGCAAAGTCAGTACAACCTGGCTGGCCGTTTGTGGATCGGAAAGAGAGTGGCCCGAAGCGAAGTCGACAGCCTTCAGAAGCTGCAGGCCGCGCTAAAGCAGGGTCACGCCTTGGCTACCCACGACTATGGGGTGGCAGTGTATTGGGGCCTAGGAGGCCTCAAGGCAGACAAGGCCGCTGGTGAGGCATGGATCCGACGGGCTTGTAAGCTCGCTGGTGTAAAGGACGAGAAAACCATGCTGGAAGAAGTTACTGCGCCGAATGGCAGGGTGGATAGCCCGTTCAGATGTAACACCCTGTTTGGACGTGCGGTGGCGGATGCCGCCCGTGATGAATTGTTGAAGAAACTGCCATCACGGAAATAGTCAAGGTGCCCTTCACGGGGCACCTTTTTTTAGCTATGAAAAAGGCCGAGGATTTCTCCTCGGCCCGACATTCATCACTTCCATCCCTGTACGACAACAGGTCGTCGGGAAAGTCTTAACTCGTATTCGTCGATGACATCGTCAGCCAACGTGCCAAGGAGTTGTTCATTGAGCGCCTCATCTGCTACAGCGTCGATAATCCGGCTTTCCATTGGACCAAATTCCGCTGTCTGTAGTACCACACGCAGTTGAGGTTTACCACCGTCGATATTTACTCGCTGGTACAGTAGGTTGTAATCTTTGAACTCAGGCATGGTACCTCAGCTTTCCACCAGCTTCCACTGGTATTTCTCGTAAGCCTTGATCACGCCAGGAAACAGCTTACGGCAGATAGCTTTAATCGCTTTGCCGTATTCCTGGATTTCCGACTGAGCGTGGCCGTCGTCCCGGAGGGTGATGAAGTGCAAGAGATTCTTCATGTCCCAGCAGGCATAGATTTCAGTGTAGATGTTTACAGGCAGCACCATGCGGGCCATTTCACGAGCCACGCCGCGGTCGAGCATGCTCTGATAAAGGTCATAGCTGGCGTCGCAGTGTTTAACCAGGTCCTCAGTAAGCTGGGCGTGCCATTCAGCCGGCTTCTCGTCGGCAGCCCCACTGCCTTGCTTGTTCTTCACGTCCTGTACGCGCCAGACACTTGGGGTGTAAAACTCCTTGGGTAGTTCCGTATATCGAGCACTAACCTCGTTAAGGTTCTGCATACGATGCCTTACGTACTGGCGCATCACGAAGATGGGCAACTTGACGTTCATCGTCACCTTTACCATCTCGAATGGGCTGGTGTGCTTGTTCTTCCAGAGATACTCCAAGAGCTTCTGGTCGGCATCAGCGCCCTTGCTGGGAGAACGATAACTGATACGAGCAGCCTCCACGATACGAGTATCCGTACCCATGTGGTCGATGTAGCGGACAAAGCCGTGGTCTAGCACGGGAATAGTAAAACCGGATTGAAGCGGACCGTCAGGGATGATGTCGTTCATGTTATTGCTGGATGTGCGGCGTCTGAAAGGTACCGAGGGGCTCCCATTTATCTTTGGGGAATTTACTTCGGTGCACAGGAAGACTCAAAGGCTTCGTAAATGGAAGCTCCAACTGTTCCTTCTTTTTGAGTGTTTCTGTGGGTTGTGCACCGTAGGCGTTAACGAATGTGATATTGAGAGGAGGAAGTGTTTCCATATTATTGCTGGATAAGTCGGAGGGTCTTGGCAAGAAGATCCTGGTGTACAAGGGTGGCTTGGCGATTACCGTCCACAACTTCAACGCGACGAGGAAAATTCTTGCTCAGCTCTTCGTATCCCTCATGGATCTTGGAGAGAAGCTTTACCCCTTCTTGCTCAAAGCGATCGGTATTGCCACGGGAGGCAACACGAGCCATACACACATCAAGGGGGACACGGATAAAAAAGGTCTTGTTGATTTCGACGCCGGGAGTGGCTAGACGGTTGGTAAACTCGATAGCCAGCAAGTTGATGCCACGAGCCCAACCTTGGTAGACCCAAGTGGAGTCATAAAAGCGATCGGCAATGATGATTTCTCCAGCGCGCAGTTTTGGTGCGATGACGTCGTGCACGAGCTGCGCCCGCGCTGCCTGGAACAGAAACAGCTCCGCCTCGGAACAGATCTTGTTACCTGGGTCCTTGAGTAGGCCGCGAATCTTGGTGCCGATATCGGTGGAGCCAGGTTCCCGGAGGAGCGTGACGATGTGGCCCTGAGCGAGTAGCGCGTCACGCAGTAACGTGCTCTGGGTGCTCTTACCGCTGCCTTCGTTTCCTTCGAGAGTGATGAATAAGCCGTTGGTCATAGGCTGTAACTGTAGCAGACCATCGAAAGTTGTCAAGGGGGCCCGCCCCTATGTGTAAATCCTTCCATATGAAGGTATAATAACTTGTAGACACTTTGGCTTCTTTCTACCCCTCTTGGAGAGGAGTGGTGGAAGGGAGCGTTGCAGTGAGTAATTGGATTGTTGCTGGCTCGTGAGGCCTATGGCGGTAGGGACACCGCCGGGCAGGGGGGTCACACCTCCCTGCCTTTTTTTAGCCCCCCGGGACCCTAGGTAAATAACCACCCCCCTAGAAGGTATAATATCTTGTGGGGGTCGTACCCCTTCAAAACAAAACCAAATACTCACTTATCACCATGAAGACCATCACTCGTTTGTTCGCGGGCCTGGCCATCGCCGCCGCCCTGACCTTCACCTCGTCCGCCCAGTCCGGCCCAAGCGGCATCGCCTCCATCCAAGGCGCACAGGATGCCGTCGTCCAACAGATCACCAGCCGTCTCAACGGAAGCAACACCAACCGGTGTTCTGCTGTTTCCACGGCCTCGGAAGTGCGTCAGCTGGCGGAAGCTCTCGTAGTGTTGCAAGCCGCCGAAGAGCGCTCCTACAACCTCCTGAACCTCCGGGATGCTGCCCCGCAGACTGCGACGGTCGCCGTCATGACCCGTGCGCTGGCCGAGGCCAAGGCGTTGGGCGTCGACCGTACCGTACGCAATAACCTGCAGACCGAGTGGGCGACTGCGCGGAATCTCACGGCTGCTGATGCTGCCGTCGGAAAAGTGTTCCAGGCCACCAGTGCACGGAATGCGGAGGTCGCGGAACGCGGAACGTTCCGTCGTCTCTTGCCTGAGTGGCTCGGTGGTACGAGTTCCTTCGCGAATCATACGGTTCCGCAGAAGGAAGGAGAGGACCTTATCATGGCGCGAATCCGCGACATCGAGAAGCGCATCTCCAACCAAGCTGTGATCGGAACGATTCCTCCTGCTGCGAAGTGATCGACAGTAGGTACAAAAAAGGCGCCCCTTGCGGGACGCCTTTTTTTAGCTATGAGTTGTCTAGTACAACTCGCATTTTCCTCCAGCACATGCAGCACTTTCCTGCACTCGGGTGGTGTCTTCCTCCTCCTTCAACTTACGGTAATCGACAGGAGTGTAGCCGGTCACCAGCTTAGACCATAGCTCCTCGTCGGCTTGCGTAGTCACGGCTTCGAGCGGTGCCTGCTTGTACAGCTTGTCACCGATCAAAGGCAGCAACGATACGGCGCTGAAGAATTCACGGTTATCAAAGAGATAGTCAATAACCGTATCCCATTCGTCGTCCTTCACGAGGATCGTGCACGATACGTTGTGGGTCACCGGTTTGTTATTGTGCTCTTTGTTTACACCTTCAAGGACCCAGCTTTGTTGGGTCGATTTAACAATCTCCAGATGCTTGGTGGCGTCAAGGTCTGCCTTGACCATGGCCTGATCGGAGACGGTCAACGGAAACGTAATTACGTCGTCTGTTTTATTGGCACTCCAAACACCAGGCTCGCACATGTGCGGGTTAATGGACTTAAAGTATTTGTACACTGGGTCCATTTTATTGCATTGCACACGGCGGAAATACCGACGAGCGTGATGCGGATGGATACCAGAGGCACTGCGCAGTACGAGGCTGCTGGTGCCTTCAGGCTTGATGCAGGTGACACGAGCAGCAGGGTTGATGCCCAGCTTACGTGCCCACAGGTCGTTGATGGAAACAGCGTGCTTGGCTGCTTCCGCCTGGTTCTCCTTGTTCAAGAGGACTTCAGGATTATCCATGACCCCCGTGATGGAAACCCCGAGCAGGGCTTCCTGCTCCGTTAGCTTCTTGGCTGCCTGGTTGAGATACCGTAGTTCGTCCGTGTAAGACGCCTGGAGTGTACCGATGATAGTCGCAGCTTCGACTGCTTCGAGGAAGCTGGCCTGCGTGGTAATCTGTGCACCGTTGACAGAGCTTAGGTTACAGAACTGCACACCACAGACGCCATCCTCGGTCACAGGAATAAACCCGATCTCGAAGCAGGGATTGAACATCTGCCACGGATGGTTGGCAAATACGAAGCCTGGCTCACCAAACTGCTTAGTACGTTCGACGATGGCCTTGAACTGCTCACGAGTCACCTTGTCCCGGAGAAGCAACACACTGTTGTTGCTACGCCCGCGCTGAGGCTCGATGTGATTCCAGCCAACGGTACCTTCCTTGAGCAACTGCCCGTGCTCCCAGTCCGTCAGCTCGACCTCGTAAACTTTCTTGTTTACTGTCACCTTGCCGTAGTGCTTCTTGGTGTCTTCGTCATAGCTGAACTTGGTGTGCTTGGTGACCTTGAAGTAGGTCTTGGCATCCATCATCTCCTGGTCGTTGACGTCAAAGATCACGCAGGTGGCTGAACGGCGGATACCTCCAGACAACACAGCATCCGAAACGTGCATGAGCACATCGTAAGCGTTGATCGGCTTCAGCCGGCTTTGCTGTAGATCCTCGATGACGTGGTCGAGCAACGCCTTGATCTGCTTATGGCAGTTCTTGAGCCCCTTGTAACCAGGGGCCTTGCCACCAGAGGTCTTCAGCGGTGCGCCTTCAGGCCGGATCTTGCTGTAATCAAACACGATCTTGCGACCGGTGTAAGCTGTATTACGGAAATAACAGTTGAGCAGGGCCTCGATGGAGTCGGCCCAACCCTCAATGGAATCATCGACCACATAAGTTAGCACGGCGCCGGTCTTGTCGTTGGCATTTACCAGCGAAGGAAGACGGTCAATGAAATGCGGCATGACACCGATACCTACACCGCAGCCGCAGAGCAGCAGGTAGAATACTTCAGCAAAAGCGCGGATACTGTCGATATGGCGGACTGCGCAGTTATAGACACGAGCGTTGTGTGTGGTCACAGCCTTGCCACCGAATTGCATGGAACGCATCGAGGGCACGATAGTCTTGGACTTCACCAGCTCGAAAGCCCAGCGAATGCGGTCCAAGTCCTCCTTGGGCAACTTCTTGCGGAACTTGCTGATGTGCATGGTGGCCACACGGTCCACACACTCTTCCCACGTTTCGCGACGTTCTACCAGCCCGTTGTAACGAGCATACTTGTTGGTGAAAATAAATCCGGAAATCTCGTCTAGAAAATTGATACTCATGTTATTTACCTGTTGAACCCAGTCCGCCGGTGCCACGTACAGTCGATGATAACTCGCTTGTTTCTTCGAAGTCGACCTCCTCAGCTTTTACAAACAGAATCTGTGCGATCTTGTCTCCGATCTCGATAGCCCAAGGGACTTTCACATTTTGATTGATCACGATGGCCTTGACTGAGTCACGGAAGTCGGAGTCAATTACTCCTGGGCCGTTCAGAACTGTTGCTCCCTGCTTGGCAGCCAACCCACTTCGAGGGCAGATCAGGCCGACAAATCCTTCAGGGATCTCCATGGCAATACCGGTGTCGACAGCTTCGCGCTCACCGGGGAAAAGTATAGTCTGGACGACCGAATAAAGGTCGTATGCTCCGCTACCTGTCGTAGCTTTGGTTGGAACTTTCGCCGTATGGCTTAGGCGTTTGAATTTAATCTTCATACAGTCTTTCTAACATACACCACGATCATTTCCCGCGCAACTTACCGGCATCACTTTTCTGAACTTTTCTCTGTTGACACAACTTCGCGTTCGACCAGCACTGTCTCGTCGGTAAAGACCACAGATACTCGCTCCTGTTCCAGTTGTTCACGCAAGGAACTGGCCAAGGCTAACACCTTGGCCTTCAAGACCTCAGGCTCTGTAGGAAACCTGGGGTAGTTGATCGCCCCGATTACTGCACCAGGCTCACCATCGACAGGGTCCAGTTGCCCGACGGTGTAGGTGGGAGTGTAGACGTAGTCGATTATTTGCACCGTCAGGCACCAGCCATCCTTGACTGCCTCTTTGCAAATGGCGAGGAGTTCCTTCATGGGTAATATCTCTCGAGAATAGCGCTTACGAAGACCCACGTAGATCTTGGCCTCAAAAGTTTTTACAGTGCGCAGTGTGCTCATAGTTTTTGCAAGGTGATTCCGAATTCTTTAGCTACCGTGAAGAGGTCAGGATCGGTACCTGTCCACTCATTTTTGTAATAGACTTCCTTGATACCCCAGCTAGCGATGACGGAAAGGCATGAGAGGCAAGGAATTACAGTGACAGCCAAGAGCTTGCCTTCGCCGGGGTTGACGTAGCGGAGACAGTTGACCTCGGCATGGAGCATGCGTTTGCGCCGGTCATCCCGGTTGCTCCAGTCGACCTCGACCCCAGGAGGTGGGCCGTTGTAACCAATTGATGCCACGGAGTTATCGTGCCGTAGGCAGCACGCCCCTACCTGAACGTAAGGGTCCTGGCAGCGTTGATCCGCTGCTTGTTGGGCCAGGCTCATTGCGAACTCTGGCCAAGTTGCTCGTTTCTTACTCGACATGAGGTGCAATCTAGCACACCTCAGACCCCTGTCAAATCTAGTAGCGTGGTTGCGATTGCCTTTACGGCGTCGTGGATCCTGTCGTCAACGAGCGCGTCGAAGTTTCGGAAAACGATATGGGTCGGAGAGCGACGGTGGGCGTTAAGGACCAGCTGATCGTCAACGACGAGATGCACTGTTTCGGCGGCCTCGTCTAGTTCGATTTGTAGGGTCATAGAGCTTGTGTAAAACCGGTCTATTGAGTAATATACGCATATGGTCTTATCCAAACAAGAAAAAATCGACGCGCTGAAAAAGTGGTTGGCTCGCACTTACGTCGATCCAGTCGTCACGAAGCAAACGTTAGGGGAGCCGCTCTCCAGCGTTTCCGCTCGTACGTTGCTGCTTGCTTCGGCCAAGCTGATCAAAATCAACAAGAAGGAAGTCGAACCGGATGACCGCGATAACCTTCGTTTTTCCAGCTTTCTAGGACTTGAAGACTTCATCAAAGACCATATTGAAAAAGACGCTGCGGGACTACGTAAAAAGGCAGCGCTCAAGATCCAGCAAAGAAAAAATCTTAGCTGGCTCTCGTCTTCCTTCTTCACGCCTCAAATTAAGTCTGTGGTTATCGGGAACAGCCTGAGTAATAACGTGGAAGGTATTAACCCGATGGAGCATTTCGACAATGCCCATCGCGTGACGAAGATGGGTGAGGGCGGTATTGCCGGCAGCGAGTCTATCCCGAAGGAGTCACGGCAGATCAATACCTCGTCGTTCGGTTTCTTTGACCCCCTGCACATCGCTGAATCCGACAAGGTTGGTGTGACGCAGTACATCGCAGCCAACACCCTCAAGGGGCGCGACAACAAGCTCTACAAGCTCGTCAAGGACAAGGAAGGCAAGCTCAAGTGGGTGGACCACGAGACTATTCTCAATAGCCGGGTGAAGATCCCGGAGGTATAGTTACCATTTTCCTACCGGGCATTTCTCCGCACGAAGGTACGTCTTCACGGCCATGTAACAGCCGCATTTGGAACAGCGTTCGTCGACATGTCGGAAAAAGGGGCACGTTTTGCAAATTGCGAGACGTGCCTCTGCTGCTTCTTTCCCCAGCTGCACACCCTGTCCTTGAGCAGCTGACTTCACTACTCTCCCTAGACTTCCCAGTACGTTTTTTGCCATCTGCGTCATGCTGGGCAGTGACGGCACCGACTCTTCTGTCAGCACGGTCTCTGGTGGTGGCAGAGGCACACTGGTCTTTTGGACCAGCTTCTTTAATTCCTCATGGGGCGGAGTAATGGACTTCGGCGCAACAAGCGGAGATGTTGCACTCGCCTTTCTCGCCGGCCCTCTGATAATGTGAGCGACCGGAGTCGGTGGTGCATTATTCGGGACAGGAAAGTAAATCATAGGCTTAGTATAATGGGAAGCTCATGTAAACCAAGCTCCGAATGCCGTCGATGTACGAGGCTGACCAGGAGGCACCAGAGGTGCACAGAATCTGCCGTTCAAACCCGTTACCACCTATCCAACCAGCGTCACCACAAGGAAGTCCGGGGGCCGTAATTACTCCTTCCATAAATACTGCACATTCGCCTTCGTTGGTCCATAGTGTGCGGCATTCATTTCGGGCAAAGGTACCATTTTCCTGCAACCTGCAGTTACATCCACAGCGGTTGGTGGTATATACCGGTCCACCAGGTTCATCCTGGCAATCGCAGTCACCCTGGTAATAGTTTCGGCAACAGGTGTCTGCTGCACATCCCTGGTACAGCCCGCTACGGAGACGGCAGTTTCCATATTCGTCCGACCGTTTACCGATCAGCGCCAGGTTTGTGATGCTGAAATTATCCAGCAGCTCCGTGGGTATGGCTGAGAACGCTTCCTGGTCAGGATCTACTCCAAACTGTGTGGAGGCGCGGTAAGTGCCCATTTTCATGTTGTTGACACAGTCGCCGTTCGAGGACCAGCCGGTTGGGCCTACGCTCGCCGAAGCTGTGACTGAGGCAGCTACCGGAATTTCGTCCCAATCAGTGTACGTCGTTTCTGCGACGCCCTCAGCACACACTCCACGTGCCGTACCGCTGCCTAGACAGCCAATACTTGAGCAGTCAGTCGGAGGAATTTGAGCAGACCAGAAGGAGGAAGGGACCGAGGTCTGGTACATCTTGCGCATGCGCTTGGTAAACGGAAGTTCCAACCGGACGTAGATGAGCTTGTTAATCGCGTTAGCGAAGTTGTTGAACATCTCGGCGTAGGTGCAAGTATTTGGCACAGGCGAGAACCCTTGAGGGCGCTCGATGTTAATTCCCATGGGCATGGCGGTGAACCAGCGGTTCCTGACCGCCACGATTGTCTCCACCCGGTATTGTCGGTTTGCATTGATGCATGGAGTATCCGGGTTCAAGGGATCGCACTCCTCACGGTTCTGTTGAGCGTCCTCGATGCAGCGAGTTTCCGGCCAGTCTTTCCAGTGCGCGATCACATGGTACTTTTCGGTGTTCGTAATACGGGGCTTCGGAGAGAACCCGATGTTGTTACGTTCATCGTCTAGCCGTCTGTGACTATCGTCATTCCAGCCAGTCCATTGCACGGTAATGCCGGTTTGGTCGGCGGCCAGGTTAAAGTCCGGCGCTGAAGCACCAGATATTTTTGAAACCGCGATGATCTCGTCAACCAGGGTCGAGCCTGAGTTTTCAGCTGTTTCAAATGTACGGTGCAGTTCATACGTCACCTCAGACTCCGCTGCGTTTTCCACCAGAACCTTATGGTTGTTCAACGTCGGCCAGGAGGCGGTCACTGATGAAACTTCACTCATCGTATAGGTGAAGGACACAATGCGCCCATCCCATTGCGAGAATGTGCGGGTGTCTTCAAAGGCAATTGTGGTGGAATCTTCGGCATATACCACCACTTCCTCGACAGGAAAGTCAATATCCACTGACCCCACTTGCCCGTCCAGTGGTGTTGTCACCGTTACGACACAATTTACGTAAACGTTCTTGTAGGTTTTGCTGGCCGTAATATTGAAGGAGCGGGCAGTCTGGGAAGACTGGTTATTGTCAGAGCTTATAACGACGGGAGCACCGAGACTCTGCCGGTTCTCGACGATATCGACGCCTATCTCCTTCGAGAATCCTTCTTCCCATGGTGCGTTGTCGATATACGGAGCACGTACGCCGGTTGCCAACGTATGCCACGACATGTCGGAGTCGAATCGATAAAACAGGCGGCGCTCTACGTTGTAGACGACCAATGGCTGCATAGGCCACGTCAGGTAATAGCTGAGTAGTTTTGAGTCAGCAATAGCCGATGCCTTGGCACCGTGCCCGGCGCCGGTCGGGTCAGTGATTACGATATGCGGGTTCTGGGTGTATCCACTACCAGTGTTTGTCAACGTGATGCCTGTCACCAAGCCTCCACTGACGGTAAGCGCAACGGTGGCTCCTGTGCCTCCGCCTCCTACAACAGTTGCATACGTGCCAGCAGAATAGGAGGTGCCTTGTGAGTCCACAGCTACTGAGGTCACATGCCCTGATCCGCCGATTTCGTTCAGATCCTTTATGCGGTACGTGGAACCCACTATGTCAGTACCTTCCAGTGGGGCGTGTAGTGGAAGAAGGTGATCGGTGGTCGGATCCGGCCACAAGCAGGCACAGTTATCGGTACAGTCATCGTACTCGTAGTGGTTACTATTGGCAGTACACAATGGACCTGTTACGCCATTCAGCCCAGTCAAGGTTGTCCAACTGGTTGGCGTACGGTTGCAACCTGAACCGTACAGAAAGTCAGCTCGCTTGATTTCGTACTTATGCGGATTTCCTGGAAGGTCAGGAAGGAAGTAAAACGAAAGCAGCGAGGTCGCTGTTACACTAATGTCTGCCACTTCCGCTGCGTTAGCATTCTTGATACCTCCCGGCCAGTCAGCCAGTCGAGTAAACCGAAACTCGGTCTTGGTCATGGTGGGGCCGTCGTAAGGAATAGTGACGGAGGCCAGGCCATCGTAAGGCTCAGGCACCAGATCGACTCCGACCACCCGCATGCTGGTGTCGTCAGCCATGTTAAGCACTTGCATCTTGGCAACACCGTATGCGCCGTGAGCAGAGTTGTCGCCACTGTCGCCTCCTGTGATGACTACATCCGGAGGGAACACGTAGCCGTAATTAGCCTCTGTCTCTGGGGTGATGGTTATTTTTGCGATTGACCCCACAGACCCCTGAAGCAGCCGCAGAAAGGCTATACCTTCCGCACCTGTGCCGTCTCCGGAAATTGAGACGATTGGAGGATTCTGGTAGTTATGCCCAGGATCCGTGACGGTGATGCGGGTGATACTTCCATTAACTATCTCGGCCGTCGCCCTGGCTCCGGTACCTCCTCCTCCAGAGAGCAGTACGGTTGCTGTGGTATATCCTGTTCCCTCTCCACCGACAGGCACGACAATACGGTCGACCACCTGCTCACCAACCGTAGCTACTGCTTGGGCTGGAAAGTGCTGGCCTGGGGCCGAGTTTCTGAAGCTCTCATTTGTAAATGTCACGACCACAGGCGAGGCGTAACCGGTGCCTCCGTTTGTGACTGTAACACTCTTTATACCACCCGGGTAACTGTAAGGCGGGTCGTCCTGCCCGGCGACGTAATTGGCTGGGTAGATCTCGTTAATTTGTGCCTGAGCGCCGCTGCCTATGGCACCGGTGATGTACAGCTTGGTCAACGCTATCTTGGAAGCATCCAGCCCACTGCCTGAGTTTTCGACGTTGATTGCTGTGATCACACCATTAGCTACGACTGGAGTCAGTATCGGTGGAGTCCATGTGGCTGTGTCATTGGGGTTTATCAGTGCCGAGGAGGCATCGATATTTACTGCAGCCAATTGTGTCACACCATCCGAAGCCATTAGGCGAACGGTATGGATTTGACTGTTGCCGGCGATCACCATACGCCCAAGCTCGTAAACGGTGATTGGTGTGTTACCGGTTGTAAAGCGAATACCTACGCGTCCGGTGATGTTGTGCACCTTGTTACCGTATTCACCGACTGGTGTGATTGCACTGTTTTGTGCACACCCGACGCAGCCTGTGCGCAAGCTCACTAAGCCAAAGCCGGAGTTCTGGTCACCGCCGCTCGTGTAAACCGTCAATGCACCACTCACGTATTTGGCTGGGAACACGCTGTATATCCCGTGCGTTGCCAACTCGGCCTTGTAACTATTGTTCTGGAGGTCGGTGTAGGTCCTGTCATGCCAATAGTCTCCTCCGGATGTTTCTTCCGAGAATAGGAAGTAGGTCGTGTTTGCCTGTAGTGTGACCGGCGAGCCTAAGGCCTCATACTTGAACTGTTCCGGAACACCGGCTGACACTTCGATCACCGGAGGCGTGCTATAACCTGTGCCGCCTATTGGCGTGCTGGAAGCAGTCGGTGATATGGCACCTGAGTACGTCGTCCATGGTCCCCAGGTGCAGCGGTCTAGTAACCAAGTACGGTATTCCAACATCAGCTGCTCATCGCCGCTAGAAGCTTGGCTGAAGTCAAAGTCGTACTGCACCAGTGTCTTGAGCGGTAGAAAGTTTTTTCCTTCCAACACGGTAGGAGTAACGTCAAGATGTGCGCCGTACGAACGAATGGCCTGGTAACACAGGTTTTCGTATAGATAGTCCGCCACAGGGCTCGAAGACAGGCCCTGGTCACAGTTAATCGACTTGAGAGAATCCAGGTCCATCCATCCACCACACATTGCCCGAAGGTACATGTCCATTTGGACGTATGGATCCACCCGGATGAGACTGTCAGAGTCTTGCTCCACACTGGTATTACCGTCTTCGTGGACATAAGGGACAAGCTTCACCAAATAGAACCTCGGATGGCAGGCGCCCATTGGATCATCAGGCAGCGTGAATACGTTGTAGCTGGTGGCGCTATCTCCGATCATTCCTTTCACACAGTGGTAGTGCCCACCATTGTATTGCAAGTATTCGCGTATGGCGTTTTCGTCAGTACGGTAGGGCTCAGAACGCAAGGCGGCTCGTTTGTCGCTGGCGCCATCGTTAGTGCTGTCCACGGCCGCAGCCGCTGCACGGGTATGCTGAATACGGCCTCTGATTACCACCTTTACGATGTTATCGCTATAGGCAGGATTACCGTCGGCGTCCTCTTGCCCAGTAGGTGTGTAGACGAGCTGCACGGATTCCAACATGTATGGTTGGCGGTAAACCTGGCAGCTGCGATAGTAGTCACGCGCCACCTGGCGATCGGGCCAGTAAGGGAAGTTGATGTCTTCCAGGTAGGTGTAACCTGGAGGAGCTTCAGATACTAATGGAGGGAACTGCCCGTAGCAAAACTGCTGCGACAAGACTGGATGGTATGGGTCCTTGATCTCAATCGAGTATGTGTGGCACCTGTTATGCAAGAAAGGCATGACATCACCGTAGAGATCAGTTTTCCAGATGGAGCTTTCAGACGGATGGTAGTGGTTTAAGGACAAGAACATACACCACTCATTGGAGACACCCTTCTTGGGCACATCCTCTTGGTGTATGATGCCTTCCACCGCCCTGATTTGTGAAACGGCGTTGGCAGGTAGCCGGATTACTGAAGTATCGCCAGCACGCCAAGTGAAAGTTTGTCCCGGCAAGACCGTTGTAAGCTCTTGCCCGGTATTGGTCTTTTTCAGATATGTGATACCCTTGCCTTGGCACACACGGTATATCAAGCCATCCCGCAGCTCGCTTTCTCCAAGATCCTTGGCTGGAGCGATACCTGCGAAAAAGTCGAAGACCAACTCGTTACAAGCAATACTGGTGACCGTCACCAGTTTCATGGTGGGGTCAGAAACGTTGTAGATCAGGTTGTTTGACTGGAAAGTGATCGGATCCCCACTGTAGTATTTTTGTCCGTTGTAGGTGATGTAGCCTAGTCCGCGAACCTGGTACTCCCCAGGTGCTGGCACCATCAATGATTGAAGGTGCAGACGCTCGTAGCCGGTTCGAAGTACGTACCAGGCTGCGTCGGCGCCGTTGATAGTACATGGAGTGGCGTCAGACCATGGGGTCCATTGGGTGGAGTAAAAGGCCTCGTCGTAAGCTGGTAACCCTGCGTTCCACGCAAAGTCTTCGACTGTCTCGTAAATAGGGAAGCTGTCGATGTTATCTACGCCGGTGTACCAGCATTCGTTGGCAGTGACCAGGGTGCGAAAGTTACCTACTCCGGTCAGGGAATTTACGGCTGGGTTGAAGACAAATACGCCTGTAAACTGCCCAGGTTCGCAGCCTGCGGTATTCTCGATAAGCATTGGTGTCGCGCCGAAGAACCTTTTGTGCTGAAAGATCCTGCAGCGTTGCGACATGATGTCGGTCGACGAAGCTTCAGGTTGCCCGGTGACCCGCCAGACTTGTTCCAATCCATAGAAGTTTAGCGGAGACGGAAACCATGGGTTAACACAAGGCGTCGGCCGACCACTGCAGGTATTCTGAACTGTCGATAAGCGCTCTTTTGACCAGGTAAAGGTCTCATTGGCAAAGAGCTCGACGAACTGTTCATACTTACTGCCTAGAGGCTCAACCGGTGAGTCGTAATACGGCGCCACAAAGCGGATGCCGCTGATACCGGCAGGGGTGTTAGGCCCGTAAATTTTGTAGAGCAGTCCTTTTCCTCCTGGAGTAGAGATCAAGCTTCGCTCGTTCCCAGGAGAGGCATATAGGGGATTGTTGGAAGTATCGGTGAGCGCCTGGGCATATACGCCGAAGAGGTCTCCGGCGTCGGTCGGGAGAATATTGTCTGGACGTACTACAAATAATGGCGCGCTCGTTGCCCGTAGCTGCGCCGGTGTCCAGGAGTGCAACAGCGTCGACTGATTACCGGTGGTATCATACACGTAGTAATGCAAGATACTATCGTTTACTTGGTAAAGATCTTTTTCGTCTAAATGGCTTGGGTGAATACGTACTGGGCAAATCGAAGTAGGTGCGTCGACGAAGAAATAGCTTGTCCGACCTGACAATTCAGAGGAGATCTCTACGACTTCTTCCGTACCGTTAGCAAGCAATTGGTGTCGTTTGACTCGATAAGTTTTCTCAGGCTGGCCGGTCCACGAGAGCTGGGCTGGCGTGAAGTAGGCCCGCTGGTACAGCACGATCTTGCTGGAGTTGGCATCCACGACTGGCTTCGCCACCACGCGGTATTGAATGTCGACGTTTAGCGTCTTTCCGTACCCTGCAGGGTATTCTGCAAAGTAGGTACCTGCTCCCAAATCTGTCGCAGCGAGAGGCTCAAAGCCATATGTACCCTGGGCGTTGGGGTCATTCGATATGCCGCTTGCAACTGTTTCCCAGTCTGTCCATGAATTATTTGCCTGTACCCAATGACGGGCTTGCACTGCATAACGGAAGCCGTTCTTGTAAAGGAACGGGCTAGGTGTGCCAGGGTCACCCGCATTTTGCTGTGGAGCTTCATGCAATGTCAGGTTCTTCCACTCTGTAACTCGCTGCCAATTGCTGTTTACCTCCTCCATCTTGCCGTAAGTGGTGAGCGACATCCAGTCAATGCGTGCCGTGCGTACGATCTCCGTACGTGTTTGTCCGAAAGCGTCCACATACTGACGAGTTCTGCTCACGTCGTTGCGCACCCTGGTCTTTACATTGGTGTCTTCGACCAACTTTATGTAGCCTGCCGGCACCTGGTCTTGTACTGAGTAGGAAGGGATAGGCATCCCGACAATAACATGGTCATAGTTATTGTTACGGTCACTCGGGTAATCGTTTTCTACGGAGCTATTTACGGAAGTGGCAAAGTTGTAGCCAGGTGCGACATACTTGACGTTTCCGTATAACACGTAGTCGTCGCAGTAAGTGACAGGACCTGTGACCGTGTAGCAGTCGAAGGGGAGCTTCGCCCATAAGTTCACCGCTCCTTGGAACGAAGGGTCAGTTACACCTGTTGGCTTGATGTTGTCTTTTCCTGTGCGACGGACAACGTATTCGATGTAAGGCTTTAGCTCAGTCTCAGCCAATGGGGTGATGACCTGCGAGCCAATGATGGGCTTGACCTCGGTTTCTATTGTACGAGTGCCTGGCGCGTTATTGCCGGTGCCTCGCGCATAACGGTCAAAGTACAGTTCGCTATTCCCGTCGACTACCTTGTACTGGTTCACCTGTGTACGAGGGACCATGCGGAGATTTTCATTGATCAACTCACGAGCCGACTCATAAATCGAGTTGAAATTCACACCTGTGGCGTGAAACCCAAGATTACGCTGTCCGTCTAGATTGATGATGCAGCCGTACGTAAAGTAAAAGTTCGATAGATTCCGCAGCTTCTCCTTGTCGATCACTCCACCATAGCTGTCCGGCCCGTCTTCTGATCCATTGGTTGTGCCGCAGCGTAATACAGCGTAAGCGTCTTGTACGTCCGGCAGGTAAGTAATTTGCTCGAGGATCTCCACCACAATGCTGCCACCTGTCGTCATCCGCGTCGGTGTCTTGACACGTACACGCAAGCTGCCCGGGTTGACCGGCGTACCAAGGAACGCAACAATGGTGCGGATGGTCTCTGGTGAGGAAGGAACGGTTAACGAATAAACATTCCTGCTCGCAGGTTCGCAAGGCTTAACAGGCTGACCCAAATGGATCGGATTGTCGTTCTCGTCAAGGAACTCCAGCTCAAAGCTTGAAGTGGTATGGGCTACCTCCACCATGACTGCACTAAAGACGAAGGGTGCTCCGAAATAGTGCGTGTCGCTTGTGTCGTCTGGATGTGCCTGGGTTAGAGGCAAGATGGTGCCGGCAGGGACTGCTTGTTCGTTTCCTGCCCCAGAGAACACCATTGAATACGTTGGATAATCTAGCGACTCGAGTGCGCCAGTTTCTTCATTAACTTGCCCGCAAGCGGCTGGCGCCAATGCGTATTGCGTTGAAAAGAAACGTTGGAAGTCAAAGGCGTTATCCTCAATTTGATAGCAGCCGTCGTCTACCCGGTTCGCGTAGCTGCCGCGCATCTCGACAATAAACTTGTTGAGTGCCATCGTCAGGATTTCGGAATGGCTCTTCGCAAGTGCTCCTCCTCCGTCGTAAGGGCCTTCCAGATACACCGTGTAAGGGAGCGTAATGGCCGGAGCGTCCTGGAAATACAAGACGTAACGATCGGTCAGTCGGGCAATGTACTGAAGATGCCCACTTACTCCGGGGCAAGTAGGGAAAGATAACGCCGGGTATCCAGGAACCAGGGGAGTAAACTTCGCATGCCAGTATGGCGGTATGACGTCGTCAATACGTGGGCAGCTCCCCTCGTCCCTGGGAACTGGTGCAAAGCAGGTGTAGTTTTTGAGATACGGTGCCCGGGCGTTGTACCTCCAAGCATAGGTGCTGTGCGCAGCCTCGAACGCTGGTGTATGCGCGCGATATGGTGCGGTACGCTCAATAATGCCGCGTTGGCTTTTAGCCCGTATCCAGGTGCTTGAAGCGTCCACGCTTGGGTCGCCAGATAATGAGGCCACATCAATCAGTTCGAAGCTATTTCCTCCGTCCGATGGACCATCGGTTAGCCGGTTTACTTCAGGCTCAAAATCTCGAAGACCTGGGCTGATATAATCTCGGCCGAAAACAAAAGCCATCATTGGGTTGGCGACGTTTGCTCCTTCCTCCTCTCCTGGCCCAGCAATCGGCCAATACCAGGCGTCATTTGCTGCTCCGCACTGATTGGCGTTATCCACCAATGCGTACATCTTCCACCACTCGTCAGAGGCTGGCCACTGTTGCGTACCAGGTAGCAACAGGTCGCCAGAGGGATTGCGAACTTGGCGCATCAAACTGTGTGCGTTCCATATAATACGCCAAGCTGCATCACCGGCTCCGGCCAGGATACGTTGGTTGAAAGCGAGAGCCAAGTCGTTATGACTAGTGCTGGAAATGGTGTCACCAGCGTGTACTGGTGCCACGTATTTGAATCGTAGCATATGGATTAGGACCAGCGGCAGCAGCTAAGGCAGGAAGCACCGTTACCGTTCCCTGTGTCACCCAACTGCCCTTTGTCGACGGTGGCCTCAAATGTAACCGTGTCAGTGACACCGTCGGTGTATCGGCGTTGGAACCTCTGCCATTGACCATCGTTGCCGATCCTAAGCTGAATTTGGATGTCAGGCAAGTTGATTTCGGCTCCACCACTAAACCCCAGCTTGTAGTTACAGGCCTCGGCGTAGCTCGCAAGCGTAAATGTCTTTGGACTTGGAGGATCTGTAACCCACCCAGTTTGGTTAGGTGTCGAGTTGGTTCGGAGTCTATCGACGTGTTTTAATGCGCGCCAGTCGCTGGGGTGAGAGAGATCGGCACCGACTCCGAAATTCGTAGATGGTGTGATCAGTGTATTGTTCTGCAACGCAGTCGCACAAGGGGTCTCAAGGGTAGGAACGTCAATACGAATCTCCCCAATAAGCTTTCCTCCACACGAGCCTTGCTTGACAAATTCGAATTGCCCGCCAGTCGGTGAACCAGCCACTACATTGATTCGTTGCAAATACCACGTCGAGTATGTTCCATTTGGAAGACCACTCGTCACCAACCATGTGCCGTCCACGTCGTCATGCACGGAGGTTACCTGTGCTTCCACCCAGGTGTTTCCAGTAGTATTGACCCGGATACGCGGCATGGGATAGGTTAACCCAGTTTCAGGGCTCACACCTGTTGGCACCAACGACACCAAGTCTACTGTTGTCGAGCTGACTTTGTTGCCGTTCGTAACCAAGATGGTCTCACTTGGTTTGGGGCTATAACCGGCATCGAAAGTAAAGCCATCAGCGCAGGGAATATTGAGGTCGTCGAAGTTGATGTTGATCTCGCCCACAAGCTTTCCACCGCAAGGCTCTTGTATGAAAGCAATGTTGCCTCCGGTTTCTTTCTCCTGGCTGGCTCCGATTACCAGGCGATTTAACGTAAAGGCGCACACCGGGTTATTGTTAGGCAGAACAAAACCGTCCTGGTGGACGTAAACTACGTTTCCTCCGGGGGTACGGTCGTAGTCCAGGATCTGCCGATGCTGGACGTTGTTCAGTTTTATCCTGGCGTTGTCCCCGGCGTGGGAAGCTGCAGCGAATCCTTGTCCGGCGACGCCGCGAAAGCTTTGACCGTTCTTGTAGAGCTTCCCGTTGTACACGATACCTTTTGTTTGATCGCTGGCAGAATTGTAGTTCGTTAGCTCCACCGTGTACACCTGTCCGGTCACAATCGCATATTTGTACGCACCGGATACTTCCGTCCCAGAGTTGGTAATTGGTAAAGTGAGGCGGATATCTGGGAGTACCTGCTCGGTTTGCTCAGTAATTCCTGCGTCTTCTGATGTGAAGTTTTGGAAAACGATTGGTCGGTAACCGTTGGAGGCAGCCAGTTGGGTTAAACACTGTCCGGGGCTGGGTACGTACTGCGCCTCGAAGTGGAAGCCATCCGGACACGGACCCTCGAAGGGCGGGATAAACGGCACCGGAACAATTGGTGCGGGAATGAAGTTTAGATTACAGTCCAGTTGGTTGTTGACCACTGGAAGCGTCGGGAGACGGAGACGGCTGGGCACAGCCGCGGGGACATCGCATCCTACAGCGGGCTTTTCTGCAACCGGTACAGGTAAATACTCGGCAGTAAATGGCCCAATGTCGCGAAGAATAGAGGTTAAGAAGCTGTCCGGCATACAGTCACAGCATACCCGAGGAAAGGCCGGAAAACAATTCCATAAATAAAACACCCGCTGTCGACGTATCAACAGCGGGCGCAGGGTTCGCTCCTTGGCGACTAGCTATTCAGAAGGTGTAGTAGGCGTGCCACCATCAGGCTGTGGCTCGTCCTCTTGAGAAGGTTCGCGGTTGATGATCTCATCGATCTCCGCCTGTACTCGCCGAATTTCTTCGTTGTGCATCCGTACGGCTTCTTTCTTCTCACGCTTGGCCCTCTTCAGATCAAGGGTCAGGTTATAAACACGTTCCGCGTCTCGCGCGGCGTCAGTGGTCTCAGGCTCCGGTTGGTTGCGTTGGCGTGGCATGTTCGGTTACTTTCGCAGCAAGGTCTTTTTCGAAGGTATCAATCAGCGCCTTCTGCGCATTGATCGCTACCAAGTTACGCTCCATTTGGGTCAGCTGCTGACGCAGCTGTCGGACGGCATTCTCGGTTGCTGTTGCCGCCTCGGCCAGGTCCGAACGATACTTCTGCAGAATCTCGTCCGTGATCTCGCCGATCCCTTTTGGAAATACTATGTTGTCCATGAGTTGCTACGTTACACCACGATCGGGAGGCTGTCAATAGGTGAAGAGCTTGTCGTGCATCTTTTCCAGCTCGTTCCCTTCATGAGCCAGCTTGTTCTTGTGAAAGATTTCGCTGCCCCAGGCTTCTTCCATCTCAGCGTCCGATACGCCAAGGGAATGAAGCAGCCCGTACAGCTTGATACGGGTAGTGCCTACCTGGTAGATAAACAACGCTTTGTCTGGAAAGAAAATGACTTTACCGCCGCTACCTGTTCCGGCCTTTACGTTGACGTGTGCCTCGATGTCGCCTGTATCCTTGACACGGGCGTAGACACCAGGTTTCAACCGTTGCTGGCTGGTGATATTGTACTCAGACCCGTTGTAGATAACGGTGTTACGGTCGGTAACCCAAGGGATATGGACCAGTGTGAGATCCTTCTTGGTGTCCACCACATCGCCGGTCTTTTTGTTGACTAGTTCAACTGTGCCTTTAACTGCTTGCGTTAAATCATGCCGATCGAGGGTCGCCTGTTTCTGCTCCTGCAGGTTGAATCGTTTGTTAGGATCCTGGACTCGAAGATCTTTTACACGCAACTTGAAGTCTGGGGTCTCCAGTTTGTTCAGATGCTCGTGGAGACCTTGAATCGTGCTCTCTTGCACCCACTTACGGGTTTTATCGGGATCAAAAAAAGCCCTGGCGTGGTCAGGGATTTCGAGATCATGCATTCCTGGTACGTGAGCAGACATAACGACGTTATACTAGACTTCCTGGTATTTGGTAAAGGTATTTCCTTCGCGCCCGTTGAACGGTGCCGCTTGTTGCCCGGCTGGTGCAGCGACCTGTCTCTGGTTGCTTTGACGCCCGTTGAAAGCCATGGCGCCAAGCCCAAGAGCCGCAGCTCCGAAGCCTAGGCCTTTTAGCAAGTTGCCATGTGAGCTCGCCCAATCCTTGACTTTGTTAAACAACGCTCCAGGAATTTTAGATCGGTCGACCTGTACTCCGTCATTGCCTGCTGAGAATACCCCACCAGTCGCAGAGGTAAGCCGGTTGTTGACGGTACTCGGAGGAACTATGCGGTCACCCAGCATTTTCCCAAAGCGGCTGGAGCCAAACTGGTACATGGCTTTACGCATGCTATCCATGTACGGAATGGAGGAGTGTCCGGTTACACCCACAGGCTCAGGGGTATTACCCATCACCATTTGAAGGGCGTTGCGAGTATGTGGATCAACGCCGCCTGTCGAGGTATTGTATCGGCCAAGCCCGCTGTAGTGACCATCAATGTGTCCCTGGACCAGCGGTTGACCAAACGTTTCCCGAGCCCAATTAACCATGCCTGCATTCTTTGAAAGGGCCTCGGCGTAACCTGCGTAAAAGGCGTCACGATCCATACAGTTAGTGCTGCAACGCAGCGGCAGGAGGAATATCCTCGTAGTTCAACGCGACAGCAGAAGGAGGGCCAGAGTTTTCCCGGTTGGTCTTCTTGTTGTTGGCATGCACCATGGCACCAGCTCCACCTAAGGCGGAAAGGACAGCCATCGTGAGCCACGCGTCTTTTGCGCCATCTTTAATCGCACCAAAAGTTCCAGGTCCTGGGGTGGCTGGGTTGCTTTTAAGCCAGTCGAACGCACCAAAGTCGTCGGCGGCAACACCAGCAGCGGTTCCGCCGGCGAGGGCAGGCAGTGATCGCTTTAGTTGTGGAGCATGGCTGGTCACCCATTGACCGGTACGCGCAGCACCTGGGATTTTTGCTCCTTGCGTAGCCAGCCACGGCAATACCTTTTCCAGTCCGGCGTCCTTGACCAGGTTCTCAGCCGCAGCCTTGCAAAACTGTTCAACGTACGGCAAAGAAAGCGCGGCGGTCTTTTGTTGAAGTGCTTGCAGCGTCTGCATGTACTTCAAGTTAGCGTCACCGATTTCGCGGTCCGTTTGCTTCTTTTTGACTCCGTCGTAAAGTGCCTTTGTGCCGAGGTACCCGGCAGGCGCACCAGCTAGCAGTGCCAAGGCGGTTGAGAGCATCCCGTCTGCCTGTTTGAGGAAAGGAGCAGACAAGTCGGCTGCTTTCTTCTCCGCTCTACGCGGCAGGTCAATTACCAGAGCGTTGTCTGGCAGTTGCTGCCGGTTGCGTTGGGCGTTAGCATCGCGCTGACGCATGACTTCTTGGATGAGTGCGCCGAGGGCAAAGGTTCCGCTGCCGACGGCGGCCGAAGCACCTAGAGTGCCGGCCCAGTTAGATTGTTTGGTGTTCATTACTTTGCCTTTTTGTCGTCGACAAACTCTTCATAAATTAGAAACACGCGGAAGTCACCGTGTACAGTCCAGGTGTCTTTCCACATGATAATCCGGTACGTCTTGTCGTCATTCAAGATACGAGAAAGCTTTTGCCCGTCCTCTTCTCGCCCGGGAGCAAGGATGTCGACGTGGCGTCTTACTTCCTTTGCCTTTTTCCCAGGAGACAGCCCCAACTCTTTTTCCATGTTGGTGACCATGTCCTTGATGGACCGTCTATTAAACAGCTCGGCCTCCAAATCACGCTCCGGTGGAACGTCCCTGGATGACAAGTCAGAAAGATCGCTAAATGCCTCGCGATTCATAATTCTTAGCGTGCGTGCCCGGCCAGCTCTGTTTCGAGCTCTCGACGCGCAATATCCATACGTTGACGAACGGCGTTTGCGTCATCGATTCTTTTCTTAGAGTCCTGTAGCCCCTTGTAAGCCCCGTAGAGGCCGGCAGCACCGACGCCGCCAGCAGCTGCCGCGGTGCCTGCGCCGATCATCAGCCCTCCGCTGGCTACGTCAAACAGGGATTTCAACGACGAGAGCGGAGAGTCGCCTGCAGCCTTCAGCAGCTTGGCGGTCTTTTCAGTGTCTTTGGCGGCCAACGCCTCTTCCAGCTCATACAGGCTGTGCCCGGCCTTGCCGAGGTTTAGCGCCAGGGCGCACTTGAGATGAGAGGCCAGTGCTTCCGCCGGCAACAAATCAGTTGTGGATTTCATACATTCGTAACTGCTCGTTATAGGAGCTAAACTTCTTTGGGTTGGTCTTGTAGTCGTAGATGATCTTACCAATTCCGAAGCCCGCAATCGATAACAAAAGTTGGGTTTGTGGCTTGAGTTTGAGGAACTTGGCGACCATATAGCTCAGAGCTGCACCGATGCCCCCGCTTTGCAACCCCTTGATTGTCTCTGGATTATCCAGCCAGCCATGTAACTCAGACTGCTCGGCCTTTGAGAGACTACTATCGCGGTTGATCGCACTACGCAGGGCAGGGCCATCAAAGGACGGCACTGGTGGCGCCTCAGCAGGTTGTTGAGGGCGTCCGACACGCAATGAGCGCAATTTGCTGAGGATTGTCGTACTCATTAAAATACTTTCGTGCCCATCCCTGCTCCGCTCTCGAGCAAGTTGTACTGGTTGTCAAACAACGAGGATTGTGCTCCGCCGATTACACCAGCGGCAAGCGCAGGAGTCAGCATGCGCCTCAGTAGTGGTTTGCTCCCTTGTTCATCTTCCATTTGGTTCTCGTCCTCTGTGTTGTACAAGGTACGCTTTCCAAGATGGTAAGCCGCACCAGCGCCGGCACCAAGTCCGGCGGCACCGAGGGCACCAAGGAAATTGTTTTTTCCACCATCACCTAGTCGATGCACTAACTCGCCCGGGGAAAAAGCAAGACGCTGCAGGGCATGGGCGCCGGGACCTGCAGCGAAACTAAAAGGGGCGAAGTCAGCCTTTTTAACAGGTTCTTTCTTCCCGTCGAAAGCCGCCTTGATCCCTTCGGCCATGGCAGCATGATCGATGTTTGGTACCACCAGTTCCTTCGCCTTGCGTTTCTTTGGAGTACCTCGCCAGTTACTTTCTCCGGTGTGCTTTAACGTGAAGGTTGGGTTATCCCGTCCTTCCTGCAAGGTAAAGTAAATGGATCCTGGGTCAGCTCGATGTACTTGCGCCAGTCCTTGCTGTGTGGCCCCTTCGGCAAAAACACTGGGGTCCAGGTCCGCTTCTCGATGAGCGGCAAAGTCCTCAGTGTGAGAAAGGCCTGTGGGCAGCTTAAAGGCGTAGACCTTCTGCCCGTCGTGCAATCGTAGAAAGTTCTCGCCTTTGGCGAATTTCCACTTTGCCTGTGAGGTCATGGAAGGGAATAATGAGGCTCCGTTTGGAGAGCTACTGAAAAGATCGTTGCCACGTTTGGATAACGCGGCCTGTAGCCCATCAATGAGTTCCTCGATATAAAGATCGTTCATATTACTTGGCTCCTGGTGGTTTTGGCGGTGTGGGTAGAGCCGGTGCACCGATTGGTGGAATACCGGGAGATTGTGTGCCTGGTCGGAGCGGCTGAGGGGCGCCGGCATTCGGAGCAGGAGCAGGTGTTGGAGCTGGCGGCGGGCCTAGTTTTTCTGGTGCTGGTGGAGGCCCCATTTGCTCAGGAGGAGCGACGGGTTGCCCACCAGGCCCAGGCAACGGAGCTTGGGGCTTGGGGGACACACCAGCCACAGCCTGGTTTGAAGCCGCCTGATTGGCCGCAACGTCATTGGCAGCCGAATGATTCGGTGCTGGTGCAGGTTGAGAGGCATTCGGTAGCTTCGGCGGCGGAGCATCTGGGGAACCAAAGATGGAGTGTTGTCCTGCCGGGGTACCTGCGGCACCATATCCGAGACCAGCACCACCAAGGGCCCCGAGCAACATACCAGTGGAAAGAGGGATACCGAGCATCTGGGAGAGAATGAGCCCGATCAATAAACCGCCTCCACCCCCGACCAGAGCACCACCAAGTCCTGCCCCACCTGATTGACCAAACATGCCAGCAGTGCTGCCGCCAAGGCGGGTGAGCAACCCAAGGATCTCAGGCCCCATGCCGGAAGCTTCAGCCATCTTATCGCTTACTCCATAAGTACCCAAGGAAGCAGCCAACTCGGCGTAGGCCTGCTTGCAAAGAGCAGTGTCGCCCTTGTAGGTCAACTCAACCAAGGTCTCCCATTGAGAGTATTCGTCCTCGGCCCGCTTGAAGAACCCTTCAAGGAAGTCAGCGTCGTAGCCTTTCAATAACGCCTGGTCAAGAAAGGCCTGCTTAAATTGTGTGTACGGATCTGTCGTCATATCACTCAAGGATAGCCTGTCTGGATTTGTTAATCAAACTTTGAAGCGCCGGAGAGTCACCCATCTGTTCCGTAACAGGCCAAGAGCGGTACCAGGGTTGTTCTTTACCAGCAATGGCTCCGGCGAGCTGTGGATTACTGTCGACGTATTTCAATGCATTTTCCAACGCAATGCGGTACTCAGGGTTACCAGCACGAGCACCTCGATACAAACGGTTCAGCACATCACCAAAGGCCCCACGCTCAGCCACAGAGCCGGTCATGTCTTCTATCTGCGAGCTAGCACGCCCTACGAGTCCTGCTGCGCCTGCTACAAGAGAACTTCCAAGAAAAGGAGAGCGCCGGGCGATCGCTGAACCGCCGAGCGTGCCAAATAAACGAGAAGCCAAGGCAGCACGTTCAGGAGGCAAATCCTTGAAGGCATCCATGTAGGCTTCAACGTTCAGCGGGTTGGAGCCAACGGAATAACCCATCGCACCACCAAGGATAGGCGTGGTGGCCCGCGTAATGGAACCGGCCGCACTAGGACCACCGAATATAGGCCGGGAAGCAAAGGAGGAAATACGAGACAGCGGACCAAGCACCTTGGGAGAAGTAATACCTACCTTGGGAAGAATCTTGCTCAGCAACCCGGATAGTCCTCCTGAAGCATTAACACCAAATACGCCGATGTCAGCGACTGCCGCACCAGTGGGAATAACATTCGACAAAAGGTCAGACGTACCGAGGGCAGCTCCAGTGTCAGGTTGCTGTGAAGACAAGGCACGATAGGCCGCCTGACCCTCAGGGGAAGTAAATATACGAGGTAAGCGAGGGTCAGAAGCAACTCGAGCCACAGGCGAAGGACCAGTGGAAACAGCGTGTCCCGGAATACCAGCGAAGGTGGTGTCCTTGGCCACATCACGTTGCAGACGCAGCCAATCAGGCAAGGCATTACGACCAGCATCATTAAAGTGACCACCTACGCGTCCTGCGGTCATGTCTGCGATGACAGCGGCCTCGGTGCGGGCAGGACCAAGGGGAACAGGGTTACGAGCGACTGGAGGAGGCATTACGCTCGATTGTGCACTGGAAGGGAAGTATCTCTTGAGGCTATTCAGGACCGCACTGGTAGCCCGCCCATGATTGGCGAACTGGTCGTATGCACCGAGACCTGCAATGCCGGCACCCACACCGAGAGCGAGAGGCCCCCAGAAGTTCTTCTTTTTCTGCGGTGCCTGGGTCTGGGGAGGCATCACCGGTTGAGGAGCATAGGGCATAATAGTCGTAGTTGCAGGGTCTAGCTGCACTGTGACCATTTTAGTGGGGGCAGAGGCAGAATTCAATTCTTTAGTTTGTTGAGGAGCGACCTGTGCCCGAGCCAGGGCGCGCTTTGCCCTCTTCTGCTGGTTCATGTCCTCTCCCATGTAATCCTTGCAGCGAGCATCCATGTTGCCATAATAAACAATACGTGGGGTACCCTTGCCGTATTCGGTGAGGCGGCACAGGACAGTATCCAAGCCCAGGTTTATTTCATTGTAATCATAGTTGACTGCCTCCTGTTCGTAGAGGGACTTGATGTTGATAGGCTTCAGGGGGTATTTGAGCTGAGTAAGGAATACAGAGGAATCGGTGATGCGTGTGACCTTGATGGAGACGCCTGTGCGGGCTGCCTCCTCTGCAATGGCGGTGTGATAGGTACCGTCTTCATTGATAAGGTCGGAGCGGTCAGAGTTGACGACGACGTGCGTGTGAGGGAATACAGCCTTGCCCTGAAAGGAATTGATGGATATTTCACGTACGGCGACAGCCCCATGGATAAGGCCAGCGGAGCGCAGGGAGCGGATAAACGCGTCTGCCACCTTGTAGCGGTTCAGGAACTCTTCCTTGGTGGCAGTGTCGAGGAAGATATTCGTCTTGAAGGAGTAGGTGATCGAGTACCAGTGCTGTGCCTGTTCAAAGGCGTGTTGGTAGCGGACGTACATGCGTGCTGCAGCCTTCTTGCAGCAGGCCTCACAGACGAGGGTCTGATGGCAGCAGGAGGGCACGCCAGCGTATCCGGGGGCTCCACACATGATGTAGGCCTTGCGATTGGACCAGGAGCTCAGGACGATAGCCTCGGCATTCGTGTGATAATTTCCGTGCTTGTAGCGATCCGAAACCTTCCTGTGGGGGAAGGCACGAGTCATAAACGAGTGTAAATCAACCACTTCTCCTTCTTCCAAGGAGAGGGCGATCTCAACGATGTCACGATTAAAGCGATCCACAGTAGTGAGACAAGGTATCACAGGATGGGGGGTTGTCAAATGAGAGAGGGAGGGAGAAAGGAGGGGAAAGGGCTAACTAACGTAAACATAAAGGGATATGGCTGTTGAATGATTGGAAGAGGGTAAGGGAAAGGGTAGGGGAGAGGAGAGTGAAGGTAAAAGGAACACCCTTAGGCAGGCACAGGTACGAAGTAGGGGAACATGGCTGTAGTATATATTAACTAGGAGAGGGGGAGGGTCGGGCCCGTAGTGGTGAAAACCCGGGAAGGAGGGTATAACAACCTGATGACGCAATCACGCCCATCGAACTTTCTACGGAAAGGTCTGGATTATGTTTGATTCCACCATCCACCATCACACCCTGGCGATCGCCCATGGGAACGATGACACCTCCATCTTCGGCAGCGAACGCGCTGTCGACGGAGGCTCGGTCATGAGGCAGCTGATGAACATCAGCCCTCGACCCACCGGCATGGCACGCCGGTCCAATCACCACGTGGAGCATATCCCTGGTGAAGCCGACGATCTGGCCCCATGGCTGGATAAGCACTTGGCCTCCCTTGGGTGGGCCGAGACCTGTGCCCCCGGCAGCAGCCGGGTGTATATCCTGGTCGAAGCAGGCCGGGGAACGCACCACGCTCAGTTGGTGCAGGATGCCCTCGACCATGCGCGGTTCCTGCGGAAGGACTGCGTCACGGTCTATTACTATCAGCCGGGCCGCGGGTGGTCCCGGTAAAAACACAGGGGGCAACCCCTTTTTTTAGCCCCCCGGTACCCGGGGTAAATAAAGGGGGGGTTTGTGGTATAATAACCTGAGAGCACTAAGTCTCTCCGGCGATTAAGCCGTCACCCCATTATTAACTGTCAGTAGAAAGGAATACTACGGTATGTACCCCATCCAAGCACTCACCGCCACAATGCTGCTCACCGCCCCTGGCACCTCGACTACGGTCCTGGCCTTGGTCGGTCGAAACGTTACGCCCATTTGGTGCCTTTACATGTACTATCCGGACGGTCCGACAAACCGGCAGATCCTGCCTGTGTACTTCGGTACTGAGCTTGTCGTGACTCGCCTGTGCCCTCTTCTGGCTGACCGGGTGCTCCCGTGGCACGCCATTCAGCTGTCTTCATCCCGGCGGCCCGGTCGCCCTGTCGTGCCTCAACTTGGCTGCGCTGAAGTTCAGTCCAGCTCCTCGGAGCTCCTGATGGCCGAAGTCAACGCCAGGTTTCCGCTGTTGGCCCTGCACGTGTATCGGGTCTCAGCAAGGAAACTCAGCCAGATACTGGATGTCCCGCCTGTCGGACGGAAGACCGTTCGCATGACGTTCGCCGGCATGTTCCGGTCACCAATCCCTGCTCGGATCAGCAAAGGAATTCGTCCGATCGCTGTGAAACGCTAAACCGCAACAACTAAGCTCTATCCGATTATATGATCGACCCAATGTCCTTCAGTCTCGGCTTTGTTGGTGGAGTGGTGGTGTTATTCCTGATCGTCGTCGGGTTGACCTGGCAAGGCTCCAAACTTCTCGACGAAGGAGAAGAGCCTCGTGAGTTGGTGGTTACCCACCTTACTTCTACGGACGGCCCGTATTTCACCGCCGACTTGGATAATCTTCCCAGTACGGAGGCGCGCGGAAAGACCGCCATCGAGGCGGTCGGAACGCTGGTTCTCGCCAACCCGGAGGAGGTTGGTGTCACCGTGAAACACGTCAACCAGGTCAGAGGATGAAAACACTGATACTGGAGGAAATCCCTTTTCAACCATCGACAGAGCTTGATGTCCGCAGTCCTGCCCTCCGTGAGGTCATGACGCGGCTGCAGCTCTTGTCGGAACGCCGGGTTCATGTGGTTGAACCTGTCAGGGAACACTATGAAACTTCTAGTACTTCTCCTCGCTCTGGGATTCAGTGGGACGTGCTCCGCCGCTGATCCAAGGCTCATCGACGCACTGATTCAGGTCGAGTCCTCTGGACGTGACCACGTGGTCGGAGATGAGGGTTCGGCCATCGGGCCGTTACAGGTGCACTCGGCGGTCGTTGCAGACGTGAACAGGCTGTACGGCACCAAATACACGCATCGCGAGATGCGCAACCGGGCGAAGGCAATCGAGGTATGCAACAAGTACCTCTCCTTCTATGGAAGTGAAAAACAACTTGGACGTCCTCCGACACCGGAGGACTTGGCCAGGATCTGGAACGGTGGACCAGCCGGCTGGAAACGCAAGGCCACCGAAGGATACTGGCAAAAAGTCAGGAGGTACCTATGATGGGATTTCGACGTTGGGGCGAGCGGCCGCATCCGTTGGAGGCAATTGATCGACCAGCTGCAGATCTTCGTCGCTCTCCGAAAAAGCGGTGGCACGAAGACGAGCCTGCTCCTCCTCCTCCTGCGCCGTGTCTTTCTACCCTTCCGGGCTATCCGGAATATCGGCCAAGCGAAGGCGAAAGCCTTTCGATGCTTGGTTGATTACTTACCGTCGAAAGACGGGCACAAAGGCGCCCTCATCGGCGCCCTTTTTTAGCTAGCAACATATGCCAATCAAACTAACAGTAGGTAAGTGGTACTGGATCGAAGATCCTGGTAGCAACTTGCATCGAGGATATTCCGGTCCTGCCAAATGTCTCTCCAACAAAAAGCAAGGCGGGTATTGCGGCGGTCCGGTTTACGAGTTTACGTTCTTTGACAAGGACGCCGGAGAGAACGGCGAGGGAGGATACGTGATCGGGGGCTATGGCGACGAAGACATTGTGCGAGAGTGCGATGGCCCGAAGAGCGTCGGTACGGGGAACCTCGAGGAGTTACGAGAGCTTGTAAAAGCACTCTCCACCCGAGTTAAGAAACTTGGAAAGCAACTAGAGCGACTGCAGCAGTCAGACGCCCATGAATAAACAAAGACACCTGATTCTGATATGGGTCGAAGGTACCTTGATCGGAAGTCACATGAACAATACTACGAAGTGGAGACCATTTACCACGCATCTGACAATCAAAGAAATAGTCAAGGAGCACGAGGACCAGTTTGGTAATGGTGTCGTGGATGTCCTTGACGTCACGGACCCAGCCAACGTACATTCTGTATTTGCTGAGAATGGCTGAAACAATTCAAATCTACACGGACGGCTCGGCGCATTACAAAACTCAGTATGGTGCCTGGGCGTTCATTGCGGTGCACCCTGATGGTACGGAGGAGCCTCACAGCAAGGCTTATGAAGGCGTCACCAATAACAAGATGGAGTTGATGGCAGTGCTTGAAGCCATTGACTGGATTATTAAGCGTACGCCCTCCGAGCGTCAGGGACCAATCCCTGACTACCATATTATTAGCGATTCCGAATACGTCGTGAACGGTGTCAACACCTGGCGGTTTGCCTGGAAAGCAAAGGGGTGGAAGAACGTCAAAAACCTTCCTCTTTGGCTTGCAATGGATACTGTTCTTGGTATGATACGCGACCTCGGAATTGTGTTGCGTGTGACGTGGGTCAGAGGCCACGACGGCAACAAGTACAATGAGAAGTGCGACAAAATCGCACATGGCGAGTACAGAAAACTCGCTCAAGAAAAAGGTGCTAATGAAATTTAGAGCATCCACAGTAATTTATCGCGCGGTATGCGAAGGGCTTGTAGCCGGCATGCAGGAAGCGCGCGCTGCGGGCGATGCCGCCACCGGCGAGCAAGTGATCAAGCTAACGGCTGAGGCTGTCATGCAGAAACTCGGCGAGGTGTTGATCTTCGACGAGGAAGTCGAGAATCTAATAAACCTTCAGCATATCGCCGAAGGCATGGTTTCCAGAACGGAAGCTTCCCCCACTCCCCCAACGACTCAATGAACAACCTCCAAGAAATCGGTGCTTCACTAGTAACGACTGAACGTCAACGAGACTACGGACACCCTTACCACGATTTTACTCGAATTGCTGGTATGCTTTCGGCGCTGGGTTATGAGTTCCGGAAGTCAGACGGGACGTATCGCCCGCTCAATGCTCGTGACTTTCCAATCATCATGAATTGCGTGAAGTTGTCACGCCAGGTGGAGAACCATAAGTGGGACAACATCGTTGACATTCATGGATACATGACGTGTTTGGAGCAGGTGATACAATACGAGCTTGGCTTAAACGAGCCAACTTACAGCAGCCCACCAACTTATGGTAAATCTGGCGCACCGGAAGCATCAGGAGCACCGGCGGTGCCGGTGGATGAAGACAAGGAGACGCTAGACCACTCGGATGAAGGCGTGGTGCAAAACCTTGCGTTAAAGGGGCTTTGCTCCCTCGAAGCCTGGCGTGCGTTCCGCAAGAGCGCAAAAGACCCCAATACTGCGCTGTTTGACTTCGTTAAAGCGAACCACATCCCGTTAGCAGCTGTCTGGGTCGCCGCTTCTTGACCAGAATGAAGATCTCCGAGTACCGTCGGCTCTACACGCAAAATATACGATTTCGCCTTCGGCGTGTATGGATGGAAGTCGTTGAGTTGCTCGAGGAGTTACTCCATGGGCGTTGGAGCGGGGTGAAAGAAGAGGCTGGCGACGTTGTACACATGTTCCAGCTCTACCTGTGTGACCGTGGATTCGACGGCCCTTTATGGATGTGGTGCGCCAAGAAGTTCATCGCCCGCCAACCGGTCTGGCAGGCGCTTTACACCTACGTCGGATTGACCAAGCGCGCGTGTCATGGTGGAAACTACAACCGCAAACACAAGGTTGTCGAGCATCTCGTCCGACAAGGTGTCACGGCTGAGAAGGCACTCGAGGCATATCGAGTGGTCATTGAAGGACGTTGAGTCCTATTACACAAAAGGCCCGGGAAACCCCCGGGCCTTTTTTTAGCTTTCGACTGCTGTGTCTTTCTTTACGAGATCTTTGTATTTTGAGAACGGAAACGGCATTATCACTCCAGTTTCCTCTTGTCTGTCGTAGAGGAAGCAGAACGGTACTTCCCTGGTATAGTCGTCTGCGTCATACAGTTCAAATACCACCATCTTACGTGTCAGCTTTGTCTCGTCGTCTGGCTCCGCCAATTTGACCAGAATGTGGCGTCCCGAGAAGACGTACCCGAGCTCGACGATTATCTTCTTGAGCGTAGGCTTGTTATTTAAGTAGGTATTGACGTCTTCCAGTAATTGTTTTGCTGCGATACTCATGGGTGCAATGTAACACAGGAACGTAGTGGCGCAAGTAATAGTTGGAAGCAGTTTCAGCTTAAGGCTTTATGCGCCTAAAATGCCTTTTCCACAACTCTTGTGTCATCCGTTGGGCAATCTTTTCAACCTCTTCTTCTGATGCATTTGGGAAGAAAGCATGAAGCATCTCATGCAGCAGCGTATCCATGTAGCACTTCGAGTCTTGCCTTGGGTCGATCTCTATGAGCCCCATTCCACTAAAACATTGACCATATGCTTTTTCTCTTCCAAGTTTCCTTTCGACGATACGTAGTTTTGGGATGCGTCGGCGAGGCATAGGCGAAGTGGGTTAAGGCGTCAGTAGTTGCTGTACTTGATTGTTGAGCTGGGACTTCTGCAGGGCGAGGTTACGGATGTACTCGTCAGCGCCCCTAGTTGTTGAGTTACCAAACAGTCGGTCGAACCAACCTCCTTGTGGCTGCGCCAGGTAGCGTTGCACGAGCACATGTTGTTGGGCAGGCGACAAGCCGGCGTGTGACCCATATCGGATACCGCGTCCAATGATCTGCTTTTCTTTTTCTTCGTTGAAGTGAGGTTCCAACAGCTGGATCAGTCGGGTGCCTTTGAGGTCAAGGCCCTCGGCGCCGGCTGAACTAATCAGCAAGGCACGCAGCTTATTTGCGTTGTATTGTCTTACCATTTCGTCACGTGCGCGCCGGTCCATGTCACCACTGAACTCGCCGTAAGGAATGCCTGCTCGCGCTAGTCGGTCTTTGTAAGGTGATAGACCGCTTCGCAGGTAGTTCGAGTAAACGACTGCCTTATAGCTTGGATCCGCCTTAGCCTTATTCTGGAAAAACTTGAACGCTGCTTCAATCTTCGCAGCTTCTTCTTTGGATCGGGTGAACTCGCGGTTGGTGTTGGAAACCTGACGCGCTCCAGTAAGGAATGCGCGCATAGCCTCGAACTCACCTTTACCTGGAGGTAGCCCGGCTTTCACTTTCCAACGCACCCAGCGAGGAGCCTTGCCCATGATGGCGTTGTAGATGTCGGTCTGAGCTCCGCCCATGGGCACCTTTATCGTTTCCTCAGATGAACGAGGGAAGCCTTGAGTCGAGTTGGGGTGATAGTCGACGTACTGCCTTAGTATCCGCCCAAGCTCGCCCCGATTTTTGAGTACCTGTTTTGTGCCTGGGCGTACACCCATGAGGCGCTGTAACAGAGGCGGATTAACTTTCTCGGTGGCGACGTATCGTTCGTTGAACGACGCACGGTCTGTCGGTAAAAGGGTGCGACCGGCCGCCAAGTTGACGGTTGCGGCAATATCTTGAGGGTGGTTGTAGATTGGCGTACCAGTCAATAGAAGCTTTTTTTTAGCCTTGATGTTGGCCAATGCCGCCCGTAGAGCCGAGCTTTGTTCCCTGGCCTTGTGCTGTTCATCGACAATCATCAACTCTGGAGCAGGCCCTAAAAGGCCACCTTGACGAGCCACACGCTGTTGGCTCATGATGTTGACGTTGGGAGGAACCTGCCCCACCCATTTTGTCAGCTCTTTACGGTAGTTTTCCTGCAATGCTGCAGGTACGATCACAGCGGTTCGTGGGCGCCCCAAGGCGTCCCAGGAAGCGATAGACGAAAGCGTTTTGCCCGAACCAAGCCCATGTTGAGCCAGCAGCCCGGTGGTCCCAGGTTGCTTAAGACGATTGACTACCCGTTGTTGGTGCGGCTTGAGGGAAACGCCAGGAAGCGCGGCTAATTTGTCGAAAGCAGAACCACTTTTGATCGTGCCTTTGTTTTTGTGTACTCCCTTGGCTCGGTCGTCGTAGATCACTTCAATGTCAGGAGTTTTTTGATTTGTGATCTTCACCTTGCTTAGGTTATGGCGATCCAGCCAGGCACGCACAGGAGGTACATTCCTCGGGTCCGAGGCGCGAGCCGTAAATAGTACCACATCCTTGCCTCGTTCAAGGTAACGTTTCACCTTGTCCATCATCTTTTGTACGGGAGGACCTATGCGCGTTGGATCAAATTTCTTGGCAGATATATGCTTCGCCAAGGTGCCGTCGAGGTCGACTGCAACTGTTGCGGCCTTGAACGGCAGAGTGTTTTGTCTTGAGCTTGGCGTGGAACGCATTAGAGTCCCCATAGATAGCTTCATGGTAGACAGGTACAGATGAAATTGCAATTCGAAACCCGGTAGTGTAGCATTACTCAAATGAGCGAAATTACGGTCCTCGATAAAGGACGCTTGAAGAAAACTCCTGCCGATGAAGGGCACGACTATGAGTTTGCGTCCACCAAAGACTTCTTCTCTTACCCGGCTAACCTGGTTACTGGCCTTGGTGGTGTGTCGGGCGGTCGTATCTTGATCGGTTCTAAAGCCACACTGCAAGCCATCTCCCTCGTGCATCGCCAACCACCGTTGGTTCAGAGTGTGGCTCGCATGGCTGACGACTCCTTTGTTAAGCAGCTCGGGCAGAACTACTTGAGCCAGAAGAGCGACGTCGATGGTACCGTTACAGAGGTGACGGATCACGAAATCAAGATCAAGACGTCAGATGGTGTAAAAACCTTTGACCTCTACCACAACCATAACCTTGGGCAAAAGACCTCTATCCATTACACACCGAAAGTCAAAGTAGGGGATAAGGTGAAAAAAGGGGAGCTGTTGGCGGTGTCAAACTATACAGACGAGAACGGTGTGATGGCGATGGGCACAAATCTCCGTACCGCTGTGATGCCGTATCGTTCATCCAACTTCGAGGACGCCTTTGTGGTTACGGAGTCTGGTGCAAAGAAGCTCGAAGCCGAGCAGATTTTCCGTATGCGCATGGAAGCGCGAATGGGTGTTGAGATCGGTAAGAATAAGTATGTCGCCATTTTTGCCAACCGATTTCTGAACAACCAGCTTGCGACAATTGAGCCGAACGGTGTCGTAAAGAAAGGCACCGTGGTGAGTTATGGTGATCCGGTTATTCT